TCCAAAGGGCAAAGTCAATCTGATTACGCTTCTCACCAACACCTGCCAACTCACGAGAATTATTTATCATGTCGGTAATGTTACGACCAGAAAGAACTCCATAGTGGTGTTCCTTATCGTATTTCTCTACATCAAAGTAGACACTTCCATTGCTTTCATAGGCATAGCCATTGGCAAGGATCTGCTTTACTAGCTCTTCCTGCTCAATGATATGACCTGTAGCATGAGGTTCGATGCTTGGTGGAAGAACGTTTAGTGAACGCATAGCATCATGATAGCGATTAGTATAGTGCTGTGCAATCTCCATTGGCTCCAACTGCTCAAGACGTGCCTTCCTTTCAATCTTGTCTTCACCTTCGTCAGCATCATGCTCTAAATGACCAACATCTGTGATATTACGAACATAACGAACCTTGTACCCTATATGTGTCAGGTAACGAAACATAACATCAAAGGTGATAGCAGGCCGTGCATGTCCGAGATGTGGATCACCATAAACAGTTGGCCCACAAACATACATTCCTACGTTAGGAGCTGCAATCGGTTGGAAGAGTTCCTTCTTACGATGCAGTGTATTATAAATTACTAAATTTTGCATAATTTTCTCTTTATTTAATTTTACATTCATACATTTATTAAGGAATTAAGAGGGAAAAATAAAAAGCCAACCTATTCTCCCGAACAAGTTGACCCTCGTAAATACAAATCTGAGTAAAATAACTTAATATCCACTACTAAGGAATTAAGGGCAAAATAAAAAGTAACCCATCCTCACGGACAAGTTACTTCGTCTTATACAAACTCAATACATACAAACGATATATGTGATCCCATCAGGATTCGAACCTGAATCAAAGGTTTAGGAAACCTACGTTCTATCCATTGAACTATGGGACCTTTATTATCATCACACTAGTAAGGATTCCACGGGTTCTTAGGCGCACTTTTTCTAAAACATACAATACTGTAAATATCTCTGTCATAAACCCTTATAGGTAAGAGAGAAAAGTATTGTACCATGAAAAGGATTATTACGGCATTAATTCTGTTTATGTGTGTTATAACAGGGAGTGCGCAATTATTCGTCAGTCATAGTATTGATAGGTCAGAGTGTAATACAGTTAAGACAAAGGTTACTAGTGGATATGGAGTTGGATACTTCATAGAAATCATGATGACGCTAGATAAGAAGGCCCCTACATATTATCTAGTTATTAATCCAGATAATTCAAAAGACTGGGATTGTCAAGGAAAAGACCCGATTAATTGTATTTGCTTTGAGTATGTAGTAGATGGTAAGCTTGGTAGACTAGGTAAAAAAGAACTAAGTCAATCAAAAGTTTACAGAGATAGATACTTTTCGCGCGACACTAAAATCTGTGTTAAACTCGATTTTGAGTTAATATCAAAAATCTACGAGATTGACCCAGATAGATTTACTAGTCTCACTTTCGGATGTTGTAGGGGAGATAAGTACGGTAGAATTACTAAGATAGTAGGGTTACAATTAAAACCTTACCAATCAAGGTGTCTGTACAGTTCGATTCGAGAGATATACGAAGAGACTAAGAAATTAATGGCGTGCGGTAGAATAAAGTAGTGCTAAGAATAGAGGTAGTCACAGTGTGGCTCCTCTTTTTTTTACCTCCCCCTAGAAAAAATAAAAGTACCTAGTATTCACACTAAGTACAGTCTTGGCTATCTCACTGAAGGATTCGAACCTTCGACCTTTCCAGATCCATCTCTGGGCGCTCTGTCCAACTGAGCTAAGTGGGAATAACCATAAAATTTCCAAGGTGGAGTTCGAGTCCACTTCTCTAATTATAATAGCGCTTCTACTCATAAGCTACTTGAAAATTTTATTATTCTATCACATTAATAAGGGATTTAGGGCGTCTCAGAAGGATAAAAAGAAAAGGCAAGAACAAACTTAATTGCTCTTACCTATCCTCACTTTCATTGTAGGTCCACCAGGAATCGAACCTGAACCGACGGCTTAGAAGGCCATTGTTCTATCCATTAAACTATAGACCCAATTATTATTCTACATATATAAGAAATCTAAGGCTTCCCAGATGCACTTTTTTATTCAAGCGGACTCTGTATTACTGTAGAATCCTTATTAATAGAATGATAGAAATAATAAAAACAATAGATGGAATTTACCTACCGGTTATAGGTAAGTATATGGAATTAAGTTTGTACGAAGGTATGTTACATGCGACACCCCTGTATATTGGGTTGGATCCTAATTTTGGTGTTAGTATAAGAACTTCATCGTTGGTTGTATGTAAAAACTTAGATCCTGAAATAAGAGAAAATATCTATAAGCAGTATCACAAGTTCATAGATAAGGATGGAAAGTTTAAGTCAAAGTACGTTAGGAAATTTAGGAGGATGTTGATTAGATTGAACTATAATAATTACTACAGAGTTATGGGTTCTAAAAATCTATACACACTTGGAAAATGGCCTAAGGTTAATGCAGTGAAAAAGACATTGCTTAATAAAAGACAGGACTTGAAGAGGTTCATACTAAAAATAGGAGAAACTAGGAATGATTAATGTAGCAAGAACAGTACTAGGATGGCTTCCAGTAGTGGGAGTGTTTAAAGGAGTTGGATATACAGGCCATAACATTGAACTTACAGAAATGATAGTAGTAATTTCTGGTCCAGGCTCTTACTTAGTCTACAGCACGAAGGATTGTAAAATATACAACCTGAGTAGTTTTCACGAAAATCTAGTTGGGCCAATTATAAAAGAGTTTAGATTCTTACTAAGATCTGACGGTACACTAAAAAGTAGGTACATTAAGAAGATAAGAAGAAATGTGTTGAGAATCGTAAGAAACTTTCACTCTCAAATTATAAATTCGAGTGATTATTTAAATAGAAGACATGACCTATATAAGATGAAATGGATAGAGTTCAAAAGACAGGACGATATTATTAAGAACCTGATAGCTAATCCACAAAAAGCAATAGTAAACATTGGGAAATAAGGTTATGGAAAATCTAGCAGGTAAATTTATAGTAGAAAAGAGTGGACCGGATAGAAAGATTAGGGGTCTTATTTTTGCATCCCTAGTTCATCTTGATTTTGATGGGACTGATATAAAATTAGAACCTTTAGAGTTTTTCGTTAGACAGGATGGAAATACATTTTGTACTTTCTATCTAGAGGATAAAATATTCTTAGAAGAGGACCAACTAACTAGGGAGGAAAAGGGTGAATTCTTTAAGAACAGAGAACTAATAACCTATACAGTTGAAAATAGTAGAGAAGAGACCTTAAGATGGATAGAAAGTAATATGATCAGTCTAAATATACAGTTACTAAAAAGGTATCCCAAGTATCCAGGTTATGAAAAAGCAGTCAGGGAATATAAGAAGTACTTAGATTTTCCAGAAAAACTAGTACTTGGTTACTATACGCCAAGAAACCAAGTGCGAGGTATTCAACAAAGAATAAATACAATGTTGACTAGGGCTGCACGTATAATTCATGGCGTAATCAATAGAAAAGATCATGATAACAGAGAGGGATAAAGATTTCCTAGGTGAAAAAGTGAAACTGGATGATGAGCTGGGTATTATAGTAGGTCTGGTAGAAATCCCTGACTACTCACCCTATATTTATGGTAAAGATAGGGTATCAATGAACTGTGAGATTGATAAAAGCGTCATGTTCATTGTATCATTAGAGAGCGGTAAAAATATTATAGTCGCCCCTTGTAGATTAATAACTGCTGCCACACATAATAAGGATTGGGTAAGTAAGATAGACAAGGATAAGGTACTGGATGATCTAAGAAAGTGTCAAAAACGTGAAATCAAGAAAATCAAAAGCGTCGGGACAAGGATAAGAGGAAAATTTCTTAAGTATCCGAAGTATGATAGGTTTATAAAAAACTTAGAGAACTTAAAGCTGGAGGAAGTATTATGGGAGAAACTTTAGACTTTACAGGAAAAATACTGATAGACGCGAATCAAGATGTGAACCTAATAATTAATGCATTCAAAGGCGTTTCTTGGCATGGTGATGATGAATTTATATTTATTACTTGCTATAGACCGTCAACTAAGTTATACATAATGTTCTTAGATCCGGAAAAACATAGAATTGAATTGGCCAGAGACTACCTATCAGATAAAGAACATCAGAGCGTTGCCGAATTCTTATGTAGAGAAAAGAGTGCCCTAATAAAAAGTGCGAGAGAAAGAGCAGTGTCTGAAATTGTACATAGGTGGGGAGCCTATTTTAAGAATACAATGTGCAGAAAAGGCTTAAAATATCCAACACTAGAATGGGCTAGAAATGGATTAAGGGAATTAGAAACGAATCCAGAAAAATATATAATATGGGAATTAGAATAGTAGATAAGAGAGAGTAGTAGGTGTGCTCTCTTTTTATTTTCCTATCAATACCTTATTAGTAAGATGAAAGATATAGTGATAGAAGAATTATTAACAGTAAATGAATCAGAAGAAAATCTAATTGGAAGAGCATATAAACCTTTGATAGGAGATTATACATTTATCCCCATTATTGCAAGAGCAGTACTACCATATTATATTCAAAAAAGCAGTGGCAGGCTAATAGCTAGTATAAATAACATATTTTATTCTGTTATAATTAATGGGAGAAATATTCTTATAGTCGAGGTATATGCTAGTGGAAATATAACTACACCTCACCTTTTATTTGATAAGGATAGAATGCAGTTTGAAGAAGTTACTAGCCTTATTATGAAAAAGAAAGATGAGATAACAAGGAAATTAATAAACACTATAAAGATAAAATTGGATAAAATGTATGCTAGGACGATGTACTTCTTGACACCGAGACTAAAATATCCTGAATTCCATAGTATAGAAGGTTATATAAAGAATATGATGGATAATCCAGAAGCACTTATAGAGGAGGTAATATGGAGAAAGAAATAAGTATACTAAGATTTAGTGATGATAAACTAGATAATGAATACTATGACAATGGATATCTTTTTCCAATATTTACCTCAATAGTTCCTGATATCCAAGTAAACTATAATATAACATACTTTACAGCCTTTGATACTCTGAACAATGAACTGAAAGTCTGGGAAGCGAATAAAGATGTCTATAAGTGTAGAGTTAATATTTATACTTTGCATGGGTTTGATGTATCTGTAATGACTGATAAGTTAATACTAGGTCATATAATAGCTGACGCAAGAGAGTATACACTTAATTTCGTTAGCCAAAGATTAGATGACTGTAGGGACTATATAGTTAAGCATCCGACGGAGTTTGGAACTAAATACCCAACTATCGAATATTTACTTAAGAAATTGGATAGAATTAAGAAAGATCCTGTTATTAGTATAGATGAATGTTATGTATGAGAGTATTTTTGGAAAGTTTGTAAAGATAGGTGATAAGTATTATCCGATTATGGCAATGTATAATCACGTCATGTTAGATAATCGTAGACTACTTAAGATTACTAGGTTAATATTTTGTGATGAGTACTGGACATTTCATAGTAGAGACCTTGTAAGTGAGTTCTATAAAATAATAGAGATACCAATAGATACTGCTAGGTCACTCTATAAATCTTACCTGGAGAAAACTAACGGTAAGCTTGTGATTAAAGAAAAACTTATCAATAAATGTCATGATTACTTAATAGATAAGATAGAATCAGATACTTTTATGTTACTTGGAAACTGTAGGGCTCATAAGGGACGCTTTGGTAAGTATCCAGAGTATGATCGAGTATTAAAATTAGTCACGGAGGATTACAATAATATGAGCTTTAGACTAATTAACATGATAAGTAGGAAAGATGAATTCTAGTATGAACCTGAAAGATATAATAGGAAAGTTTGAAGTGTCCAGAGGAGATACACCGTGGAGCCCTTTAATGATATACCACTTTGTTGGATACTATAAAAAGCTTGAACTAGATGAAGATAGAGTAGAAGTTTACCCTAATGAAAGCAAAGGTATACTAGTAGCAGTAGTGTATAGTTCAATCTGTGAAGACTCTACTATGTTCATGACTACAGATAGACAGCACTTAGATGAGGTACAGTATGACTACAATAGCCTTACTGATTCAGAACTAGAATTAATAAATAAGTCAATCAGTAACATACAGAGGTCTACTATAAAAAACATGTTAGTAGAGGGATTGAACAAGGAATTTTTAGAAATGGATTGGAAAGTTTGTAATAGATATAAGAAAATACCCTCTAGAGAAAAGATAAAAGCCCAACTAGAAAATCTTATGTCTAGAAAAGAAGAGTTGTACCACATGATAGATGGATTTTATGAGCCCTAGTTTTATAAGAAATAGCAAAGGAGTAATTGGTGTAGTATTGGTAAAGTATAAAAGCATAAAACTACCTGCAGTGTTTAATAATAATAACGCTGAAGTAGTAAGTGAAGTCAGATTAGTAGTAAAAATAGGTAATCAATTGCAAATATTCTACGAAAGTACTGCTGACATACTTAAACTTTCGGACCTTACTGAAACAGAGCGACTAAGCGTTAAGGAAAACTACGATCTAGATGAGAAATTTTATCCAGCAAGGTCTGAAATAGATAAAGGTATGAAGTGCGCGTTAGACCAAATAAATCACTGTATGTCTAAATGTATTGCTGGTTTGGTGAGATTTGATAGTGATCTTAAATGGCCAGAAAAGGAAGGTCGTGAGAGGATTAATAAGTTTATTAGGAAGACCGAAGTAGGTAAACTAGTATTAGAAGTCAATGGAGAAATTACTAGTAGAAAATAGATACGCGCTAGGAAAATTTAGGGACAATAGCAAGACTACCGAGACAGGTGAAGATGGTTATTGGGAGTTTTTTCATCTAGTTGGTTATGCTGTGTTCCCTTCGATGAATTGGGGTCAAGGTAAAATAACTATAGATAAAAATGATGTATGTGCATGTGTAGTAGTTTACAATGACTTAATGCAATCTCAAAAGGTTATATTAAGTTTCTATGAGCTTAAACAACTAAACGATTATGTAGATTTTAGTAGCCTATCTGAACCTGATAAGTTGAAAATTAGTAAAGATAAACTTAGATTTAGCAGGTCGGAAATTGAACGTTTCTTAAGAGATAGGTTAGAATCACATATATATTCGTGCAGGACAGCAAATACTAATATATTTTGTAAGAAGTGGCCTCAAAGAGATAAGTTTCTTAAGACGCTGAAATACTTAGAGAATAATATAGATCAACTTTATATATTAAGAACTGATTTTTATGAGAAACCCTAATTTTGATTATGTAGATATAGAAGGACTAGGTAAGTTTAAAGTAGGAGAAAGTAGAGAAATACTAAATCTGATTGGATACTTAGTACTACCAGAACTTCTAGATGATCGTAGAGTTGTAGTTGATACTAGATACCCTATAGCATTCTTCGTAATGTATACTAGCGATAAAAGACCTTGTCTAGGGTTCAGGGGTAATAGAGAAGACCTACTGAGTAAATATTATTCTGACTATAACGAACTAGACAGGGAAGATAAGACTATTATTGAATCTAACAGAAACTATGTAAGTAAAAAAGATATAGAGGATTGTCTGCAAAAAACACTCATCGAATCAATTAACGAATGCAGAACAAAGATCAATAAGGCTTATAAAAAATGGCCACAAAGAGAAGAGTGTTTGAGGGAATTAAGAGATATAGAAGATAATATGGATCAACTTTATACATTAAGAACTGATTTTTATGGAGACTAAATTCAGTAAAGAAGATATAGACAGACTAGGTAAGTTTAAAGTAGACAATTATCGTGAGGAAATAATAAACTTGATAGGATACTTAGTACTGCCTGCGATTCGGAATGATCGTGAACTTGTAGTAAATTATGAAGACCTGATAGGAATCTTTGTAATATATAGTAATAGAGAAAAACCTCGTCTAGGATTCAGAGATGACACTGAAGATCTAGTGAGTAGGTATTATTTTAACTATAACATGCTAAGTATGGCAGAGAAGGCTATTATTGAATCTGATAGAAACTATGTCAGTAAAAAAGATATAGATGATTTTCTGCTAAAAGCACTTATTGATTCAATTGGCTACTCTAAAAGAAGAATCAATCAGATCTGTAAAAAATGGCCACAAAAGGAAGAGTGTTTGAAGGTGTTGGGAAATATAGAAGATAATATAGACCAACTTTACATACTAAAAACAGACTTCTATGAGAAACCCTAAGTTCGTAAGAGCAAGAGGACTGGGTGGAGTAGTAGTATGTCCAGTTATTCTAAAGCTCAGAACTATAGTAGAAACAGGTGGAAAGTGCATCGAATCACCTGGACTAACAGTATTAATGAGTGGCGGTAAGTTTTCATGCCTAGGTGACTTAGAGCTGCTTAACCTAGAAGACCTAACTAAAGAAGAGGTAGAAGAAATAAAAAGATACTATAAGTTAAAAGGTTACTATAGAACAAGCAGGGTGGTAAAAGATGCAACAACTGAAACTATTAAGTACCTAAAGAAGCGGGAATTTTTCATCAACTGCCGAATAAGTAAACACAGTTTTGGTACTAAGTGGCCAGAGGTTGAGAATGGTAGAAAATTATTAGACCTTATGAAGAATAATCCTGAAAAATTAATTACTGAATATTTTAATGTCAGATGAGTCCAAAATTTGTAATGCTGAAAGGAACTGTATGCCCTGTTTTGGCTAGGTATAGAAAATTTATGTGGGCAAGTCGTGATATTGTAGAAGTAGCGTCAATAATTGTCCAAGTAGGTAACGATATACAAACTTATAGTCGTGAACTACCACTACTATTAGAGCCGAAAGATGTATTTCAATTAACCCTAAAAAACCTAAAGAAAAAATATGAACTAGATGATGAATTCTACCCAACAAAAGAAATGGTAGAACTAGCACTTAGAGATGGGTTAGAAGATATTAAATACTATAAAAATGTCATAAGTGCATATCAACTAACAATGTGCAGGACTAATATAAAGTGGAAAAAGTATGAAGAAATAAGAAAATTCATAGATAGTTCTCCTAGGGATTATATTGAACTTGTAAAGAAATGAAAACAGTAGAACCAAGCTTTGCAGTGCTACTCTACAACTTATATCCAATATTAACGAGATATAAAACATTTGTCATAGAAAACAATGAGTTAAAAGAAGTAGAAAAAATTATGATACAGTTTAAGGACAGAATCATAGACTGTAGATCGGATCAAGTGACAATACTTAACTTTGACCAAATAAGAAAAGGTAAATATAAAAATAAACTTGAGTATTTTAAATATGTACTACTACTAGATGATGAGTTCTACCCAGACAGTGATATAGTAAGGATAGGTCTTAATAAATCTATAAGTGATATCAAAACTATCCAAGATAAAATCTCTGTAGATATAGATAATGCCAATATTGGAGGTTTAAAGTGGCCTGCCTATAAAGAGGTTGAGAATTATATAAAAAGTTCACCTAATAATTATATTGAGTTAACTAAGAAATGAAAACAATAGAACCGATATTTATGTTATCATGTGGGGATTTGTTTCCAGTACTTACAAAATATAGTGTAGTTAGATTATTTAAAGGGAAACTAAGGGTAATTGAAAAAGTATTAGTGCAGTTTGATAGAAGGATTATTGATAGAAAACTTAGTGATCTTACTATATATGACCTGAACAAGATCAAAAACTCTAATCTTAACAACGAAATGGATCGAGTTAAGTTCGTTCGAGGATTAGATGACGACTACTACCCTAACTATGATCTAGTGGGACAAGCGGTTAGGGACACCATTGATAATATAGAAGCCGAACAAAAACTATTATTTGTGGACTGGGGAAGTACAAAAAATCTTCTCAAATGGCCAGACAATGATAAGATAATGAACTACTTATTTAGCTCTCCTGAAGATCTAATTGAGGTAGTAGAGAAAGATATACTAGAATAAACCCTAGTATGTTTTTCTTTTTTGTCCCCGCCTACATTCCTTATAATTGAGTGTATTGCAATTAAACAGCACTCAATTCTTAATAGTATGAGAACAACTATAAAAAATATAATTATAAATCATGGCAAAGAAGATTAAAGAAGATGTTATTGAATTCCTAAAACCGAGAGATGCAGTCCGAAGAAGATGGGGTATGTATATTGGCGATAACTCAAATGCTAATGTACTACTTCGTGAGATTATTGATAATTCGGGAGATGAAATTTCTGCAGGATATGGAGATTCAATCTTGGTAAGTGGAGACTTTAATGGTTTCTGTTTTGTTGCTGATAATGGTAGAGGAATACCAATCGCAATGTCACCAGATAAACCAGGGTCAACACAAGCATATCTTAGTATCTCTGAATTACATAGTGGATCTAAATTCAGTAACACAGAGGTTTCGAGAGTAGGTATGAACGGTGTAGGTAGTAGTGCAACAAATTTCCTTAGTGAAGAATATTGGCTCTTATCTAGAATCGGAGAACATAACTACAATAAATCAATACCAGACGTAGAAAAAGCTTGGAATAATGCAGGACCACGAAGTAAGGGAGACTTGTATTATTTCGTTAAGTGCGTTAAAGGCGAAAAGGTACTAGAATCAGCAGGTAGACTTGGTGATATCGAGAAGTTAATGTTCAAAGGTATTAAAGACTATCAAACTGTACCTAGAGATCTTAGTACTATTGTGTTCTTTAAACCTGACCCTGAAATCTTTGAATCAAATAAGGCGGAAGTACCAATTACAAACTTACAGTACTTCTTGATGATCCAGGAAAAATTCTATAACAGAAAGGTTAGCGTATTTGTAGATGGTAAGAAGATAAATAATACATTCAAACCATTTAAGTATGAACTAGTCAGAAACATTACTCCTAAGGATGATAGTTTTAATAAGCAGGTTGGTATCTATGTGACATTTGAAGTAGACCCTAAACTTGGTAATAAAGTAGAAATGGGATCTGTTAATGGCCTAGATGTAAATCAAGGACAACACATAACAATAGCCGAATCATGCTTTAAAACTGCCCTGAAAGATATGTATAAGATAAAACATGAGTACCTCCTAAATGGTCTTCGTGTATGTGTTATTTTATTGGCAGGTGAGGTAATGTTCGATAGTCAGACAAAAACTAGACTGAAGAGTATTACAAAGGTCAAGGTAACTGATTTTGGAGATGTCGTAAAAGATATGGAAAAAATCATGAAGAAAAACTCTGACTACTGGGATCTTCATGTTAGTAAGCTGAATAAACTGGCTGAATCAATGAAAGATATTGGTGCTGCTGAGTTGGCCGAGAAAATGATGGATGGTGCTAGTGGAGTTGGACTGTATAGAAGTAAAAATGACCTAGTACCTGGATTCGCTGAGGCAACTGGAAAAGATAGAATGGCATGTGAACTTTTCATAACAGAAGGCCTATCCGCTTCAGGATCCTTAGTAACAGCGCGGCCAGATACGACAAAGATAGCAGTTCTTCCATTGAGGGGTAAAATTCTCAATGTTACCAATGCATCAGCTAAGAGAGCGATGGAGAGCCAAACAATTTATAGTATTTTTAAAGTTATTGGATTAGGTCTTGATGTGAATAATGTAACAAAAGACTGTAATACAATAGAAGAAGCAATAGAAATCATAAAACAAAAAAGTAGGTACGGCAAGATAGTAATTGCAGTTGACGCAGATGGGCTAAATAGCTAAGTCTGAGTAACTTAGAAATATGTTACAAAGAATCGTATTGTTGCGGGAAACTCTTGTTAGGTCTTAGGTACCAAAGTGTAACAATCCTAAGAATAGAGACAATCCGCTGTTATAGTAAAATATAACGACAACGACTATTCCTTAATCGGAAGTAGAGCAGTAAAAGTCTATAAATGACTGTTCGAAAGATACGACACCTGACCAAGTAATGTTGAAGGTGAAAATATAGTCTAATCTCATAGGAGACTATGAGGGATTGAACAAATCCGCACTAGAAGTAGACGATCTAGTGTAAATATAAATGGCAGATGGCGACTTAATAGCTACTGAGTTATTATATCTCTTTAGCAAGTTCGCCCGTTTTATGATAGATCTTGGACTTGTATATAGAGCAATATCACCTCTATGGAAAGGTAAGAGCAAAACAACTGGAAAAGTACAATACTATTACCCAGATGATGAGTATGATGTAGAGACAGGATTTCCAGTTGATATGGATGAAAAATGCCATTATTCTCGTTTTAAGGGATTGACAAACTAGTCCCGGTAGTTAGAAATAATTACCAAACAAATTGCACTGTTGCGGGGAACTCTCGTTAGGTTTTAAGTACTAAGTAGCGTTAGTAATAATCTTAAAAATAGAGACAATCCGCATATTATATTAGTAAAAAAGTAAATTAACTAAAATAAATGATAAGATTAGATCTAATGGATCAGTATAATAGTAATGACCTAATTCATAAGACTTTTTACAACCATAGAGATGGCGTAGATCCGCTAAACTATCGAGTTGGAAAGTCAAAAGATGGGAAACCTATTATACTAAATCCAGACAATAGAAAAATAATGGACTATTATTTTGATGACCTAGACGAATCTTGGATCGATTTAAGTACGATTAATCCAGAGTTTACTGGATATAAGATAAGCAGGATAGGACAAGTAGTAGGGCCAAGGAAAGAGTTAAAAATATCACACGATGTAAGTGGTTACCCAGAAGTAAAGATTAGAGGGAGATATTATAGATTACATAGACTATTATCTTTAACGTTTATACCTAATTTAGATCATAATACTTACAATGTAGTTGATCATATAGATAGGAACAAAGAAAACTACTCCTTATCTAATCTAAGGTGGTGTAGTATAAAGGAGAACTCAAATAATAGAACTCTGAAAAAATTTACAGGAAACCTTAAATATAATCAATACAAAGACAAGGAAAGAAAAGTTCTAGTAAATACTTTCAGTGATACAGAATTCTATAACAAATATCCAGATAGAAAATACAAAGGTCGAGTCTCTAAATCTATATCTAGAAATACAAGATTTGATGGATATTATTGGGAGATAGTTGATCTTGACCTGGAGTCCTACCTTAATAGATTTAATATAGTCACTGTAGATGAAAGTCTCTGGAGGCTCCACTACTCTAAAAAGTATTACGTACATCCAACAGGGCTTGTACGATATACTAGAGGGAAAAAGGCTATAACTGTTGGGGCACTAACAACTGACCCTAAGTATAGAGTGGAACGAAGAATACATGGGGGCAATAGAGTACATATAGCTGTTGCTGAAGTTTTCTTAAATAATAACAGCCCTATAGATAAAGGAAAGGTTATAGATCATATAAATACAGACCCTTCCGACAATAGAGTTACTAATCTTAGAATTTGTACACAGAAAATAAACATGAAAAATCCAGAAACGGTTAAAAAGCTTTCTAGAAAAGTAATGGACAGAGATGGAAGAATTTTCAACTCTATAACAGAGTGTGCAAATTTCTATAAAGTAACAACAGCTTGTATTTGGAGTAGGTTAAATGGTATACGACCTAGCCATGGCTTCAAATACATATGATAAATACGCTACACAAATAAATTTATACTAATATAATGTCAACGACTATTCCTGATGAGTATAAGGAAGTAGGACAGCAACGTCTATAATGGCTGTTCGAAATGTGCAACATCTTAACAGGTAATGCTGAAGATGAAGATATAGTCTGAACACTTCTTGAGAAAGAGTGGAGAGATAATCTCGCTTATGGGGTTTAGACGACCATAAGTAAACATAATTGTAGGTTCTCTTTCACCTGAAACTGGTGAAGTAGAGGATATATTCTTTAATGAGTCAACTAGAAGACTTATTAAGATTACGCCTGATGGTATTGATTATTCTAGGGCGTTGAATGAAGATATAAACGAGAGAAAGAGATTGCTAACTAATAGAGGAATCTTAACAAATCCATATAACTTTAAAGATTAATTAATATAATGGCTAGAAAAAGTAAGGCAGATAAATTAAAGGAAACAGTATTCGCAGAGATTCTAGAGCAAGCGATAGGTAAGGAAACTGAGGAAGCAATTGTAAATGGTGCAACCTATCTTAACACAGAAAGGGCACTAGCAAATGTAAGTGATGGATGTAAACCTAGTTATCGAAGGTTAATCTATTCAGCACTTCAGTTTCCAAAAGGCGAATTACAACCTAGTTCTAAGCTCTTGAATGGTATGGCTTCTTATCATCCTCATAGCTTAACTGGATGTGAACCACTACTTGCATCAATGGTAAGAAGTGGTGTTATGAGTGGATCTGGTAGTTTTGGTACTAAATCAATTCTGGGGGATGAAAAACCAGCTGCATCTCCTAGGTACACAAAGACAATGCTAAGTAACCTGTATAGTGAAATCTTGAGGCCTAACTTACAATGTCTTAAGATGGTAGAATCGCCACAAGGACCACTAGAACCAGAGAGCTTATCACTTGTATTTCCACTGGCACTTTATATGAAATCGCTGGTGTCTGGTATTGGATATGGTATTAGCACTATCTATCCAAACTTCTCACCAGTATCAATGTATAAGGCGCTAGTAGAAGATAACCCAAAACTCCTAGAACCAAATGTAAACCTCTTGATTGATAAAGAGAATTCAGAACTACAGAGGCTTTGGGAAACTGGTAAAGGTAGGGTTATCTATTCATACAAGCTCACACCCTATACAAATGAAGATGGTAAGGATGGATTTATGTTTGAAGGTGATACATGCATTTTCACACCATCCCTGAAAAAGATTGATAAGTATGTTGAACTAGGGCAGGTATTTGTGGAAGATATGACAACAAAACAAGGACCTAGAATGTTTGTCGGGCTTGTTAGTAATAGAGGCTCACTTAAACTAGAGGGACTTGAAACACTATGTAGGCAATGTTGTTTTGATGCCACTACCTATCAGCTCAATGTAACTGACGGAAAATCTGCTTTTAGAATACCGTTGAGGGATTGGTTGAAATACACACTAGATAATTTCATAGGTCTAGTGGGGGAAGTAAATAGAAGGAACATAGAAAAAACTAAGTTCGATATAAAAGTACAAACAGCTCTCCCAGTCGTATCAAACTATATTATCAACGTAAACCCAAAAGCAAGTGACCGTCAGATAATTAATGAGCTGGGATTAGAAGCAGAAGTAGTTAGCGCAGTAATGTCAAAACCAATTAGCTATCTTAGAAAAAATAAAGATACATCAGAAAGAATTAAGGCGCTAAAAACAAAGCTGAAAGAATTAACCGCATTTGAACCTCTTAAGTATGCGGAAAGTGTAATTCAGAGACTATAAAAAGACTTGGTGCGTGGGATAGTATAAAATCCTGCGCCCCATTTTTTTTTCGTCCCGCCTGAATCTGTATAAAAATTGCATAAAAATTCGGCGCGTATCTGTGTGTGTGGCGAACAGTTGACGTGTACACTTTTCTTACCCGAATGAAAAAAGGGTAAGCTAGGCCCCGCACTTGCTTGAATGGAGAATTACTTCTGAATTGACGAATGACATGAAGTGGAGCGCAAGCGGAACGGGAATGGAATGAGGAAACAGAAGAAGTTCCATGTCAAAGAAAACTAGCAAAATGATCAGTAAAAGAGATACCTCAGGTCGTTCCACTCCTTCGGCATCACTGATCATTTCACTATGCGGCTTCGCCTTAAGGGGACTGAAGAAGAGATTATGATTTTCTCCGGCTTGCGAAATTTTGAGATTCTACGGAGCGAAGCGAAGTATGAATCGATAAAATGAGAAAGACTAGGGCGGTACTTCCCCGTTAACATTTTTTAAGAATCAATAGGATGACGAAATGTAGCAAAGAGCGGAGCGATTGGCGAAATTGAGGAGTCATTGAAAATATAAAAATAATGTATAATTTTTTGAAGCTATTTTTCTTACATAGCTTCTTCTTTTTTAAGGTCATTACAAAATATACATTTCTGTATGTTTTTACTTTTAAAAACCTTATAAGTGTAATCGAAATATCTTGGGTAAACCCAAGCGAGTGTGGTACCTAGCTTCCAGCGACGGGACCATATCTCGAAAAATATGTTAACAAAATACTAATAAAAGTTAATTATAGAAGCTTATGATTAAACAAACAATTGAAGTACCAGAGAAAATTAGGTACATGAGCGAATGGGAAGGTTACAGTATTTTCAACTTCCCCCACATCCTGAACAAACAAATACCAGGATGTGGATTTACTGAATACTGCATTACTAACAATGAGGATGTCATCTTGTGTAGTCCTAGAAAGATCCTACTACAGAACAAGTATGATCAACACAAGGATGATGTTTTCTTAGTGGTGAATGAATATGAAAAGGAAGTTGGTACTGATAAAGACCTTACCAAATTTCCAAAGTACAGGGGTAATAGGTTTGACTGGCTTGATAAACCTGATCTTGAGAAAATAAAGAAAGAAGAGGGGGAGAAAAAATCCTTCTTCGATAGCCTTACTTACAAGATCAGTACTTATATCAAGGCTTGCAGGTTAAACAATAAGCGAGTGAAAATTCTAGTTACCTACGACTCATTTAGGATTGTTAAAGATATCATCAGGCATCAGGACAGTCTAGAGAATTTTCAGATAGTGGTGGATGAATTTCAAAGTATATTCACTGATAGCAAGTTCAAGTCGGATACGGAGATGCAGTTTGTCAGTAACTTACAAGGAATACAAAGAGTGTGTTATGTCAGTGCTACACCTATGATTGATAAGTATCTTGAAATGCTGGAGGAATTCAAAGACTTACCATATTATGAATTAGACTGGGAAGCACTTGATCCGGGTAGAGTAAACAAGCCAAAGATCATTACTAGAAACTTAAAGGGCGTACTTACTGAGGTTACTCCTATCATACAGACTTACTTAAATGGTGAATTTGACTATAGGTATGTTAAAGATGAAACTTGTAAAAAAGGTGTTAGGAAAGTAGAGTCGAAGGAAGCTGTTTTCTATGTTAATTCAGTTAATAACATCACTAGCATTATCAAGAAGTCAAAGTTAACTCCAGATCAGGTCAACATTCTAGTAGCCAACACGCAGGACAACGTTAATCGAATTCGTAAGACACTTGGTAGAAAGTTCGATATCGGTACAGTTCCGTTAAGAGATGAACCAAGGAAAATGTTTACTTTCTGTACTAGAACTGTATACTTAGGGGCTGACTTTTATAGTGACAATGCAAAGTCTTATGTAGTAAGTGACGCAGATATTGATACACTGGCAGTTGATATATCTCTAGACTTACCTCAGATACTAGGACGTCAGAGGTTAAAAGAGAATCCATGGAGAAATGAGGCGATGTTATTTTATAAGACATTATCGCCAGGTAAAGAGGTGACACCAGAAACTTTTGCAGATAAACTAAAGAAGAAGATAAAGAAATCTGAGAACTTATTATCTGTATTCGATAAAGGTAACAGTGATGAACAGAAATACTTATCAGAAAACTACCAGATTGTTGCAAAGTATATGAACTATAAGGATGACTTTGTAGCGGTTAATAGAAAGAAGGTAGGTGGTGAAACAATACTAACGCCAGTCTTTAATAACTTAGTAATGGTATCAGAGATGAGAGCCTATGAAATTCAACAAGTCGACTATGCAAATCGTTTCACTGTTTTCAATGAGCTAGGTAATGTTAGTGCGATTGAAGATAAGGAAGGACTTGAGGAATTCTTTAGAGGTTACGAGGCGCAAGAATCTAGACAATATAAGCTGAAGTATCTCTGTGAATACTGTGAAAGGGTAGGTAATACGTCCATCCTAAATCAGATTCAAGAAAAGAGGTTTAACGAATATATAAATGTATTAGGTCTCGATGTCTGTAAGGCAGTGTGGTATAAGACTTCTGAGCTTGATAGAAGATTGAATGTATTGAGTTTTGATACTGATCTCCTGGACTCTAAAATACTGAGTGAGTTTAATGTAGGGGAATCTTATCCAAATACTCAAATAAAAACCAGATTAAATGAGATATACAGTGAGGTAGGTTATAAGATAAATGCGAAAGCGACAGATCTAGGAAACTACTTTGATATTAAGAAGTGTTTAATACAGATAGGTGGCAAGAGAGTAAATGGTTTAAAAATATTAAGCAAGAAGGTATGATAGTATTTATTGAAATGCTTGGTTGTGAGGGAGGTAACTTAGACAATTATTTCAGTGTTGTTGAGATAGTCTACAAGGAGAATGATAAGGCCCTGGATTCATATATTAAGATGAAGTCAGAGTTTAATCCGTTCTTCAGGGTAATCTCAAAGGCTGGAGGTGATAGTGAGATGTATAAGTCTTTCAAACGTTACCTTCGCAGTAATTTTCGGCAGTTTAAGGATAGGTCTAATGTGTTCTACCTTGACGATGACTTAAGGGAGATGATAATGGGTTTGGACCAAGGTTGACAATTTTGCAGCCATCTATTGTGTAATTCCTTATATGTGGTAATATAAATTTTAGATTAATAGTATGGCGAAGAAAAAGAAAGTTGTTTATTTTGAAGTTGTTGACCCTGCCGATATATTTGTGGAGGGTGACAGTGTAGATGATCTCTTACCTCTACCATTTTCTGCCTTACCTAGTAGCGCAGTTGAGAAAATACCTAGTCAATTTCTTTATAACATCAGAGCGGTTAATAAGGAGGGACGACTTAGGACACTTACTTATGTTTATGCTAGGGTGAGTACGATTGATGACATGGAGGATTATGATGAGTCTGTCTTGTTTGAACTAGGCGGTAATAATTTTTGGTTAGACTCGAACTATGGTATTTAATGATGGTATCTTATCTAATATTGAGGCTACTTACTTAGAGGAGCCGACGAATTCTAGGATTGGTAATTGTGGTATCCTTGTTAATCCGGGGGAGGTATCTTATATTATTAACAAGACCATCATTATCAACCGCCCAGACTATCCGCTTGAAAACATATATAAGCTGTTAGAGAGGCGGAATCACATCATCAGTCGTATTCAGTTAGGTGATAAGTCATTGGTGGGGAGGGTTCATTTTGAGCCTTACATCATGCGAGTTAACTATTCACTTTGCTGGAATGGTGACGTCTTAAGTTATCCAGGGGGTGATGATGTAGTAAGGTGGTTAGAGGATGGTCAGCTTGATAGTATGCCTGACACAGATAAGGTAGTACTATATTTTCCTAAACTCTTGAACCTGCCTGAATCTGTGTTGATGGATGGCCTAGGGAACTTAACATCACTAGGTTGGGCAGAGCATCAGGTAGGTGTTAACTTGGGGAAAACTTACCTTGATATGGACTTACTGAAGACAAATAAGGTGATCTTGTAGTGGTAATAAATGTAGGTAAGGGCGTCTAGATATCTTATATGTAGAGAAGGGATGGCCTTGATAAGTTGTCATCTCAGATCGTTTAGAAATCTTATTAATGTAGGGAGAATTGAAGTCTCTCTACGCAAGTGAATTATTTTATATAAAGTTTTTATTTTAAATTTTAAGTTTTATGAGTTTTAACAATGTAGATTCTTTTTTGGAGAAGATTGGTCAGATTAAACCAATGACTAAGAGTAAAAATTTTGAAAAGAAGAAGCAGATTGAGAAGGTATTCTGTAACTTCAAGGGAAACTTAGGTAAATATCAGTTACTGCCAATGAACAGTACTGTATCTGATTTTCCTTATGTCACACTTATGGGAACACGTGAGGTTAGAATGCCACGTAAGAACATGGGTAGTGATGGTACAGAATCTGTTTATGACGCTTGGATTAGAATTCTTCCTAAGTCAGCATATGTGATTAAGGACAAGGATTCAGGTCGTGAGGTTAGTAGCTTAACTGCAGAGGAAGAGGAAGTTCTTAACAGGGCTTATGTAATTTTTGATGAGCTCTATAAGGAGGTTGATGGTCGTGAACATGCAATGGATCCGGTTATCAAGAACTTTGTCCGCAAGAAGAACTATACTATCTTCTGTGCTCATGCTATGAACTTTTGGCAGGAGGGTAACACAAGGCAAGCAGCTCGTCAGAATTTTGATGGCCTGTTTGTATTAACTGCTAAGAATTTTATGGACTTAGTAGCTAGTAACATTGAGGATACTAACATTACTGAGAGTTCCCTTAACAAGGATTGGCTCAGCGATACCTACAACAGGAACTTAACTGGTCGTAAGGGTTTTGTTATGATGTCAGTTAGTGTTAATGCTGGTGGCCCTGGTTTTAATATATCAGTAGTTCATAAGGTTAGTCCAGTACCTATCACAGAGAATGCAGAGATCTCAGAGGAGGCAGCTCAGATTATGGAAAATCCAGTTGAGCTCTTCTTAGGTTGGCAGGCAGCTGGTAGTGAGGAAGGTACACCATCAAATGAGAAGCGTCTTTTCAACAGACGACTCATTGAGGAGACAATCCAGTATATGACAGACCAGCTTACTAAGATTAAGATGGAAAAGGCTAGTGGTGGTAATAGTCTCGAGGCAATCAAGAAGGCAATCGAAGAGACTAATAAGACCGTATTGATGAACCAGACACCAACTAACAAGCAGGGTCAGGCAACAAATGATCCAGTTCTTGCTAGTATGTCAGGTCCAGCACAGGGTAATGCACAGGCTGGCTACGAGAATAATAATGTAGCTAACAATCCTGAGCAAGTAGTTAGTAGAAATACTGACCCATTCAACACACCACCAGCAGCACATTTTGATAGCATAACTGGTGCCCCTGTTAATCCAGGTAATAGTCAGCAGCAGTATGGAGGATCAAGTTTTGGTAATCCTACTGGTTCAGACGGAAATAGCTTACCTTTCTAATGAGAGGTAAGTACTCATAGACAAATAAGAACAGAAGAGATTTATAGTATAGGTTTCTTCTGTTCTTTTTATTCACACAAATCGTAAATGAATTCAGGTAACAAATATAAGTACGCACTAATCGACAATAGTTATATCCTAGCGAGAAATCATTATGGTATTTCGGTAGGTAAGAAAGCAGGAGAATATACAGTGGGAGATCTAATTAAAAGTTGCATCTATACATTGAATAAGATACCTCGTGATTTTGGGGTTACTGCGGATAAGTACGTATTTATTTGTGATAAGTGGTCTCCGGATTTTGGTGGTTACTATACGACTCACTTACTTGGGGGTGCGTATAAAGACAGTAGAGGTGATATTAGCTCAAAGAAAGGCACCGCATCACCAAAAGATACTTACATGACGAGAGAATTACTAGAAGAGCTAAAGAGTGATCCTAGTGTCAGTAAGGAAGAGATCGAGACAGCAGAAAATCAAGTATACAGTAATGAAGTAAGAAGAACGGCTAAGTATGCAATTATTGAACACTTAGTAGATTTCGGAGTGCCATCGTTCTTCGTGCCAGGTTGGGAATATGACAACTTGGTTTACTTAGCGAGTAGGGAATTATATGAAACAGATAATAAACCTAGCGTGATAATAACAAAAGACTCCGACTTACTCTACTCTCTGTCGCCTAAGATGGATTATTTCAAGATTCCAACTAGTAAGGATAAAGGTGGTCCACAGATTAGAACATACAGTGAGATATACAGTGAAATGCCAGATGAGTTTAAGGGAAAGCTTGGACTCTATCAATACAAGGCTTACTGTGATGCAATTGGTATGGGACATAATGGGATGAGAGTAACGAGAAAGAAAGGTACGAAGGGTGATAAGGTGATTGCTGAGATCTTAGAGGGAGATTATTCTAGTATTAATGACGTAGATCTCTTTAAGAAACAGTATGAATCTTTTGACCTTTGGAGGTACCCTGGCTTAGAAGAGGCTAGGAGAATAATTCATGAGGGTCTACCTAATTATGGAACAATCAAACCTTACAGTGATTGGCTTGCATTCTGTAATAAATATGGTATGACTGGTATTAGTAGTTTTAGTTTTTATAATAATTTTACAAGTAGATTTAATAAAGAATTTTTAAGGTATGGTAAAAATTAATTCATCCGATGGTAGTGTATATGAGTTTAATGAGATTACCAAGGAGATCAAGAAAAATGGTATAGTCTTGAGTGATGGTATTGCAGAGCCAGTCTATACAAACAACGAGAATGAGAATGCGGTACCAACTTTTTCTGGTATCTATCTCAAGAACGTTGGTAAGATCGTGAGTATAACCGGGAGCATTAATACAGTGACCCAGAGTAAGGAAGAAATATATTAAGCCTTATGTTAGGAAGTGTATTAGGTAGTTTATTTGGCCGCCAGTTTACAATTGGTGAGCTGATGAACATAGATAGTGGTAGGATTGGTAGGGCTAGTAGTTGTTCGGCGAGTCTTCAGAAGGTATATCACTTGGTAAAACCGGAAGGAGTATTAGCCAAGTTTAAATCCTTCTTCTCAAATTCGCCGGCAATCAAGGTCTATCATATTGTCTTAAAGTTCAGGGTTAATTCAGAGAAGGGCCATGATCACGTAGTTTTCATAGAGCTTGACCCTGATTTTTCACTGAGCAATTGGCAGAATAATAGAGTTAAGATATACTGTGACTGTTCTGACTTCAAGTATAGATCAGCTTATATCTTATCGCATAGGAATTCATTGTTTATCACGCAGAGATCTAGTATTGAACTTGGTCCTGCTGTTAATAATGCACCAAAGAAGGGAGCTAAGACAACAACTCTCTGTAAACATTCCTATGCAGCTCTTACGTGGTTAATGAATAATTACTCAACTCTAATGAAGACGGTATGACAAAGATTCTAGCAGTAAGTGACATTCATATTCACGACTACCCACAGAGAAATCCTAGTGAGAAGTTTAGATTATTTCAGTCTAGGAAGGTAGCAGATAATATAATAAAAGTTGGAAAAGCTGAAGGTGCAAGTGTAATTGTATTTGCAGGTGATGTACTAGAGAAGACAATAAATAGACCCTACGTACAAGCAGAGGTTAAGTCATTTCTAGATAAGATCATGCAGAACTTCAGAGTTGGTTATATAATATGGGGAAATCATGACCAAGATAATAAATCTGTTTTTTCTGAGTTTACTGATTCCTGTTTATCTGTTATGTTGCCTTCTAATCTACATTATGCTGATTGTAAGGAAGTAGAGATAGATGGTAAGAGAATTGGCTTTTATAATTGGAGGCCAGAGTTTGATTTGACCTGGATTAATGGAAAGTTAGATGTTCTCTTTACTCATGCAACAATATCATATACAGATAGCGATAGGATTCATTCACAAGTACTAGACGAGACTAAGTTCGACCTGGCTATTTGTGGAGACATACATAGACCTGCTCAGCTTGGTAAGTATGTAAGTATTGGTATTCCTCAGCGCTGTAAGATGTCAGACAGTGAAGAAAGTACTGGTGTTATCTTAGATTGTGCAGATAAGAGTTTTAAATGGGTAAACTTAAATCCCGACAACAACTTAATGCGCTTTCAGTATACATCAGATAGACTTGCTGAGGGTTGGAATGATGAGACGGGAACCTGGAATGTATATAAGCCAGAGAATCTCACAATCAATGGAAACGTAAACAACATTAATGTACCAGCTTGGGAAGAAATTGACGGCTTGATTAGTAATGTAATCGGATCTAATAATTTACAAGGTGTACATAGTGAGATCTTAAAGTGTGTCAAGGATGTTGAGTCTAAGGAGGTAGATTTCAATTTCGTCATTACTCGGTTCTACTGTAAGAATTGGAGAAGTATTGATGAGACTGAACTATTCTTGAGTGACATGGATAAGATACTTGTAACGGGTGAGAATGGTAGTGGTAAGAGTAGTTTGCTTAGTGCCATTAAGTATGCATTCCTTGAAAACAGAAACATCAAGGAGTATGTACAGTTCGGAGCAAGTGAGTGCATGACTGAGGTAGAGTTCTTATATCAAGGTGGTACATACAAGATCACTAGAGGTTGTGTATTGAAGGGAAAGAGTAGTGCTGGTTATACAAAGTTCTACATAAATGGTGAAGAGCAGAAGTCTAACAATAAGGCTAGTCTCGATCTTGAACTTCACACTAGATTTCCATTCATCGATTACATGGACGTCTACTTCTTCGACTCTAATCATCCAAAGTTCATAGGTTGTGTTACGCCTGAGAGAAAGTCTGAGATTGTATCAAAGTTCTATAAGATGGACAAGATTGATACATTTCATGAAGCGGCTGACTTACTATATGAACAAGTTACTAAGAATGCACAAGGTTGGAGAGAAACGCTTGATAAGAACAATGAGCTTATTAAGTATATTGATGAAAAATTAGGTCTCATAGTACTACCACAACTAAGTAAGGAAGACTTGTGGAATAAAAAACAAGATGGTATTAACTTACAGAAGGCGTGGAAAGAGTATAATGACTACCTAACTAATACTGCCAACCTAACTGCTAAGAGAGGTATGTTAGAGGAACAGCTTAGTGAACTTCAGGCTAGACAAGCAGGGCAGAGAGATTACCAAAGCCAGATTAGTCCAGAAATTGAAGACATTAAGAAGGAAATTAATGACCTCAATGAACTACTACAGGAACTTGGCCAGATTAAGACAGAGGGTAAGAGATTATACTTTGAGCTGAAGGGACTTGATAGTAAGAAAGTTTGTCCTAGTTGTGGTCAGGAGTTAAAGAATCAGGAACACTTAGAAAAACATAAGAAAGAACTAAGTGATAAGATACAAGAACTCCTTAACCAACAGACAGAGCAGTATCAAAAGTTCCTCAATAAGTATCCAGGTATTAGTAAGGATGAAATTGACACTGGCTGTAAAACTATCTTAGGTGACTTGAGTAAGAGACAGACTGAGTTGATGGTAGAGGTTAGTACAATCAATGACCTAGCTAAGAGAGTAGAGCAGACACAGTCACAATTAGGAAGCGTAGTGGAATCTATTAAGAGGATGGGAGCAGAGCCAATGAAAGTTGAACTGCCTCATGGATTTATGGAGACTATGGCACAGATTGAAAGTGACTTGTCGGTGTGGGATCAATATACTCAGTTAATGGGTGATAGAAACTCAACTCTCTCTACTATTCAGAACTGTCAGGCTGAACTTGATAAGATTAGTCAGAGTGCAGAGATGTTGGCAAGATATCAAGAAATTACTGGTCCAACTGGTAAGATCTATGAGGAGATTATGTCACGTCTCGCAGAACAGTTTAGTGATAATCGCGTTAAGTATGAGGTAATCAGAACAAGGCGTGGTAAGGTTGAGCACTTAGATCTTGGTTCACACTATATTAATGATGGCGGAAATGAAGTAAGCTATGAGAATTGTAGTGATGGACAGAAGACAATACTCGACATTAACTTCCTGTCTAAGGTAGTAACTAGGATGGGACTACTAGTGATGGATGAATTCTTGAAACACTTAGATGCGAAGAATCATGAAATCTGTATTGATCTTCTCAGTCAGATGAATATTGGGTGTATCATGCTTTGTAGTCATATGGAGTCTGTTCCAGCATTCAACAACAAGTCAATACAGCTAAGTCTTAATGATAGTGGTATTACAAAATTAGTATGTAAGTAGTATGGTAGGATGGAAGAGTTTTAGTGGGAATGAGTTTAAAGATCGATGGACAAGTAAGAGATTTAACTTAGAACTATCCGATCTTAGTCCTGAATTAGGTTGGTATGTATTGAGGTATGGTGATAAGTACTATAAGAACATGCCACCTAAGATACCAGACTTAGAATTAGTACTTCTTAGCAACTCCGACAAATGGGAAGACAGTTTCAAGGTCTATGTTAAGTATGAGTATGGACGACTTACTATGATGTGTGAGTCTGAAGTTCCTGATTATATTAACGATGACTTAGTTGGTATTATCATGGAGGAGCTAGAGAATAACAGGTACTTAGGGAGTGTCTTAGATACTTGGGATTCTATGTCAGGTAGAAGTAGTCTTGATATTGATAATTTCTTACTGAACAATAAAATCAACGAAATATCTGCTAGACTGCCTGGTTATTTAAGTGGTGGAATAACTTATAACTACGATAGACCATAAGCAACAGTTAGGGAATGACAGTGTGTTCGTTCCTTAACTTTTTTCTTCTCCGAACCGTACAATCTTGCAAGTTTCCTATTATTATTGCCTTATTAATAGAAATGAACAATGATAATATGGAAGTAGAAATTTATTATGGTATGAGTGGTGCAATGAAAAGCGCTACAATCGATTCGAAATTGTCCAAGTATGATTTGCCAGTAATGAGGTCGAAAATCAAGTCATGGAAAAAATATCAGACTACTATATTTGATGGCCTGACTGAATATAACGACCTGAACTACGGCATTCTTCACTTGGTAGGACTCGAATCATTTTTAAGCGGTCTCTGTATTAATGAACAGGGAAGCGCTATCATAGAAAGAGGTATTAGTGATTCAATATTCTATCATACCCTCAGAACCCGCTTTCCAGGATCACAGAGAGACTTAGAGATGATAGGGTCAGCAGTACAGGAAGAACTAGTCTTACTTAGGGGTTGCAAGGTAAGGAAAATTCTACTAGTACAGGAAGACGTTGATTTTATAAGGGACGTGGTACTAAAAGATCAATATAGAGCAGGCTGTTTCAAGGATGTTAATGATTACCTTGAGAAACAGAGAAAGTATGTCAGGTTTACAGAGGAGTATAATAAGATTGACAGTGTAGTAAAAATAGAAAACGCCAAGGACTACATAGAAAAGGTACTTGGTCAAAAATTTATGGAACATGTTGACTGAAAATGACGAGAGATTCAGTGATGAGTCTCAGTATGAAAATCTATAATAATAAAGAAGGAAAAACTAATGATGGAAGTCGAAAAGATTATTGTCAAGAAGAAGAGAGCCGGATTTACTGAAGCATTCGACCCTAAGAAGATTCATGCCGCTATCAGAAAAAGTGCAGATAGAGTATTATTTGACATGACTGATAAAGACTGCAAGAAGGTAAGCGATGCAGTGGTGAGCAGAATTGAGGAGCCAGAGGTAACAGTGAGGAAACTACATAAGCTAGTTGAAGTGTCCCTGGATGAGTGTGGATTTAATAAGGTGGCTGAATCTTATAGGCAATATAGAAACTATAAAATCGATGCCCAGAAAATAATGGAGGCTGTTGATGCAAAGACCCTAGAACTATCATACAAAGCAGATAAGTCAAATGCAAACTGTGATAGCTCCCTTGTATCAACGAAAAGAAGCCTGATATATGGAGAACAACAGAAGGAAAGATACAGGCGAGTCTTCCTGAATGAAATGGAAAGAGAAGCACTATCTGATGGTTATATCTATGCACATGACCAATCAGCTAGACTTGATACCACGAATTGTTTTAGGCGAGATACTAAGTTTATTACTAGTGTTGGTGTTAAGTCTTTCTATGATTTCTCAGATGGTGATGAGATAACTGTTCTAACTCCTTATGGTAATTGGAAAAAAGCAGTTGTTAGAAGTTATGGATGGCAGAGATTAAATGAAGTAGTAATAGGTAGGGGTGGAAGATTAAAAAGAACTATCTACTGTACTGGAAACCATAGGTGGATACTAGAAGATAACACTACTACTACTAACTTGAAAGTAGGGGATTACCTACTCAAGATGCCAGATATAACAGAGTTCGATTGGAATGATCTTAGCTTAAGAGAAAAGAAACTTTGGTGTTGGGGATTTGCACTAGGTGATGGAAGTAGCCATAAAGATGGTTATAACGATGTCACTACGATACGTCTATGTGGACATAAAATAGAGGACTTTTCACAGAGATTTATTGATTGTGGGTATAGTGTAACAGAGAGCGGTATAAAAGAAAAAGTCACACTAGTGTATATTAGAGATTTTGGGCACTGTAAAGAGATCCCTTGGTTATATTTCACTAAACCTGAGGATATCCAGTACTATGTGAATGGTTTAATGTGTGCAGATGGGTCAAAAATACCTGGTACTACACTAAAGTTTGATGGAATTCAATCAACTGGTGAGGAAATAAATAAACACCTTTATGATTTACTAAATATTGCTGGGTATTTCGTAACATCAGTCAGGGATTTAACAGGACAAGTTACTAACTTTGGTGTTAGAAAAAAAGAAACTAAGAACTATGCAGTAAGCTCTAGTTATAATAGGAATTGGAGAGTTAGATCAATTACCCCATCTTATTTAAATAATAAGGCTCAGGTATGGTGCCTTGAAGTAGAAGATGACCACTCTTTCGTACTAGAGGGTGGTATACCCACCGGTAATTGTTCTTTGTTTAACCTAGGTAAGATACTAAAGGATGGTTTTATGTTGTCTAATACAGAATACAACGAACCACAATCACTTCAGGCGGCAATTTCTGTCACAGCTGATGTACTTAGTGTGATAGCAGGTAATCAGTATGGTGGATTGACAGCTCCTGAGATTGATACAGTACTTGCCCCTTATGCTCAGAAGTCATATGATTTTTACCTAAACCAGTATAAGGAGTTAATGGAAGATGCGGGTTGTACAGTAGATCCAGAAAAACAAGAGAAATATGCAATCGGTAGAGTAGTAAGAGAGGCTGAGACAGGTTTCCAGCAGATCGAAATGAGTAGTGGTTCTGTTGCAAGTTGTCGCGGAGATTTCCCATTTTTGTCCTTCTCCTTCGGACATGATAAGTCTAAGTGGGGAAGCTTGATTGCATCGACTATCTTGAAAGTTAGAAAAGGTGGTCAAGGAAAGCCGGGGAGCAAAGTTCCTGTTGTATTTCCAAAACTTATATTCCTCTTTGATTCAGACCTGCATGGTAAAGGTAAAGAGCTAGAGTGGTTATTCGATGAAGCGATTGAGTGTACTAAGATCGCTCAATATCCAGACTACTTAAGCCTTGATCAAACAGCAGATGGTGAAACTCCAAACTATGTAGGTGATGTATATCATAAGTGGGGAAAAATTGTAAGTCCAATGGGTAAGCAAGAGTCTACAGCCCATTTAAAATCTTTTGAACCGTTTCTCGCGGGTGTAAGAGTAAAATCTTGCTAACGGTTAGGTCCTACTAGGATGAGACCGTGCTAAGCTAAGTTAAGTTAATTTAGAAAGTGTATCGACTATCCCTGATGAGTGTAGGGGAGTAGGTCTAGAGATGAGAACTAGATCGAAGCGGAAGACTATTACAGGAGTTAATTGTAATAGATGATATAGTCAGTGCCTTAGGTAACTAGGGAATAAATGTGTAGAGCGTTCTTGAGTCCTTGTTTTAAGAATTCAGGAACACCAACGCCTCAAGATGATAACGATGAGATGATGATATATAGGTGTAATCTCGGAGTAATATCATTAAACCTTCCAATGATCTATGAGAAATCAGTAGAGGAAGGAAAAGACTGGATAGAAACACTTGACTTCTATCTAGACATGGCAAAGAATATTAATGTAAGAACCTATAAATACTTATCAAATCTTCGAGCATCTAGTAGTCCTCTTGTATTCTGTGAAGGCGGTTTCGATGGTGGTAATTTAAAACCAGATGAGAAGATTGAGCCAGTTCTTAAGTATTCAACAGTATCATTTGGTTATGGTGGTCTTCATGAATTATCAATGCTTGCAACAGGTAAATCACACCATGACGACGAAAGTGGTTTTGCATTGAAGACGTTAGAGCATATATCAAAGAAGGCTGAGGAGTATAAGAAGAAGACAGGAATATTATTTGCAGTGTATGGAACGCCAGGTGAATCTCTTCTCCCATTGTTTAACGAGAAATTCATTAACAAGTACGGTGAGAAGAATGGTATAATTACTAAGGGTGGATACTTGACAAATAGTTTCCACTTGAATGTTAGAGAAGACATTGGCCCTATTGACAAGATGGATGCTGAGTCTAAGTTCTGGAATTACTCAAACGGTGGCAAGATATCACACATCAAGATTAACTCCTTAGATAATACTGAGGGAATTAAGTCTTTGATCCTGTATGGTATGTCTAAGGGTCTGTACTTAGGTGTAAATCATCAAGCAGATTATTGTGTAAGTTGTGGTCATCATTTTATTGGTAATGACAGTACAGATGAATGTAAGTGTCCTGTTTGCCAAAGTGCTGATATAGTGCGAGTTAGGAGAATGAATGGTTACTTAAGTTTTACCAGAACTAGAACAGGTGATGTCAGATTTAATGAGGGTAAGATGAAAGAAATTGGAGATAGAGTAAATATGTAAGAAAGGAAATTAGATGATTAAGGAAGAGTATATTGGATTAAAAGATTCAGATTTCATTCCACTTACTAAGGGTATTCCTAAAGAAGCTATTAATCGTTTTGAAATAAATAAGTCAGGTGAGGTAAGAAGAGTTTCAGATAAAAAATTACGACCTGTACTAAAATATAGTCACTCGCATGGAGATGGTTATCCAAGGGTTTGTTTACCTGTCTTAGGTAGGAGGTATACTAAGCTCATACATAGACTAGTAGCAGAAAACTTTTTAGTTCCAGGGAGTAGTGATCAAGTTATTGTAGATCATATAGATCGAGATATTAAAAACTACCATGTTAATAACTTAAGATGGGTTTCTATTAGTGATAACATGAAAAATAGGTCATTCAAGAAAAAAGATAATATAGTATACAGAGAAGTTGACCTAAAAAGCGGAAGTGTTATTAGAGAGGTAAACAGAAGTACTCTAACTAAAAAAGAGATCTCTAACTTTGATAGTAAAGTTTGGAGAGCTCGTACAAGAGGTAGCCGTAAAACTAGATGGGAGAAAGTAGATACTAATCTTGAAGAGTTTTATAAGAAGTATGGAAAGCCAAAATGTTGGAAACTGATAAAAAGGTTAGAAAATGAAACCTATGTTTCAGATAATGGCTTAATCAAGCACAAATCTTCAAGTGGTAAAACCTTTATAACGACCCCTGGACATTTAATTGCTTCAAATTATATGGGATTTAATTCAAAAGGTAAATGTTATAGGGTTCATAGATTAGTTTATGAAACTTTCTGTAATAATGGTAACCCTATAGATAGTAGTTTAGATGTGGATCATATTAACACAGACTCTTTAGATAATAGAATAGAGAATTTACGTTTGTGTACACATAAGGAAAATATGAACAATAAACTGACAAGAAAGAAGTTGTGTAGAGGTGTTGAGAGATATGATATTTTTGGTAAGTTAATAAAAACTTATGATAGTATTTCCAGCGCATCCCATGATCTAGGTTTATCAAAATCTAGCGGTACAAGTTATATCTCTATGTCTTGTAGGGGAAAGATGATTTCCTGTGCTGGGTTCCTTTGGATCTATACAGGAGAAAAGGGTGTACTAAAGGATAAACTAGAGAACATCATTTATGTGGTAAATACTGACTTTAATATACTTGAGCTATCTAGGAGCTGTATTACCGAACAAATAACAGTTGGGCTCTCTACTAGTAAAACGTATGAGCTGGATGAAAAAGTCTACATAAAGGGTTTAGATAATTTATTAAAGTACTTACATGAAAATAATAGAGACGTATCATAACGACTTACTAAATGGAACTGGATTACGAGAGGTATTATTCTTCTCAGGCTGTACTCATCATTGTCCAGGCTGTTTTAATCAATTTACATGGGACCCAGATGTAGACCAAGCGCATGAATTTGAGGAAGAGGATTATCAGGAACTACTTGGTAATCTGAGAAAGCCTTATGTTAGTGGTGTTACGTTGAGTGGTGGTGATCCTATGTCAGTCTGGAATAAGAAGGGGGTACTTGATTTGGTAGTGAGGTTGAAAAAAGATCTCCCTGATAAAACAATCTGGCTCTATACTGGTTATACACTTGAACAAATACAAGCAGAGGGTGATGAGAAACTTGAGATCTTAGGTTACATTGATGTTCTTTGTGACGGTAGATTTATTGAGTCAAAGAAATCACCTCTTAAGCCTTGGGTGGGAAGTGAGAATCAGAGAGTAATAGATATGAAGAAAACATTAGAACAAGGAAGTATTTCAATTTTTGCATAGATAAGTTTTTAACGATTTATTAACATTTTTCCGGAGTAGGGTAGTTGTGAAACTGCCTTGCTCTCTTTTTTATTTCCCCTTAGTTTCCTTAATAGTATGAGAAAGAAAAATATGTTATTGCGTGTTAGGATTGAGCGCATGTGTGTAATTAAAAATATTAGTAGAGTATGAAAAGGATATTATTCGCGCTCTATATTTACACGCCAGATTTTGATGATGGTGTGGATGATGATATTAGAAGAGTGTATGAAAGAAAAGAGGATGCCGAGGAGTTAGTGAGGAGATTAGAGAGTAGGTATAATAAGGCCCTACTTGATGATACTGAACTGACTTATGAATACTATGACTTGACCAATAAGTACTACGAAGAGGATCCAGTGTATAATGAGATTGAGGGTAGAATCAATGAAGTATATCAGAAGTATTCAAGTATTGACAAGAATTTTTCATGGCGAGAAGACCTAAGTAATAAGTACGATGAGGAAGTAAGGGAAGACCAAGAAAGATTAAGTCAGCTAGAAAAAACAGGACCCTTTGAGTATGCGGTTAAGAATGCAAGTGACCCAGAGAAGATGAGACAGTATATTAATGTTAGTAGGTCAAGATATAGGGGTGCTAGGATTGAACAGATTAAATTATTCTAAAGAGGTATGAGAGTATTTGCAGTCTACACAGAAAGGTCTAAATCAACCGACCTTGTTAAGTTATTTCAGAAGGAGGAAGATGCAGTAAGGTATGTAAGATTATCAGATAGGGTAGATAAGTTATTTTCTAGTGAGTTTGATAAAATTAGATCACTCTGCGTATCTCAAGTAAGAAGTGCGGAGGGTGTAATGCAGAAACCAGACCTTACTAAGATGCCACTAGATAAGTTGTATGAATTATATCTAGGCAAGTATGGTAGTGAGGAGGCAAAGAGAAGGTATGCAGAAAGGGTAAGCGAGGGTGAAATCTTCTCTAGTATAACAGAAGATAATTTTGACGATTACATACCAGACTTAATAAGAATATACCTTAGAAGAAATAGTAGGTGTATTGAGGATTACTACATCAGTTCTTTTGTTAAGGAGCTAGTAGTTGAGTAAGATTAGGTAGGAGAGTTAAGACTTTCCTACTTATTTTTTTGCCCTTGATTCCTTATAGGTAGATAATATATTAACAATTTAAAAATATGGAAGAAAAATTAGTAACAACAAGAGAATTAAAAGTAGGAGAATTTTATACCTACAAAGGTGATGATGAGAAAGAGAAGAACCTATCAAGAGTTGGGAACTTCACTAACTCTACTAGTGGACCTGTTAATATGATTTATGTAGTGAGAGAGGTAGATTATGGTAAAGCGTCAAGAAGATTAGAGGTAATAAGTTTGGATAGTAGGTACTCTCTATCTGACGAACACGCTAAGAAAACAGTGGGGACTAAGTACATATCACTGGAAAAGGGTGAGCGAGACTTAGATAAACCAGTTTGGTATCCGTGGAATAACTCAACTAATATAGACCTGTGGTTTTCTGAAGCAGGTTGTGTATTAGATCGTAAACTTAAGAGAGCTTTCCCTGAGTATAAGATGTGTGCACCTAATATGATGTTCGGCGATATTGTAGTCGAGGTTAGAACAGGTATTATACTATCAATCGACAAAGTAATCGGTAACTATGTAATATCGAGACTTTATTACGACAAAGAGAATTCACTGGGTAGTCATGAAAAATATGTAATACTCAGTAAGGCAGGTTCTAGGTTCAGACAAGCAATTAAACATGAGATTTCTTTGCTTAGTAATAACCTCCCAGTCGTAGAGGGAAGTACTGAAGAAGATAGTATGTACCTAGACTACCTACGAACAGTTCTAGATAATAAGCTGAACAATAGAGTAATGCAGAGGCTTGAAGCTGGTTGCACGTTTAAGGTTGGGTATAAAACTTTTATTGGTCCTGGTATGTATCTATTTAGTGGAGAACATATACCAACATTACTATCTGGCACTAAGATTAAATTCGAAGAAGTTACAACGAGTATGTATCCAATATGTTCAGTTGAGATTGATAATAATGCGGCATCACTCTTACAAGTTCTAGATGGAAGAGAGGGGTACTTCGATCCGAAATATATGAAGTTTATAAGAAATTTCAAACTAGAGGACTATTTTGCGGCATTTAATAGGAAAGAGTCCCATGGATACTTAGTAAATATATTATTAGGTGATATCATAAGATTTGAATGTGAGAAAGCTGTTAGCAATTATCTACAGACTAATTCTCACGACAATCCAGTTGTAGAACGAATAGTGTATAAGGATAAAGACTTTATAGAGTTTACGTTGAAGTCTAGTAACTTTGGAAACGAAGTACTATGTAATTGCAAAAGTTCTTGGAGACCTGTAAGTGAGAGAGAAGTACCAGTACTGGATGAAATATTTGAACAACTGAGCAAGAGTGGTTGTAAGAAGATAAATGAGAGACCTACTACAGTTACTGTCAATGGTAAAGAGGTCAAGGTTAGTAAGAGAATGATGAAAGAGCTGAAGAAACTAGTAAAAGAATAATGAAAAGAAAAGGATAGAACATAAGAGTCTATCCTAATCTTTTTTTTGTTTACCTCGCCTTAATTACATCTACTACCTGCTTTCCTGTAATTCCTGGGTAGTCTTTCTGTAATTCCGCCAGTAATGTCTTAGTATCAGCAAGGGTAACTTTTCTCCCAAGACTATCACAGGCAGTTTCTATTATCCTCCTAATGTCATCCTCATTCATCTTAGGTGGCATTAATTTTTCAAGTACTTTAAGTTCTGCCTCTTCACTGTCTACTAGGTCTTGTCTCCCAGCTTTCTTATACTCGCTGATTGACACTGTATAATCCTTGTAGAGTTTCTGTAAGATCTTCGCCTGGCCTACTTCATCAACTTGCCCAACAGAATGTACATACTTATCCTGCTCTGCCTTGATTCTTTGATACACACTGAGATCGAGCTTACTATTATTCTTTCTCGCCTCCATAATAAGTTTTTCAATACAATACATAAAATCACATTTATATTACACAATTAAGGTATTTCCGGGGTGATTTTAGCGGGGTTGGGTGATGGCAGGGGGATTTAATATTAGAAATGAGTCGATATTATAGTACCTGCCACAAATTTCCCCCCGATTTTTACCCCGATTATTAGTAGTTTCCTTATATGTAGAAAGAGCTGAGTATTTTTTCCGTCTTTCTTTTTGTAATTGACTTTATACTATTACTAAAACCACGAGTCAGGACATAACTTTTCAATAACTGTATTTAGTTTGTTATAGGTATAAGGTTAAAAGCGAAAATAGTACATATTTTTAGTAGGTTTTTAAAATAATATGAGTAAAATACATAGAACATATAGGTTTAGATTGTATCCAAACAAGGTGCAAACCGATTTGCTAGCGAAGCATTTCGGATGTGCTAGATTTGTATATAATTACTTCCTCGATCAACGTATAGAACAGTATAAGGTTACAGGTAAAAGTGATAATTATTACGCACAAGCTAAGTGTCTTACTGAATTAAAGAAACAAGAATCAACCGCATGGCTTAATGAGGTAAGTTCTCATGCTTTGCAGTTTTCTATTCGATGTCTTGAAGTAGCCTATATAAACTTCTTTCGCAAGCGTTCAAATTTTCCTAAGTTTAAATCCAAGCGTTCTAAGAATAGTTTTACAATTCCAGGTTCCGCTTCTATTGCTAATAACAGACTCTTTATACCTAAATTTAGAGAAGGTATCAAGTGTCAAGTGCATAGGAAAATAAAAGGAAAGGTCGGAAAGGTCACTGTTAGTAAAACTCCGAGTGGAAAGTATTTTGTTTCTGTGTTCACAGAAGAAGATTATATAACACCACATAGAAAGACTAATAAGTCGGTTGGCTTGGATATGGGGTTGAAGGACTTAGTTGTCACTTCTGAAGGAGAAACTTTCAATAATAATAAATACACAAGAAAATACGAGAGCAAACTTGCAATAGCACAGCGTCATCTTTCTCGTAAGAAGAAAGGCAGTATTGGGTTTGAAAACCAAAGACTCAAAGTTGCTAGACTCTACGAAAAGATTTCTAATAGCCGTGCTGATTATCTGCATAAGTGCTCCAATTCTCTTGTACGTAGGTATGATACAATATGTATCGAAGACCTAAACATTAAGGGTATGGTCAAAAATCATCGCCTTGCTAAATCTATATCTGACGCAAGTTGGGGTAGCTTTGTTACTATGTTAACATATAAAGCTGAATGGAATGGCAAGAGGGTTGTGAAGGTGGATAGATATTTTCCATCCTCACAGACTTGTAGTGCCTGTGGACATATCAATAAACAGGTAAAAGATTTGTCTGTTCGTGATTGGGAATGCCCTGTATGTCATACTAATCACAATCGTGATATTAATGCAGCGATCAACATTCTTAATATAGGTTTTAATAATATATCGGCAGGGACTGTCGATTACACGGATGGAGAGGAAGTAAGAACCAATCTTTCGAAAGGTCATTCCTCTATGAAGTCCGAAACTCATGGGTCTTTTTAGGTCATGAGTAGTTCACATAGATTTTCAGAGGGAGCGTCCAGTATAGTTTAAATTTGTTGGTGAATAAAATATTCAGGTGGGTACATAATATGGTTTCTCAACAAGCTATATTGGCCTCTTTTTTATATTATTTTGTATAGAGGACACGTAGAATAATAAACAATGTAAAAATAAAAAATCATGAAAGAATTTGTACAAAGTTTAAAGCAGGGTTTGACATTCAAGAACCCTATTATTGCAATGGGCACTTTTATTGGTGTATGTTTGTTGGTTAGTGCTATTTTCTTCTGGGCAGCTCCTATGAAGTTAAGCAATAAGACAGACTACAACGCAGTGATCAGCGCAATTAAGGAGAACTGTAAGGATAGCATTAATGGCCTTACACTGAGTGATGTTGAGGTACGTCAGGATTCAACTGGTAAGTATTTCGATTGTCAGGTGGCTAGATATAATGTTGTCAAGGATGATTCAACTACCTTGCATGGTGTAACAGTTATCAAGATTAAGAAGAATTTCTGGAAGTATCGTTTTGATGGTGTATACAGTAAGTAAGAAAAGTTAATTTGTTTTCCATAATTTTTAATTCCTATAGTGAATAGCAGCGGCAGGTTCTACTCTTCGATGAGGCTATAGGAACTTATGAATGCAACAGTAAAGAAAGTAAAACTAGTTGTGCGTTACTTAGCAAAACCAATCATCTGGTATATTAATGCACATGCTAGGAACTGTGAAAAATTGTTTAATGGGGCGACTAATATCCCCTATTTTCTCTAGTGAATAACAGTAACTAGTTCACAGTAAGATGTTTTCCGAGCTTATGTGGGAGTGCCAGGACGTAAGATGAAACCTGGATTACCACTCCACTTAAGTATTGGACGAGCTGTTGTAGTTTAAAAGATATATACCATGAAAAAGGAAGATAAAAGAGACCTAACCAAACTTTCCGTATTAGCCGGTTCAGGTGCCGTTGGTACTGGATTAGTATTAGGAAATGAAGATCGTCTTAGTAAATATCTAGAAAATAAAGATGATAAACTCGCTTCTAGTTTCCAACCTGTTAGTCATGAAACTCCTGATTTAATGAAGAAGTTACGTGATGTAGCAAAGAAACAAGGTACTGAGATTAGGAATACTAATGATAGATTTAATAATTACTATGTTAGAGATTCTAGATGGATTTACGGAGATAATCGGCCTCGTGTAAAAGATCTAGTTAATGTTGAAGCCGGTGTGAAAAATAAAGCAGCAATCTTAGCCCATGAACTAGGTCACTCAAAGCATTACTACGGGAGAGACGGTAGTAAGATAGGTAAATTAGCACACAAACTGATGGATAAACAATTCGATCTTGACGCTAAGACTGGATTGAGTGGTGATTTAGTACGACATGGTCTTGGTGTTATTGGAGGTTTTGCCAGCGGTATTAAGGCTGGACGTGATGAAAAGAAAGGTAAAAAGGAGAGTATTCTAAATAAGGTAGGATATGTCGCAGCACCTATCGCTTACCATACTCCAACATTAGTGTCAGAGTTTGAGGCTAGTAGACAGGGACTTAAGATGCTAAAGAAGGCTGGTGCAAGTAAGGCATATCAGAGGATAGCCAGAAAGAATCTTGGTACTTATTTAGGAGTTTATGCATCTAGACTAGCAACACCAATTCTTGCAGGTTATGGTGCTAGACAAGCAGGTAAGGTAATAGGCAGGAGAACAGTTAAGGATAATGATAATAGTAAGAAATAAAACCTACGCAGTGAGTGACGAGGAATTTAAGGCCTTAGCAGATTCAACGGCAGAAAATGATGCTAGTGAGTTAAGGTCTTACGATCCATCCTCCGCAACTCAAGCTACGCCAGGTAAGTAGGTTATATAATAAAGGAAAAGGTTATGGGAGGAAATTTTAACCCTATTAATCCTTTCAGTGATCCAGAATTTAAGAAGGCGATTATTGATAAGGAAAGAGGAAGTAGTACAGGGAGTGATGATTATGAACTACTTGATGAGGATTCTGAAGGTGGTGATGTAAGTCAGGATCTCAAAAGTATTATATCAGGTGCCCCAAGCCTTCCTAAGACTGCGAAGAACTTAATACTTGATGCTAGTGCTCTCGCCAAGAATGAAAAAGAGGCGAAGGCAAAAGAAATGTCACTAGCACTTAATAATGTATTCACGCAGTATAATAAAGAATATGGAACAGACCTGCAGATAAATTTTGACTCCCTAACACAGACACTAGTAAATGTTAGTGATCCAAAGAGTAGGAGAGTACTTGAATTATATCTGTCAGAAATCTACTCGAGCATTAAGCCAATCTTGATAATGCATTTAATTCAGAAACTGGCTATTGCAATTGAGTATATCACAGACCCAGCTAGAATGTTTGGACAAGACTTAACAACTGCTGATATCTTCTTAATTGTAGATCACTTAATGGGATATATAAATCAGCTAGAGGAACTTAAGTCAGACATCAAGATAGAGGGTGCAAACTTAGAGCTTCAGAAAATTGCACAAGAAGGTAATGGACTAGACCTACAATCAGATCAGTCAAAAGAGGCAATCGATAATTTCATGAAGCTCTTGAATAAAGAAACAATAAAGTCATAATGAAGCAGAAAGAATTTGCAAGGGCTGATTACGAGGGACTTAGTAAAGAGGGGCAGAAGTACTTAAGAGCAAAAAGAAACTACTTCGCGCAAGATTTTATAAATGATAGGCGTAGAGGGTCTAATCTTATACCCGACTTTGATCATTTTAGAGGACTCTTTAGAAAAGATGCAGAATCAATAGATAGGGATTTAAAAAGTGGTAACAACAACCTTATTGAAGGGGCAAAGAGAAAAATAAGACTAGCAATCTTTGATGATCATATCCTTAAAAGGTCAAACAATAAGGAAATGCTTGCTAAAAAAGAAGCTCGAAGGGCCAACAAGTCCTTTATTGACCCACTTCTTAAGAATAAAGAAACTAGAGCAGAACGTGCAAAGCAATTAGCGGCTGAAAGGGCAAGTAAGGCATCTCAAGTACAGCAACAGACACAAAAGGCTGCTGAGTCCACAGTTAAGCAGGGAGTTGAGAAAGTCGCACCAGCTAATAGTAAACGATTGAAGTTAGTAGAAGAGCTTCGAGCTAAGAAAGCACTTGGTCAGAAACTTAAAAAGGCAGGTATGATCGGAGCTGGTGTTGCTGGTACTGCCGGACTAGTATACGGAGGCAAGAAACTATACGATAAATACAAAAATAAAGATATGAAAGAACAGAAGGAATTCACCAGAGCTGATTACAAAGGCCTTAATTTCATCGAAAAGTTTGGGAAAAAACTTAAGAGAAATAAAATAGCAAATGAATTAAATAAGCGTAGAAATCAAATTAATAAAGAACTTGAGGATAATCTTACTTATTATAATGACGGTAGTGCAGAGAAGTTAGCAAATTTTAAGAGAGGAAGAGCTTTAAATAGGGCTAAGTACGCTGAATATAAGGACTTGGATATATCCGGTTCAACTTTCGAGACACCAAAGGTAAGTAAGGAGAAGGCAAGTAAACTACGTGATATGTTTAATCGTGCCAAGGAGAACATTAAGAACTCTAAGGCTGGTAAGAATGCAGCTGACTTCTACGCAAAGCATGAGAAGGGTGTTAAGATCGGTGGCGTTGCTGCTGGTACCGCACTCGCAGCAGGTCTAGCGGTTGGTGCTAAGAAACTAGCTGACAAAAAAAAAGAGCAGCAGAAGGAGTTCGCTAGGGCTGATTATGAAGGACTTAATTTCATCGAAACGTTTAAGAAAAATTATAAGAGAAATAGAGTAGCACAGGAATTAAAGAAGCAAAGAAATCAGATCAATAAAGAACTAGAAGAGAATCTTAAGTATAATGCTAGTAGGGCAAAGAAGATAGCAAATCTTAAGAGGACAAAGGCCTTAGATAGTATTAGGTTAGGTGAGACAATGGAAAACTTGGCCAACCTAGCTGGTTCACCTGCAGAGGCATTTAAGAAGAAACCTATGAGCAATCTTAAGAAGGCTGGTTACGCTGGTCTTGGTGTGGCTGGTGCAGCTGGCTTGGCGTATGGCGGTAAGAAGCTATATGATAAGTATAAGAAGAATAAAGAGTCTAACAATAAAGACTAATTAATACTTACTTTCCCTTAATAGATTTGAAACAAGAATCTTACTCTTCGATGAGGTTAGGGGAACACGATTATAAAATGAAAGATTATGGACGGACAAAAATTTATAGTACAATCCGACCCTACATCTTCAATTGGGGACTTAGCGTTACCTTCTGACATTGAGCTACAGTATTCAAAGCTTAGCAGGGATGAGAAGATAATAGTAGGTTCCAAGTTATTAGGTATGAATCATGTACCGGTATCTTTTGATCAATTTGTACATGATGATTATTTCTTAGGCAACCCAGAAGTAACAAATCACGGTAAGTCTATTTTTGATATCTGGAAAAAGGCTGGTTCTGAGATTTATCCAACACCTATCAACACTAAAACGCCTTATGTATCATTTGGTGGTTGTATTGGTTCTGGTAAGTCAACTATGTCTAAACTGATGGGACTTTATATGTATCATCGCCTAGACTGTTGTACAAATATGAATCTTAGTCTTGGTCTAGCTGGTGGTGTTAAGATTGCATTTGGTTTCTTCCATGCTAGTGAGGAAACTGCGTATAAAGATTTTGTTACTTATTTTAGGAATGTCTTTTCGGTGAGTCCATATTTTAAGAATCAGTACAATAAGCCGCAGATTCGACTTATTTCATCTGGTCCTAAATCGAATGCAGTCTTAGGTACTCAGCTTGTATTTACTGTGCTTTCTGAGATTGGATTCTGGAGACCACAAGATGCAATGAGTAAACTAGGTGAAGTCCTAATCCGTTTTCAGTCCCGTTTCGTTAGTAAGAGACATAATTTTGGACATCTCATTATTGATAGTAGTGCTAAGGATGCGGATCACTCAGTGGCAGATAAATTCGAAGAGACTGTACCAGAGGATGAACTCTACCTTGCTAAATATTCACATTGGGTAGCAAGACCTGAACTATATAAGGAGAGTGAAGGTAAGACGTTTGAATTTTATAGAGGAGATTCTGTACATACACCTTTTATACTAGAAGAAACAACAGATAGAAGTAAACTAGATGCGGATAGAATCATAGAATGTCCAATACAGGTTAAGCGAAATTTTATCTTAGATCCAATTAAGTCATTACAAGACCTAGCAGGATTTGGTTATACTAGTAAGGAGTTATTTTTCCAAGGTAACATATCTAAGCTTATTGAGTGTTCTAGTATACCAAACCTAGGTGACGATGTAATTGATGATATTGATTTCTTCAACTTAGAGGATACAATCTATGATAGAGTTTCACCAATGCTTACTAAGATACCTAGACACACTACATTATTCATACACCTAGATATTGGACTTAAGAATGACGTATGTGGTATAGCAGCTTCTTATTTCGATGGTGAGATAACAGACACGGATGGATTTGATACAACTCCTTATCCTACATTCAAAGTTCCATTATTGTTTGGACTTGGTAGGAAGAAGGGACAATCTACTTCACTTGACCATATATTTCAATTCATACAGAGATTAAACGTTGACTATAATGTAAATGTTAGTGCTGACTCTTTTGCTAGTGCTGGTTTATTTCAATCTTGTGAGCGTGTTGGTATTCCTTATGAAGAGTTGTCAGTAGATAGAACAACAGAACCTTACTTTATGTTCAAAAATATTGTCTTATCTGGGAGAGTTAAGATGGTATATAATGAGAGAATGTTACGTGAGTGCCTAGAGCTTAGGGTCGTAACAGGCGGTAAGAATGGTGGTCACGTTAAAATAGATCATCCAGAGGAATCTAACTGTTTTGAATATGACCATAAAGGAAAGACTGGTAAATTAGACGGCTCTAAGGATATTGCTGATGCTTGTGTTGGTTCTATCTGGGCATGCTATAAGAAATACTCACAATACCTAGAAGATGGTGGTAGCTCTGCAAATAAACAACTTAGAATAGTTGAGCAGATGACAAGAAATGCTAGGGAAGATAGTAGCATACAGCTACAGAATATGCTAGAAGATATATTTTAAGAGGAACACTTCTTAGGCACTAGACTTGTAAAAATATGAAGAAAGAAACTAAAGATAGGGCTAAATTAGCAGTAGGTGGTATAGCAATTGGTACTGCATTAGCGGCCCCATTAGGGGAAAATATTAGGAAGTTTGCTCATAATCGGATACCTATTAGCGATAATAACCTAAGTGAAGAGAATAAGAAATTATACAGTAAGCTAGGAAGAATAGCTAAGAATCAGAAAACATATTTAACAAATGGGCACAATCAGGAAGATTATTATACGAGCTCTATACCAAAAGAGCGAATAGAACAAGCAAAAAGAGAAATTAAGTTAGCTAAGAGAAATTTTGCAAATTATAGATTTGAAAGAACCTTGCAAAAGGCGAGTTCTGGAAACCCGAGTCTAAAAGGTACGAGCCACAAACTAGAGAATAAGTCAACTAGGAATTGGATCAAGGATGCTAAGTCAATACTTAACTCAAAGGACCTTATAAACATTGGTGATAAAAATCGAAATGAATCAGGGGCATTCCTTGCACATGAACTTGGACACTCTATGCATAAAAATGGTAGAGGTGGTAGTAAGATAGGTAAGATTGCACATAATCTAAGAGATGAAGTAGGTGAATTTGAGTCTAAATTAAGCAATGGTGTTTACAAAAAGACAGGGATTAAGTTGTATGATACTCATATATCTAATGGTCTTGGTATAACTAGTGGACTACTTAGCGGTATTAAAGCAGGGCGTGATGAAAAGAAAGGTAAGAAGGAGAGTGTCCTGAATAAACTTGCCCCTTATGCTGTACCCCTCGCCTATAAATCCCCAACATTAGTATCTGAATTTGAAGCTAGTCGTCAAGGTATGAAACTATTAAAGAAGGTAGGAGCAAGTAAGGAATATAGGAAGGCAGCAGGGAAAACATTAGGTGCTGCTTTCGGTACTTACGCATCCACCTTAGCCGCACCTTTATTAGCAGCTTATGGAGCAAGGCAGGTTGGTAAGGCAGTAGGTAGGAATACAGTAAGAAATAATAACAAGAAAGATGATAATACCAAGAATTAAATACTTCGCTGAATCCTATGAAGAGCATACTAAGAAGAATAGAACTGCAAACTTAGTAGGTGCAGGTGGAGTAGTTGGTTCTATTGGTGCAGCGGTTGGTTATAATAGGGTAGCAAATAAACTTGGTACTAAGAAAATTGACAACCAAGCACAGAAGCACCTAGAAAAAGGAACCAACTTAATAAATGCCGAGTCTGAAAAACTAGTGAGGGATGCAAGACTACGTAGAAATATTGCTGGAACTGCATTGAAAGATAAGGCAAGAAGAGATATATCAGGTAAAGGTCCATTTGGTGCTGGGAAGATTAGAAGAGAGTTCGTAAAGGACCTAAGAGCAGAGAATCAGAAACTAGCTGAGACAGAAAAAAGCATTTCTAACTTTATGAATGCGAAGAGAGCAGACTTAAGCAGGAGAGTTAGTGGTGCAGTAGAGAGGTCAAAGGCAGTGATGAAAAGAAAGAATAGTAATAGGGCACTTGCAATAGGAGCGGTTGGTACTGGAATGGCACTAGCTGCTAGAAAATTAATAAAGTCTAGGAAAAAGCAAGAGGATCCAGTAATGATAGATGCAAGTAACCTATATAATATACCAGAAAAAGATGATAATACCAAGGATTAAATATTTTGCAGACCGTGATTACGCTGGCCTAGGTGAAGGTGGAAAGAAGTATCTAAGAGCTAGAAGAAATGAACTAGCACAAGATTTGATTAGGGCTAGAAAGGAAGGTAAGTCTATTCCCAGAGCTTATGAGTTGGCCAATAAAGAAAACTTTAGAAAAAAAGCAGAATCAGTAGATAGGGATCTAAAAAGTATTGAACCTCGGCTTGTTAAAAGTGCGAAAAATAGAATTAAATGGGCAGTTGGTGATGAGTCGTATTCAAGAAACTTAACTAGCGGGAATGTACGCGAGATAAAGAAGGTAAATGATCGAACAAGAAATAAGTTATTTGTTGATCCACTATTAAAGAACAAAGAGACCAGAGCAGCTCGTGCAGAGGCATTGAAAGCAGAAAGATTAGCCAAGCAACCAGCTAAAGCATCTTATGTTAAACCTGAATCTGTTGTTAAGCAGCCGGTAGTTCAACCTAAGGCATCCTATGTTAAACCTGAATCTGTTGTTAAACCAAAGGTTGTTAAAGAAGCAGGGGCAGTACAGAATAAAGGTCGTGAAGAACTAGTTAAGAATCTCCGTGCTAAGAAAGCGTTAGGCAAGAATCTCAAGAAGGCAGGTTATGTAGGTCTCGGTGTAGCAGGCGCAGCTGGTTTAGCATATGGCGGTAAGAAGATCTACGATAAGTATAAGAAGGGCAAAGAAACTACAGATAAAGATTCTAAGGCTACTAAGGAATTCTCTGAAACAAAAGAGAAGGTTCGTAAGGGTCTTGAATATACTAGTACAGGTTTAGGTCTTGGTACTGGTCTTGGTTTAGGCACTGCAGGTTATTATGGACTTAAGGCAACTAAGAAGGGCCTTGATGGTATTAGCGCTTATGAAGGTAAGACTATTAAAGGTCTGCTGAAGAATAAAGAAGTTAAAGAGGCAGCTGATCTAATCAAGAGAAGTTTCAAGAATGGTGATGTTCGCTTCAAAGGTAACGGTAAGAAGGCATTAAACACTGCAGCAGGTTTGGCAGCAGCTTCTATTGTTGCTGGCGGTGCTAGTAAGTTATTAGGTAAAAACAAAGACTCTAAGAAGTAATTTTTTAGGGTTTGGTTCATATATCCCAAAGTGATAATTTATGTTATCTATTATTCGATTAGGCTTTGGGAACTCAGTTATTATAATCTATAAGATAATATTTAAACATGTTACGAGCAATTAAAGTAAGGTTATATCCGAACAAAATACAAAAACAAAAACTCGATCAAGTTCTTGGTTGCTACCGCTTTGTATATAATCATATGCTTGCTCGAAAACAAGAAGCGTACAATACGGATAAAGTAAATCTTGGCTTGAAAGAACTCTCAAAGTATTTATATCATGAATTTCTTAAAAACAAGGAATTTCAATGGCTCGGAGAACAGAACACAAAGGTGATGAATCAAGCCCTTAGACAGATGCTCACAGCCTATGATAAATTCTTCAAAGAACATAAAGGATTTCCAAAGTTCAAATCTAAGAGAGATAAGCTATCAGCATTGTTTCCTATTGAGGCAATTTCAAGGAAGAACACATTTGAAACTAGGAAAATAAGTCTAACAAAGAAGCTTAAAGGTTTGAGTTTTCGATGTTCTGACTTGTACCTATCCCGCCTTCAACGGTTTAAGGATAATATAAGGAGTGCTACCTTATCGAAAACCAAGAGTGGTCGTTACTACCTTTCAATTCTTATAGACATTAATGCGGCGGAATACAAGAAATTTAAGAAGACAGGTTGTGATATTGGAATTGACCTTGGGGTTAAGAATTTTGTTATAACAAGCGAAGGTGAGATATTTGAAAATAAGAAGTTCTATCGAAAGGAAGAGAAGAAACTCGCAAAACTCCAACGGCAATTATCCAAGAAAGTAAAGGGATCAAGTAACTTTAAAAAACAATGTGTTAGAATTGCCAAGGTCTTTGAAACCATAACAAACAAGAAGGATAGTTACATTCATTTGGTTGTTAATGACTTATTGTTACATTATGATACAATCTATATGGAAGACTTGAATGTAAGTGGAATGTTGAAAAACCACAAGTTAGCAAAGGCAATTCAAGAGGTTGGGTTTTACAAGTTCAAGGTAATCTTGCAGACCAAAGCGTGCCAAAGTGACAAGGGGGTTGTCTTGGTTGATAGGTTTTTTCCATCATCAAAGACTTGTTCAAAATGTGGTTATGTGAATAAAGACCTAAAACTGCGGGACCGTTTTTGGTATTGTTCAAAGTGCAATACATATCACGATAGAGATAAGAATGCAGCGATTAATATTCTCAATGAGGGGATGCGAATTAAGAACTGCATAGTATAGATATAAAGTAGGCATCCGTAGTGCCGAATTTACGCTTGTGGACTACCCAACTATGGGATTGCGAGACTACTTGTAATTAGTAGTGGTAGGTTGAAGCAAGAGGTGAAAAGTAAGAATAATTCATAAATTTTCTTAGATTTTCATGTACGGTTTGGGAACGAAAATTAAAGATTAATTAAAGTATGAAGAAGCACGAAGGTTTTTTTGAGAAGATGTTTGGTAGTTTCTCAGTTGGTTCATCGAGAGTTCCATTGAGATCTAACATTTTCAATAGTGGTTCTGGTTATAGTAAAATTGGATCAACTGGTGGTGGAAGGTTTGGTGGTAGTCAGAGAAAATCACCTCTCCTTGGAAATGCATCACCTAGTAATTTAATGTCTGGTTACTACGAAAGATCAGACGAGCTCAAGAGTTATCAGTTATTAGATGTTGTAAAATTAGCTACTAACTTTTTTGCTGACTACATAATTAACTTCTTAGGTGAGGGTAGAAATGCCGTTACTATTATGGATGAGAATAATGAGGCAGCAGATGAGTTTAAGACTGAGAAGATAAATGAAATACTAATCAATGACTTAAAGATCTACGATTACATCAGAAGTCATGTTAAGGATGTTGTATTTCATGGAAGCTATACTAGTATGTTGATGAATACTAAGGACGAACTAGGTCACCTTAAGTTTAGATTTGAGGAGATTAATGATCCAGTTAGTGTAGTGCTCAAGAAGAAGAAAGACAAGACAGGTGATACAGTGGATTCTTATATTACTAGGGGTTCAGACAATAAGCTCTATGAAATTCCATCAGAGAGTGCATTTATGTTAGGCTCTATTAACTTACGCCTTGAAAATGACCTTGATGAATCTTGGGAAAACAAAAATCACACAATAAAGCCTAGTTTTGGAAAGACAAGCGGAAAAGATAATATAGAAAAGGTACTTAAGACTTGTTCATACTTAGCAGGGGAGCCATTATTCTATTCATCTATCCTAAAGGTGAAAGAATTGGTTATCAAAGAGCTACTTGTATCACTTATTTCATTGAGGGATATATCAAGTATTCAGATTTTCTTACTGCAATTTGATAAGCAGACTCCACTTGAGACGGCTAATGAGATTTGTGCAAGAACTACTAAGCTGGCTAATAATACAAATGAACTAGCATCATTCTTAACGAGTCAATTTGATGCAGTGTCTTTCTTGGAAAATACACTCAGTCAATCAGCTAAGTTTGTACCTGACTATAACTCAACAATTGGTAATAAGAATAGTATGTTGCCACTAGATAAACTCAGTGATAAACTACTAGATCTTATGCAGAATCTCGATAACTGTAGGAGTAATGTACTTAGTCCTCTCGGTATCCCAGCAACAATCTTGGATAGTACGAGTGGTAGTAAGTGGCAGATCCTACAACAAAGTGAGAGAGCTAATAGTAGGGTGACGGGTTTTATGACAGGTATTAAAGAATCAGTTACTAGGTTAGCTGCTAAGATATATGAAACAGTATATCATGAAGAGATTGACCCAAGTAGAATCCAACTACATATTAGCGAAAAGACTAGCGTTGAGTATAATAATCAAATAAACCAGAGTGAAAGTATTGGTGGACTTGTGAATGGTATTACTGGTATTGTCACTAACGCACTCCAAACATTAGAAGGATCAGCACCTCTTATTGATACAAAGGCTTATCTCAGTTATATACAAGGACTCATTAAGGACATTGACCCAAATACTGAGCCTCTCATAACAGAAGATACAATCAATAAGTACACAGCATATTCACAGGCAAAGCTATCTAATATGTTGGAACAGCAAGGTATGGATCCAAGTATCTTAGAAACACCAACGGAAGAAGGAACATGATAATACTAAGAAAACAATATTCTGCTACTGAAGAAAGTGATGTAGCTAAGAAGGAAGAAGAAAACAAGAAGAAAACGAAACTTGCTAAGGCGGCAGGTATTAGTTTAATGGGTATGGGTGGTACTACTGCTGGACTTGCTACTTTAATCGGCGGTGCTAAGAAAAAGTACGGTAAGATGACAGTAGAAGAAATAAAGAAGCTTCACCCAAAACTTAGCGATAAGTCTATTAAGAAGTACCTAGAGAGATTGCCGACAGACAAGCAAGTAGGTAGTGCAAAAAAGACTGGTAGCTTGGCGGCGGTAGCAGGAGCACTTACACTAGGCGCTGCACTATATAATCAGAAAAAGTCAGGGAAAGATGATTCTACTAAGGAGTAAATACTATGCAGCTCCAGAACCAGGTGATATTGTTGACCCAGATAAAAATAAAACAGGTCAAGAATTACCAGAGCAAGGGGCAGAAGCAAAGAGTCAAGAAGTGTCAGCCAGAGATATGCAGATTGAAAGGATGAGACTACAGAGACAACAGCTCCAAATGAATCATCAGAGACAACAGATGCGTATTAAAGAACAGATGCAGAAGAATAGGCAGCTTACGCAATTACAAAGGTCTGAGAATGAAAAAGAAATCTCAGATAATAAAGACCGTATTAGAATTAGGCAGCAGGAAAACACAAACCAGAAGCCAGATAATACAAGTCTCTATAAGAATAAAGCGAAAACTGCACCTCCTGTATCAATGCCTAAAAAGTAAGACACATGGACGAGTTAAAGGAGAAACGATTTACTAGTAAGGTCGAAAATCAAGAAGACGCGCTAGAAAATCAAGATAGGTATAATCCTCTCAAAGAAACTGAATAAAACTTAACTAGGCTATGATCATACGAAGGAGGAAGAATTTTTCAGGCTACGTACCAACTAGCGGTATTGATTATAGTAGTGTCATAGTTGGTGCAGTAGACCCAATTGAACAGGTAGATGAAAAGATTGAGGAAATACCTATAGTCAACGAAGCTAGTAGAAAAGCTAGATCTAGAATTACAAGCATTACAGGTCCACTAAGAATTCTACTAGGTAAGGGAAGAAAAGAAAGACAAAGACAAGAACTACTAGATACAATTAAGAGTAGTAGTTCCAACAAAACTAGATAATACATAAATAATATGATCGTAAAGAGAATTAGATTCTACTCTGATGGAGATGTAGAGAGAACACCTCTATCTAAAGTAAAGAATCCTACTTTTGGAGCACAAGGTACTTACTTTGGTAGACGTGCGGCACATAAAGCAGATGAAGAGGGTGCAAGTGATGAGGAAATTCTAAGAAGGGCTAAGAAAGCGAGCACAATATCAGGTGCAATTGAAGGTTCTATAGTTGGTACAGCTTTGGGCAAATCAGTAAAAGATTCACTAAGTAATAAGAGAAACTTAGCAAAACTTCAGAAACTTGCAGACGAGAATCTTAAGAAAGAAGGACTGAATAAGTTTGCAAAGAAAGTACTCAGAAACAAGAATGCTGGTACTGCGGCTGGAGTTGCCACAGGTTTGGCAACAGCTGGCACTATGGTAGGTCTAAATAGACTAGCTAGCAGTATGAATACTAAGTCTCGCTTGAAGAAGCGTAAGGAAATGGACTCTAACAAGTAATAAGTTATGATTATTAAAAGAATCTCATATTTCTCAGACGGCGAAAAAAAAAAGAGCTGTTCGTCTTGGGGATATTCAATCACATCGTGGTCGTGGTAGAGCTGCAGTATTAGGCGCTATCGTTCCAGGTATGGTTGGTGGATACATTGGTAAGAAAAAGGCTGAGGACTTAGACGACGAAGGAAAGTCTGATGCAGAGATCTTACGTGGCTCTAGAAAAACTGGTGCCATTGCAGGTGCTGCCACAGGTGCTGCATTAGGTCTTGGTGTCGGCAGGAGTGTAGGTAGCGGTCTATTTGGCGTTGCTACTGGTGCACTTGGTGGTTACTTAGGCTCAGACAAGAATACACGCACTCGACTTAAGAAGCGCAGGGAGTTAGAAGAGCGCCTTAGTAAGTAATGATTATTTCCCAGTGAATTTGAAATATGGATTCTACTATTCGATTAGGCTGGGAAAACTAAAATTATATAGTATGAGTAGATTTAGAACAGACGGAATTCACATTACTAGTCCTGCAGGGGTGTGGGGCTATGATGACTTAATTGGTGCTACTGTCAGGGTTAAGTCTCGTAGTATTAGTAGTGGATTATTTAGCGTTGATAGTTCTAGTGAGTATCGGATTAAGTCTGTTCGTTTTAGGCTTGACATTGATACAGGTAAGCTAGTGACTATTATATGTCTTGATGGTCTTGATGGTGAGTACGTTTGGAAGGACTTAGAATTACTCAGACTAGACCTGTGTAAGTGTAGCAGGAAGAAAGATCCAACTCCTGATAAGCCTCGCAAAGAAGAAGACGAAAAGAAAGTTGCTGTTGTGTATAATATCTGCAACGAGGAAGGCGTCTTAGTATACAGCGAGGAAAGATTACAGTTGGTTGGAGAGCCTGCTAAGTTAACACAGGAACGACCCTACACAGATTACACATACAATACGGACACTATCAAGGAGACGACTAAGAAGGTAGTAGTTAATATTAAAAATGACAACACAACTATTCCTCAAGGTCATTTTCAATTCATGGAACTACTAGGGCAAGACATGACGTTATATACTGAAACTTTCGATAGATTCTTAGGTAGTTCGTATGGGGCTAGATTCATGGTAGGTGATCAAAACTTAGCAGTACTAGATGACGGTACTATTGGATTAACCGAAAAAGTTTTTAAGTGGGAGATTCTAAAAAACCCACTAGACTCAGACTACCTACTCGTGAAAGCAAAGGGACTAGAGAAGTACCTATCTTGTTGTATGGATGAAATTACACCTAGGTTTAAAGTAGTTGAACCAGATAAGAATGGTGTTGTTAAGTCTATTTTGGGATTATATGTTATCGGTCGAGATAACACCCCAATTGGTTCAGATTAAAATTAAATAATATAAATATAATGCAGATTAAAGTTAAATTATTTTCAGTGGGCGGTATACCAGCAAGTGATTCTAGTATAATTCCGCGCCGTGTGGTTGAAGAGTATTTAGCTAGTGATAAGTACAAGGAGGATATTGCAAAGAAGAGGATGTTAGGTTCTCTCACTCACCTAGTACGTAACTGGGCAGCGCAGAACAAGTATAATGCTAGTGTTGCAAGTAAGACGGCAGGTAAGGATGACCAGCTTATGTTAGTTGGTGTTGCATCTCCTACTCACTATATTGATCGTATCTGGATTGAGGATAGTGATCAGTGGGTATATTGTACAGCTACTATCCTATCAGAGGAAGGAATGGATGATCAAGCAATTCAGAACATTAGACGTCTGAAGGGTATGATCTCTAATTCAATATTACCAGGTGTATCAGCGGTAATTCTTGGTTATTGGGATAATCAGAACTCCCATGATACACTTAAGAAATTAGTATCTCTGAAGGGTTTTGATGTAACTATGAATCCAAGTTGGGCAGATGCATCAGTAGTAGAAGTAGTAGATCATTCAGACACTAGTACAAAGACATTTTCAGATACTAGTGAGGGTAGTACTAAGTTATTTGTAAAGGAGTTTTCAGATCTTTCAGTATTTGGAGACACTAAGCTACCTAAGAGTTCAAAAATTAGCAATCACTTCACTACGCTTAAGGCAAAACAGTTCAGCTCTGGTAATGTAGCTGTAGAGATTAGTAATGATTCTCCTTATTCTGGTGTATTCAAGGAAGAGCAGAAGGAATTTTCTATTAGTACTCTCAAGGAACGTGTTAGATATGCGAAGTTTAGTCCCCGTATGAGATTTAGGAGATTATTCTTAGAGTACAAACAACTAGTAAGGCAGTCAGGTGGTCTAGAGAAGATTGACCCAGAGACACTTAAGATCATGAAGTCTCTATTTATGTCTGATGTGCTTGATATTTTTAAGAACATTACACCAGAAGTAGTATCAGGAAAACAGGTATCTACGTTGATTGGTGCAAGCTCTCTCGGCAAGTCAGTAAGAGTAGCAGCACAGAAATTACAGATGCCATATAGGTTAGCAATGCAGGAAATGAGCAAGACAGGTAAAGTTAGTCCAATGCGTCTGAAGAAGATACAAGAGGCTTACACTGAATTTGCCAAGTCTATGATTGATGAGGTATTCGGTTCTAATCCAGTACCTGCAGAGCTAGAAAATGAAGAAGAAGGAGGAGAAGAGTAATGGCTAGAATGAAGTTATTTTCTCAGAGACGTAAGTTGTTCAGTGAGGAATATAATGAAGGTGGTATGACTCTCCGCCAGGTAGTATGTAGAGATTGTGGTCATGTAATGGAAACTGCTGAGAACGTAAGTCAGATCCTTTGTCCTAATTGTGGTGGACGTAGATTTAACTTAAAGCTGTTCAAGGAGAAGTTGAATCCAGAAACAGAGAAGCATGAGGACAGTCTTAATGAGTTTGAGACTAAGCTGAAAGAGTTTAGTGGAAAGACAGTTACTAAGGATATTTTCGAAAAGACCTTCAGTAATAAGGCAGATGATATGCTTGAGAAGGGCTTTGCTAGTATTGTTGATAATGATGTAGTAATTAGTCCTACTGCATTTGAACAAGAGAGATTATTTAGTAAGTTGATTATTCAGGTTACTAAGGTTCTTGATCTTGATGAGGATGTAGTTGGTGGTGATAGAGAGTTTAAGTCTGACCTAATTGATAGACTTGACGATCGTAGAATGTTGCCAGAGAAAGGTATTATGATTCTTAAAAAGGCACATGACATTACACCTAGGGAATTACATTTCAGTGAGGATTGCTGTTCAGATTGGGTAAGCGATTCTAGTATTATCCCAGACTTGAAATTAGAATATGCTAATCAGAGTATGGGTATTAAGCAGTTCATGGATATCTTAAGAAATAGATACCCAGATGCACCAGAAGACATTATTGATCAGCTTATTTCTAGGGATGTTATTTTCTTAGATGGCAGTCAGGTTACGATTAAGAAATAATTAAAAAATACATAAATGAAGAAGACTAGATTTATGGAAGTCATGTTCTCAAATACAGATGAGGAATTGGCTAAGCAGGTAGACAACGATATCAAGTCCGCTAAGGAGAATGGTGTTGTTGATACCGAGGAAGTAGAGTATAGAAATGTAGGTGATGGTAATGTTGCTATCACTGACAAAGAGAATGGTGAGGTTACTTTAGCACAGGAGGCTGCTGACGAAGCTGATACTTATGATCTCGTCGCTGTTCCGGATGGTCAGTTGGAAAAATTTGTCCACCCGTCTGCAGATGGAGTTCACCCAGGTAATCAGGTTGGCGCACCAGATGAGAAAGTAGAGAATCACGTAAATGGGGGTGTCATTAACCCAGAAGCAGAGGATGGCGGTTTAAATCCTGAGGCTGGTAATGAGCGTCTTGTTGAGGATCTTGCAAAGCAGGGCCCTTGTATGGATGGCGACTGTGATGAGAAGGAATTTTCAGTATTCACAGACAATCAGGCAGTTCTTCGTATTTTCAGCGATCAAGAGTACTGTGAGCGTCTTTTCTCAGAGGTAATCGAGAGTGAGGAGACAGCTAAGGTAGGTGATCTTAAAATTGAGAAGTTGCCAGATGAGGATAATACTGTTGTTGTTACTAATGAGACAACAGGTGACCAGGCAAAGGTAACTATGGACGACGATGAAATGGAAGTAGAGGAGCTTGACAGAAATGTTGAGACTCGTAACTACAGCGATTTCATGCCACTCTTTGTAGTAGGTGTTCAGCCATTTGATCATATCATTGTAGATGCACAGGAGTATTCAGAGGAGAGTGCTGAGGAATTGAAGGCACAGCTCGAGGAGGATGGTGTACAGTCAGTAGAGATTTTCGATAATCAGGAAGACGCACGTACCTATGCAATTCAGCTCCTTAATAGTCTTGGTGCAAATCCAGCATGTGGTCAAGGTGAGGTTGAAGAGCCAGTAGAGGAAAGAGAGTACAGCGAGTATGTAGGTGCACCAGTATTTACAACTAGGTACTACTCAGATGACAATGAAATGATGTGCCGTATGTTCTCAGAGGCATCAGCAGGTATCGCACACACTCAGGATCTCGTAGAGGAAGCAATTCATTCAGGTGATCCAGTAGAGTTTGAAGATGGCGTTATTACTCCTATTGATGCACAGAACGCAATTATCTCAGATGTAGCAGGTGGTCATACTCTTGCATCAGTACAGGGTGTAGATATGCAGCTTGAGAAGATGGATGCAGAGGATGCACAGGCAGTTCTTGGTGGTGAGGATCTTATCGAGGTAGAGTCAGACAATGATGATGACTTCGAAGGTGAAGAGGAAAGAGAGTATTCTGATATCTATTCAAATGAGGCAGAAACTAAGTTCTTCTCTGATTCAGAACCAATGACAGCTTACATGGAGAGACTATTCTCAGAGGAAGCAGACCAGGATGATGTTGAGAAGGCACTAGAGTCAGACGATGTAGTTGAGACAGAGAACGAGATTATTACTCCAATTAGTGACGATGTTGCAGTAATTGAGGATAAGACAAATGGCGAGTTCTCTAAGGCTATTATTGACGATGAAGAGGATACTATGGATGTAACTCCACTTACAGAGGATGAAGCAGAGGCCCTTATGGATGAGTCTGACGACGATGACGACGATGATGAGGAGCAGAAGGAGTATTCTGACATTTATTCTGACGAAGCAGAAACAAAGTTCTTCTCAGAGGATGAGCCAATGACTGAGTTCATGGTACGTTTATTCTCAGAGGAAGATGGTGAGAGCCAGTGTCCAATTGAGGCAGCTATTGAATCAGGTGAGCAGATCGAGACTGAGGGTGAGATTATCACTCCAATCAGCGATGACACAGCAGTAGTTGAGGATAAGGGTAATGGCGAGTTTACTAAGGTAGTTGCAGTAGATGATGAGACTATGAATGTTCACCCATTGTCAGACGATGAGGCAGAGAATCTTATCGGTGATGAGGATGAAAAGCAGTTCTCAGATGTTTACACTAATGAGGCAGAGACAAAGTTCTTCTCAGAGCATGAGCCTATGACTTCTTATATGGAGAGATTGTTCTCAGAAGAGGCAGATCAGGATGATGTTGAGAAGGCACTTGAGTCTGGTGATACTGTAGAAACTGATAATGAGGTTATTACTCCAATTAGTGATACAGTTGCAGTTGTTGAGGATAAGAATGAGGATGGTGAGTTCACCAAGGCTATCATCAATGAGGATGGTGAGACGATGGATGTTACACCACTTACAGAGGATGAGGCTGAGACATTGATTGAGGAAGCAGAGAAGGCAGATGAGCATGAGAAGAAGTTCTCTACTCTTGACAAGTTCTTTGCAGAGGCAGTAGTTCCAGCAACAGCTCCAGTAGCAGCACCAGTACAGGCTCCAGTTGCAGTAGATCCAAATGCAGTCGCAGCAGATCCAAACGCACAAGTAGTTGATCCTAATGCACAGGTAGCAGATCCAAATGCAGTTCCAACAGTAGAGAACATTGAGGATAAGGCACTTGCAGCAGTTGAGTCTATTAAGGCAGCAGCAGCAGAGGCATCAGCTCAGATTATGGAGGCTAAGGCAGCACCTGCACCAGACGCAGAACCTGAGATCGTAGAGGCACAGTTCTCAGAGAAGACATTTAGCGAGAATGATACACTTGTATCTTGGCTCAGCAATAAATAATATACAAACAAGTAATATAAATTAATTTATAACATATGAATAACTATTCACAGATTTTGGGCAATTCTGCAATGATGGATGCCCTTCGCGCAAGTTCAGTTTCAGCAGAGGACGCTCGTCTTCGTGGTAATGAGTATGCAAAGATGTTTTCTCGTAACGAGGAAATGATGGACGTATTTGGTTTGGGTGGTAACAACGCAAACCTCCTTCAGAAGACCTTCTCTGGTTATTCTGAGACTCCACTCTTGTCAACACAGTATTTCAACGCATCAGTAGCTTCTTACGTAAGCTCTTTTGCAGGTTATATGTCAATCGAGCGTGACTTCGATCAGCCAAACGGCTTGTTCTATTGGTTTGATGTTCTGGGAGTTACAGACCTTCGTTCAGTTCTTCCTAACCTCGGTCCAGATCAGTATCAGGACGTACAGGTAATGGGTGGCTTCGAGCTTCCAGTTACAGTTAATGCAGGTACCGCTGCTTACTCTCCACTCGTAGGTCGTAAGTTGATTCCAGGTACTGTACGTGTTAAGGTTGAGGATGGCACTGGTAAGAAGTACGAGTTGATCGATAATGGTCAGGGTAGCTTCATGGCAGTTGCTGGTGTACTTAAGACTGGTACTGTTAACTACCTCAATGGTAAGATTGACTTCGAGTTGACTACTGCTGTTCCTGCAAATGGTACTATTACCATCGTAGGTAAGGAGGATACAACTGGTACTCCTAGCTGCACAAACGGCGCATCTAATGCACATGCAAATGACAAGCGTTTCATCGCTAAGATGCAGCAGATTGCTTTGAACACTGTACCTGATATGTTGGTTGCTGAGTATAACATCGCAGCTCTTGGTGCAATGAAGAAGGCAACTGGTTCAGATATGGCTACTTTCTTGTTCACAAAGCTTCGTGAGCTTTATACAAAGACTATCAACTTCAAGTTGGTTAGCACACTCGAGAAGGGTTATGCTGGTAACGTAATGGATGATCTTGATCTCTCTAACGCACCTGCATCACTTGCATCTAAGTTCATGGACTATCGTTCACGTGTTGACTTGTTCGATGCATACTTGATCAATGTTGAGTCTGCACTCGCTACTAAGGCTGTTAAGGGTGTTACTACTACTGCTTACATCGCAGGTAACCAGGCAGCTAACCAGTTCCAGAAGGGTGGCGTTATCGGTAAGTTCGAGCGCAACACTAAGATGACATACATCAGTGACCTCCTTGGTTGGTATGATGGTGTGCCTGTACTTCGTTCTACTGATATTCAGGAGAAGGCTGGTGAGGGTACATTCTATGCTATCCACAAGACACAGGATGGTCAGATGGCTCCTCTTGCACGTGGTATCTACATGCCATTGACTGATACTCCAACTATTGGTAACTACAACAACCCAACTCAGATGGCTAGTGGTATTTACTATCAGGAGGGTGTACGTTACTTGGCACCTGAGCTCGTTCAGAAGGTAAGCTTCAAGTTTGGTTTCTAATCCTAGGAATATAATTTTCCCTTAAGTATAATAGGATTTAATTAGATATTAAGTGAAGGGGAATTCTCATGTTACAATAAAGGACATGGTTTTCTCCTTCTACTTCTACTTTTTACAACTTACAGTGCCGCTAGGATTAATCTCTTAGCTGGGGCTGTATTATTTTTAAACACAGTACAGGTTATATGGCAAAGTACAGATTAAGACGTAAAAGTTTTGGCCTTGGTAATGCAATAGGAACACTTGCTAAGAAGACCTGGGGTACAGGAATAGGTAAGACAGCTATCATTGGTGGTGGTATTGCAGCAGCAGGCGCAGCTTATGGTGGTGCTAAATACTTAGGAGCTTCAAAAGATGCATTGACCGGAGAAATGGGAAATGAAAATGGAGCTGGTTATTAAAGGATAATATCATGGCAATTTATAAGTTAACTAGGAAGACTTTTTCTGAAGAGCTGAAGAAAATGTATGAGCTCAAAAAGGCTGGTAAACTACAGGGATCACTTGCTGAAAACGTAGCTAAGGAAAAAGCAAAAAATGCAGCAGCATCTGCACAGAAGGTAGTAGATAGGGCAGCTAGAAAAGTTGCTGGAACTGCTTTACAAGGACAGGCAGGGCAGATTTCAAAAGCTGTAGGTAAAGAAGGCTATCAGAAAGTTATCAATAGTACAGCTGAAGCAGTAAAAGCAGCTGGGCAACAAGGTTTCAATAAGGGTGCTCAGTCAGTAGGTCTCAAGCAGGGTATGATGAATACTTGGAATAATGCAGGTAAGATGGGTAAGGCCGGTATGGTAGGTGCTGGTGTTGCTGGTACTGCACTTCTTGCAAAAGGTTTGTTTGGTGGTAAGAAACAACAGCAGGCAGCTAACTAAATTCTAGTAGGTAGACTATGAGAAATGAAATAATCTACAACGGTCTTCGCATTACAACAGATAAGTGTAGGTATTTTCAAGTAGTACAAGGCAAGTATGATACAGTCTTAGAAAATGAAAATACCTCAACGCTTACATTAACATACTCTCCAGGTAGCTCTGCGAAATCCTTATCTAACTCACTCGGCTTGCCCTTAGTTGGTAATGGAAACTTAGTAATGACACCAATGAGTAAGCCTAGTAGATTTTCTCACCCTACTATTACACTAAATGGGCTACGATTGGAGAGGCTTACGTATGACCCTCACATTATTAATATTGTGATTGCAGACGATACAGAGTCTAGGGTTGTACAGAATTATAAGAATACAGTTTTTGTAGTATCTAAGGCTGATTACAAGAACGAAGAGTTTATAAATTACCTATTTTATTCAGGTCAACTTCTTTACTTAAGACCTGTGGGACCTAAGGTTAAGAATTATAAAATCTATAACTTCCCAAAACTATTAATAGGTGATGGAAACACTGAGGTAGAATCAACAAATAATACTATCTACACGCTGAGAAAGAGGTATAATGATTACTTGATACGTGAGATTGACTATCAAGATAAATTTCTACTAGAGGTTAGGAGAATACTTGATGATTATGGGGTAGAGCTAGTAAGGTTGAATAAGGAGAAAACACTTACTAAATCTTCTTACATCACATATCAATTTAATCAAACCCCTACTAACTATTCTCATCCTAAACGTGGAGACCTAGAAAGAAATATCATGAGTCATAAACAGCCAGTCGAATTTGTATTTCACACAACAGATATGGTACTGTATCATGATTTTAAAAATAAGTATAGTGATGTATTATTGCTTACTAATTTCGTTGAGTTCACTACCTTAGATAAATATGGTGATCCTTTTACAGCTGCCGTTAAGTGGAGCTCGATAACAGAGGATTTTAACCATATCTATCAACCAGACGATAACTCTAATTTTGCGTTTCAGTGTCAGTTTAGATGTGACCTGTCTTACTATGAAGTCTTAGATACTAGATTTGGTTTCTTAGAGGAGATCAATACAATACTAAGAACAGAAGATAAGGACAGAAATAAGAAGACGTCTGTAGAAGAAGAAAAAACAATAAAACAAGATGATAAAGTTCAGAAGTAAGTTCCTCGAATCAGATGCAGTTGATGAAGCAATCAATCATCTAGAGGAAAAGAATGTAGACTTCAACCTAATCTCTAAGAAAGATGCCGACAAGGTAAGTAAGGTTAATTCTAAGTCTATGGTATTGATGTCTTTTATAAAAACAGATAAAGGTTCTTATCAGATTACAGTAAAAGACAAGGAGTTTTACCCATATACTCGAAAACTAATTGGCGACCCGAATTACTTCAACATGAAAATCACAGATACAGATCCAAAAGAAAGGACAGTAACTGGAGAGACAAGTCACTTAGGTATTGCATTAGACATTATAGAAATATTGGGTGTTAAGTATAATTTATCAATAGTTAAGTAGGATGATAAATTTCAGACAGAAGAACTTCTCAGAGTATGATGCAATGCGGACTCTTTATGTTGAATTAATGAAGAGAACAAATGGAGACCGTAATAAGTTTCCAACAATTAATTCGAGCGCATTAATTCCAATCCTGAGAGGTAATAATATAGTAATCGAACGTTTTGTAATTAGTACTTCATTCTTCAACAAGGATAAGTATCGTATGTACCTTAAGATTGGTGCAAAAGCTAAATTACCAGATGACGTTAGATTATCTCCAAAAGTATACGACAGACGACTTGGTAATATTAGTCTCTCCCTAAGTAAGAAGATTTTTTCCGACAACAACGATAGGGTGAAGCTATTTAGTAAGAATAAGAATCGTAACGGAGGTAATAAGCCACAACAGCAACAGGGAGGTGGTTTCAATAATTACGGGCAACCAAATAACAATAACGGACAACAGAACAATAACAATAATAACGGAGGAAACAAGGGCGGTGAGTTTATCAATAGCTCATTTAGTCCAGACTTCAACCTAAAATATCAAGTACAGGAATTATTAGGTGATGCAATCAAGTACGATAAACCTAGTAGAAGTCTTGTCCTAGAGTTCCCAAGTATTGATTCCGCTATTGATGCCCTTAATATACTACCTTTCGGATTAAACTATAAGATTTATCTATTAGACGCATGATGATAATAAAACGTTTCTCTAATATCATTAATACAAATGCGCCCTCTATCGGATTTAAACGAAACAGAAAATATGATATGGACCTCAACAGACTAGGAAGGATGAAAACTAGTCAGAGGGAACTTCATAGGACTGATGATATTAGGGCAGAGCTAAGAGAAATGCAGAGCGAACTAAATAGAGGGTTAGGATGGAATAATTTAAAGGACGACTAATTATGGCAACATATAAGATAAAAAGAAAAACATTTGGATGGGCAGAAGGCGCACAGAATACAGTAGGCGGTATTGCAGGTGGTGTTGGTAAGGCACTTGATTCAAAACCTGCTGCTATTGCCGGTGGATTAGCTGGTGGTGCAACATTAGGCTCAGCAATTGGTCAAGGTCTATCTAGCTTAGGTGGATTGGCAGGTGCAGCAAGTGGTCCTCTTGGTTGGTTAGTAGGAGCAGGTATTGGTGCCGCTGCTACAAGAGGTTTGGGTAAAGGTCTTAAATCTGCTAGTGATTCAATGCAGTCTTAATAATATTAGGAGGACTGTAAGATGATTAGATATAAGCAGAAAGAATTTTGGATTGGACCTGCTCTCACTGTTGGTTCTACATTGCTTGGTTTGAAACAGAGTAGTGATCAGAGTGAACAGATGAAAGAACAAGCAGAGGCCCAAGCAGAACAAATGGAAAAGCACGACGAATTATTGAAAGAGCAGAATAGAAAGCTTGATCGTATTGCAGAACGTGCTAAGAGTAACCCAGAACAAGCAATGGCAGCAGCGAGTAGTCTTGATCAAAAACAGAAAGAGTTTGGATTCTCCGTTGGTACACTTAGAAATATTGCGAAAGCTAAAGGTGCTATTACTAGTTTCGGTAAAGAGGCAGCTGGACTTGCAAGTAATGTAGGTAAGGCAGGCGGAGCAACATTTGGTAAGAGCATGGCAGGTAATGTTGCAACTGGTCTTACTATGGGAGTTGCTGGTTATGCAGGGGGTAAATTCATTCAGCATAATATGAAGAAAAATGGCCTTGATACAGACGAGAACGGAAACTTAGTACAGACTGGACAGCAACAGAAGGCATATTCAGCATTGAGTGGTATATCGACGATGGGAAAATCCTTTGGTAAGATGGTCGGTAATAACTTGAAGAAGAAATCAACTTGGGTTATGGCCGGAGGTTTTACAGCAGTTCCAGCAGTAATGGGTTATATGTCTGATAAGAAACAGATGAATGACCAGATAGCGGCAACACAACAGGAACAATCACAGGCTCCACAACAGAAAGCGTATGCAGCAGTTAATCCAGGTTTCATTGGTAAAGTAACTAGTGCAGTTAAGAATTTCAAACCTAGTAGCTTAAAGCCTGGATGGTGGGATTTCAGTAAGTTCAAAGCACATCCGGCACAAACAATGTCAGGTTTTGCAGCTAATGTTGGTAGTTTTGGTATGATGGGTACTAAGCAGGTTCAGAAGTTTGGTAAGAGACTTGAGGAACTTGGTAAGGGTGGTACATTAGGTAAAGGTATTACAGGTACTCAGAATAATGCAGCAGTTAAGGTAGGCCAGTTCATACAAAATCATAAGACAGCTGCTAATCTAGGTGCAATTGGTGTTGGTGTAGGTCTCACTAAGGCAACTTGGGATGGTAGTCAGGCACTTACTAAGAAGATTGGTAAGACACTTGACCCAGGTGCATATAAATATCAAGATGCACAAGATAGAAAAGCACAACTCGCACAACAACAGGCAGGTCAACTAGAACAACAGTAAGATGGCAGTATATAAGTTAAAAAGAAAAAATTATACGGTCTGGGATGATACAGATAATCTCAAACGTATGAAAGATGCTGATATTCTCGCTGAAAAGAAAAAGACCAATAGTTATGCGCCAATTGTAAAACAAGCTGCGACGGGTGCTGCGGCTGGTCTTGGTGCTGGTGTAGTCTTAGGTGCAACAAAAGGACTGTTTAAGCCTGGTATTAACGCAGCTGGACGACAAGTATCTAGATTATCAGCAATGGGTCGAGGTGCAGCTAAGTTTGGTAAGGCTGGCGCAATGATTGGTGGTCTAACGGCAGGTGTGATGGCATATAACAAGGGAAGTAAGCAGGCGAAGGATAATGAATTCTATAACCAGCGACTTGAATATGCAAAGAGACAGGCACTTAGGAGAGAAAGAGCAGATTGGAAAACTAATATGACCCAGAGGGAGGGTTATTCTTATTAATAGTATATGATCAGATTTAGACAAGGACTCTACAGCAGTGTAAGTGAGCTATCTGACAATGTTAAGAAGAAAGCTTCCGCATGGGCTGAGAAGAATCCAAATACAGTAAAGAATCTAAAAAGTCCATTCTTAGTACTTAGTGCGTCAGGTCTTGCATTAAATGTGGCCAATACGTACAACAATAAGAAGAAGAGTAAGAGTGACAGAGAGATTCGAGAGAGAGAATTAGATGCACTTAATAAACTAACTACCCAACTAAACAGAACAAGTAATTCAGTGAGGACGTTAAATACTGGTATAAAGCAAGTACAACCAATACAAGCCCAACCAGTACAACAGCCTGCTCAGAAGGGTAGATATAGTAGAATAAAAAGTATCTTAGGATAAATAACTAACATATTAAAAATAAATTATTATGGCAGAGAAAGTAATTAATGATGAGTTGACATCAGCAGTTTTGGATGATGGTATGATGCCAGTTGCTATCAATGCATTGGGCGAGCGTTCAGCTGAATATAATGCAGAGGACTTAGTAGGTCTTCCTGATGAGACTACTGTTAAGGGTCAGGCAGCTAAGGCAAAGAAGGCAGCAGGTTCTAGTCCAGCAGTATCACCAGCAGGCCCAGGTGCAGTACCAGGTATCGGCGGTTAAAAAAGTAATTAAACAATATGATTAAGTTTAGAGAGAAAGACTTTAGTAATTATATTGTTAATGATGCGATTAAGGGGGCAAGTATTGGCGCAACGGCTGGTGCATTAGCTAGTGGACGTGTCAAGAAAGTCCCTTTCTTTAAAGAAGGTAAGATGCTTGCAGGGGCTGGTGCAATTATTGGTGCAGCACTTGGAGCCTTAGTTGGAACAGCTAGACAGTTAAACGAGCATTTCAATAGGAAGGGTGCAGATAATAGACTTATGGCACCAATACTAAGAGAGCTCAATAAGAAGTGTTATCGAGAGGGTCAAGATTATACCAGAGATCCAAAGAAGGCTAACTTACTCGGTACTAAGGTTTGTCTAGTAATTAGTTCTGATGGTTCTGATTTTAAGATGTTAGTTAATACAGCAGATGACCCTGAACTAAGAAACTTAAGTAGGAAATTAAGTAAGAATATTCCAGCAGCTCAGGTATCAACAAATTTCGCATCTAACAAATATAACGAAATACAGATATCAACTGTACGAGATGTTAGGAGTAATCTAAATGCAGTCCTGTCAGTAGTGGACGGATTTATACAAGCAGATTACCCAGTATATCTAGTAGAGGTTGGTTAATTAATTAAATAAGAATAAATTTAATGGCACAGTGGAAAGAAACTCAGGAACCGTACGTAAAAGTTCATGAGAAAATTAGAACTGCCTCAGTAAATCCAACGGCAGGTGAAAACTTGATTATTGGTGGTGTTATTGTATCAGATGCAGGACCATCAGTACCAACGTTGATTACTAGCCAGGCAGAGTTCATTGCTACATATTCATCACAGGACTTAACTAAGGGGTATGTAGAGTCACTTAATAAATTATATAAGGGAGACGATCATACAATGGCTGAGACAATGTGGTTGAATGCTTATCGTCTTGCTGGTTCAAATAACTTGCTCTTAGTTCGTGCAAGTAAGGCTAGTGATATCTTCTTTGCAAAACCACTCGTAAAAGATGACAATAGTGTTTATATTGTACGTGATGGTCAACTGCTCAAGAAGGTGCCAGAGTTTAAGTTGGTAGTAGATGTTGATAAGGATAGTGCAGATCATAATTCAGATGGTTGGGCAGTATCTATCAATGGTGTAGGCTCACTTGGTAATAGAACAACCGATGAAGGACCACAATATGACTACTATGTACAGAATCTTAAGGAGCTAGTATCATACCTTAACGATACATCTATTTTCTTCAGCCCATCTTACACACTTTATGAGGATGAGAAGGCAGAGGTAGTAGCAAGTGACCCTAAGGATGCAGTAAGTGTTGTATTCCATGAAGTTTATGTTGGTGTTGAGGTCCTAGATAAGTCCGATAAGCGTGGCGTGGATGGTCTCGCGTATGTAGTAGTTTGCGAGAAGGATTGGACGCCAGAAAATCCCGGACAGAAGATTGTGGACCTGAATAGTGCAGCGTTCTCAGGATTTAAGCCAGCTAAGAATTATGCAGTGAATAACTATAATTCAAGTACACCACTCAAGGTTCGTATCCGCAGGTTTAATCATGATGCAGTAATTACAAAGGAACTAAGTAAGGCAGATGTAAATAGTGGTGGTAATTCCCCTTATACAGTACTTACAACCGTCTTAGATACTTTCACTAAGAACGGTACAATCTCACCAAAGGCAGATGTACTCGATCGTGATTTCTATGAGGTAGCAGTAATTGACCCTAGCGTAAGCAGTGAGCCAGTATATTTCAATGTTGGTAAGATTGCTGGTCGTGGTGATGTAACAGTAGATGAATTGAATAAGTCACTTAAGATGATTCAATTACAACTTCCTGATGACTTGAGCGATCTTGGTCTTGACTACTTTGGCTATCTTCCTAAATCAAAGCAGACAGGTTGGATGCCAGTTAAGAAGGATGAGCTTGAGTCTGGTGATCTTGCTAAGGTTAAGGCATATGACAGTAAGCTTGATATGAAGGCAGCTACTGCAAGTGTTGGTGATGTAGCGGTAGTTGGTAAGAAGTCTGTTGATTACTATGAGTACAAGACAACTACTACAAGAGACTGGCAGTTGTATAGTCCAAGTGGTACAGAGGCAGACAATGCACAGGAGTATACAGATCTTACTACACTCAAGGCAGTAGAAGGTACAGATGGTCAGTATGCAAAGCTCAATGAAAGTGGTCAGGTAACATACTACAAGTGCACAGTTACTACATCGGAGCCTGGTTGGGTTAAGATGGATACAACAGGCACTGCTAACTATGACGAATCTTCACTTGCATCACTTAACGAGCACATTGTTAAGCCAAAGGTAGGTGATATTGCAAAGGTTGGTACTGAGTCTGAGGGTAAGTATTTCAAGTATCAGAAGGGTATTACTCTCGATAAGGCAGATCCAGAGGAGCTTCATGTAAATCTTGGCATTAACCCTGAGAAGTATTCTATTCTCAATGTTAGTGATTCAGATATTATGAAGGCATTTGATAGACTTGCACTTGATGAGGTTTATCAGACAGAGGGACTTGCAGATTTCGGTTGTACATCACCAGCTGTTCAATCATACATGGCTAACTTGGCAATCAACGAGAACTACTTCTATCCAGTAAGTACAGTGAATAGTACAAACTACCTTGCTATCGCTAATTCAGCTAATAAGTTGAGTAAGGATAGTTATAAGCTCTATGTTAGTGCACCTTGGGATGTTGACTCAGGTACTGTTGGCTTTAAGTATTATGCAGCACCTAGTACACTTTATTGGGAGGCAGTAGGTAGAAATAGAGGCCTTGATAGAGAGTTCGCACCAATTATCGGTCAGACAAATGGTGTAGTACAGTATCAGAAGCCAGTGACAGAGTTCAATAAGAAGACGCGTCAGTTGTTATTGAGCAAGAAGATTAATACCGTTATGTGGAATAATCAATCACAGGCTTGGAATATGAACGACAACTATACAAAGCAGTCAGAGGATAATATTATGTCTGATGAAGCAAATAGCCGTCTGTTCATCCGCCTCAGTAAGTCATTCCCTAAGATCTTGAGGCAGTTCATTGGTAGACGAATTGGTGAGACACTGTATTCTGATATGGAGTCTGCACTTGATTTCTTCTTCCGTACTGAGATCTTGTCAATGTCTTATACTGTTGATGCATACCAGATCACAATTGCTAGCATTAACAATGATGAACTAGCAAGACAGAATAAAGTTCGTGTCTTAGTAGAGGTTCGTTATCCAAGATCTCTCAAGTTTGTAGAGGTTTATAATGAGGCTTACGATATGGGTATGCCATTTGAAGGAAATATTTAAAATTACATAGGTAGTGAGGGTAGGTAGAGTTTTCCTGCTTACCCTCTACTATAAAATATCGTGTGGCCAAATAATATAAAAGAGCATGGCAGATAAAACATTACTATCAGACTTAAAGAAGAAAGTATTTATTAGGTCTACACTTCTAGGAATACACAGTCTGGATGAACTACTTGGAATAAATGACTACGTTAGTGCAGATGAAGTATTGCTAGAGATATTTAAAAAAGCACTAAGGGAGTTTGAATTAACTACCCCTCTCATATGGGAAAGTACTGTCGATAGAGAGCAACTAGTACCATGTGATTCAATTGGTGATGGATACTATGAGCTGAAATCTAATTTTACATCCTGGCTTAAGTGTATTATACCATTAAATAGAGTCATCCTTGTATTTAACTCTATGCCAATGTGGAGAGTAGGTGCAGGAAGTTCAGGAAATACGTATGCGGGTTTTGGAGGTACGTCAAGTTATCCAGGTCCAGGCGCTTATCAATATGTAACGGACTATAGAAAACCGTATGTATTCTTAGATGACCTACCACAGACAACTATATGCCTAAAAGGACTCACTAGTTATCCAATTATTCCAGACTTCACACCAAAGAAATCGTTTAATAGTAAATCAGAAAACTCAGCGATATTCTTCTTAGATGTAGAAACTGGTGCAAGGGGTAACTTCTTTATGGACCTGTGTATGGTTCACTTACTAGATTATATTAGACAGCTTAAGGCATCTCTACAACTACCAAATATGTCAGTAGATGTCTTGAGTAACGTAGATGCATCATACCAGGAACTTCGTAGTAGATGTGATAACTATTCACTACAGTCTGGTTGGTATGGAGAACTTTTATTATAAATACTATGATTATACTAAGAACTAAGCAGTATTCAAAGGCTACAAAACTTATGGCAGGTTTTAAGAAGGTAGCTAATGCAGGAATGACAAAGCTAGACAATGCAGGTCTTAAGGCAGGTAATGCAGTGAAGCAAGTTTTTACCGGTAAGGCTCCTAGCTATGGTGTAAAGCAAGGATTCGCCCCTAAGACAGCAATGCAGGTAAAGAGGGATGCAGTACAGGCAGTTAAGGATATCAAAGCAGCACCAAATAAGATAGCAACAACTCCAGTGGGTATGGCAACGAATAAAGCGGTTAAGGCTACTATTAAGAGACCTGATGTAGTAGGTATTGCAGCATTGAGTGAGGCATCTACTCCTATGGGTATTGCAATGGGAGGACCAGCAGGTGCAGCTATAGCAGCTCCTTGGGGAACACCAGTCCTTGCTTATGTTAAAGATCACCCATTGATTCCAAAGAAGGTAATACCAAAGTTAGAGAGAACTGCAGAGAAATATGGAAAGTCTAAGTTTGCACAGAGGCTTGATAGAAGTAAACTAACTTTCGGAGATCTAGCAGCAAATGCACATAATATTATTCCGCTCTAAGTAGTATATGATTAAATTTAGAAACAAGAAATTTTCAATCCAAGAGGGGCACTATACAGGACCTAAAACACTTGATAGATTACCAGGTGTCTTAGAAACTGTAGGTAAAGGTGCTGGCATTGGAGCTGGTATCGGTGCAGTAACTGGAGGATTGATGGATGATAGTACAGTACTTGGTGGTGCTTTGACTGGTGCTAAGTGGGGAACTTTAGGAGGTATTGCAACAAAGCTCCTACTAAATTACTTCCACAAGCCAATGTCAAGTATCAAGTATCAAGAAGTAGATAGAGGTATACGACGTCAGTTTGGTGTATATCAAGTGGCTGGTATTGTAGTCGGTGAGAACGTAGATAAGAGAGCTAAGATTGAGGAGAAATTTAGCTTCAATGATAGAAACGTAACTGCCTATAAGATTACATTTACTATCCACGACAACCAAGTAATTATGTATACCTTTGGTCTAAGTAAGGAAGATTTAGATAAGGTTAATAAAGTACTCGATTCATACTGTAGAAAATTCTTTGGTATGGAGTACGATGCGAAAGTAATTAACCTAAACGCAAACTCATACTCAGTTAATATCAAATTTACGAACTACATGTCAGTTTGTGATTTTATGATGGAACTGAGCAATACATTAGGTACTAAGATTAATCTCCTCGATAACAATGCAATAGTGACGGGAAGAATTACTGAGGCATGTGGAGACGAGGAAGATAGGAATTTCTCAGAGAATGCTAGTATTTCTAAGTATGATGCAGTTAAGGTGATTGGTGGTGGATTATCTAAGGCACTTACATACATTAAGAGCCCACTTAAGTCTATTCCTGATGTGATTATGTCTGGTATGGATTTAGCAATTAATGGGCTAGGAGCAGATACATTGGGAAAACTAGGTATTACACCAACTAGAGGAATGTTAAATAATAAGTTCCTCCTTAATGTATTGAAGAAGAATTATTACATTGAGGGACATCATTTCTCAGAGGGTGATAATAAAGCGCCCGTTCAAATGTCTATTGCATCTGGTATTTTCATGATATCAGCAGTACATAATAGTAAAGAGGATAAGGCGATTGGTGGCGTATATAATCACTGGAAGAATGTGATCAATAAGTCTAAGCTAAATAATGTATCACTCTATACGTATGCAATCAGAAATGAAAATGAGTTTGCTACGATTCTAAAGAAGATTATGTCATTGGGATTAACTCCTAATGTATTTAATAATAAATTCTAACAGTTATGGTTAGTTTTAGGCTAAAGAATTTTTCAATCTTCAATAAAATGATAGAAGAAATTAAGAAAAAGCTTGAGTCTGATGGAGTAGAAGATTTTGAAGTAAGTCAGAAAATACCAAAAGACTCAATCAGTATAACAGGAGATATTAAGAACATAAAAATCTATATACCTATGGACTTGGAATATAGTCAGATTAAGATAGAAGACTTCATTAGGAAACTGTCTAAGTTCAATAGGTGCAGTACAAGTCTAGATAGAAATATTTTTGTTATGAAGCTATCAGACAACTTAACAATTCAGCAGTATATTAAACTAGTTGAGTATATTGTTGATGAAGAAGGTTATTGTACTATCTTAGATAATATATTGTAAAAGTATGGCAGAGAATATGGCATCAAGGAGTGTAGAGAGGAGTAATAAATTCTACAAAGCTACACTAAAGACAATAAAAGCACAACTAGCAATGTTAGGTACAAAGTTCATAGTACTAAGACCTAAAGAAAATAGTAAGTGGAAGAATGTATTTGGTGGATCATATTCCTCTGATAGTACACTTGAGAATGATTATGATGAGTTTACAACAACACTCATTATTAATCAGAACGACATGAAAGACGTATGGAATAGAAATAGGGATAGTGTTGAAGCTATTACTAATGATGGATCTCTAGAAGTTGGTGATGAACTACAATACACCAGAGACAAGAGAACATATAGATTCAAGATAACATTAAAACAGGGTTATAGTGAAACAGGTGATACACTATTCTCCTATACGTTGATGAGTATTATTGAAACACTAGACATGTAAAAACTATGGATGAGGAAATAAGAAAAGATAATAAAGTTCCTGGATCCTGTGAACAATTTACTAAGCCAGAAGAAATCTCAGCCCTAGGTAAGTATCTTAGAAAACTTAGGACAGAGTACGAAGAAAATACTAGCTTAGAAAAAGATAAAATTGGTGTCATAGGTTTCAATGGACAATTAAAGAACGAAGTACCACTATCAGATAAGGTAGAGAAGATAGAGTCAAATGAGAATGTAGCCCTATCTAATTCAATCATAGAAGTTGGTGGTGGAGAAAAGAAGGTTGATCTCAGTAAGGAAGTAAGTAAGATAGAGGGTGTTGAGGAGAAAGAGCTTAGTAGGACTGTTGAGAAAATAGATGACTCAAGGGAAACGCCACTTAGTACTGAGATTGATACTATAAAAGATAATAGAGAGAATGAACTTAGCAGGGATGTTGAGAAAATTCAAGACACAAGAGAACAATCACTTAGTAAGGAAGTAGAAAGACTAAATGACCTGAGAGAAAATGAACTAAGTAAGACAGTAGAGACAATTAGTGATGAGAGGGTTCAGACATTAAGTAGTCTAGTCGAGAAGATTGGAGATGGTAATAAAGAACCTGCACTGAGTCAGGAAGTAGAAAAGGTAATAAACTCGGGAACAACAGATAATGCACTTAGTAAGAATCTTGAGAGGATCTTAGGAGGAAAACGTAAGAGTGCAACCCTGAGTAAGCATGTTAGTAAGGTAGAAGTAAATAACCATAAAGACGCAGAGCTAAGTGAGGTTGTTAGTAAGATAGAAGGAGTGAACGATGACTTACAACTTGGGAAAGAAGTAAGCAAGATTAAAGACGATAAAGAGTACAAACTAAGTGAAGATGTTAGTAAGATAGAAGGTATTCGTGATCAAGCTGAGTTAAGTAAGACAAGGGCAGAAATTAGTGATACAAGGGACCCACAGTTAGTAAAAAAGAAGAGTAAACTAGAGGGAGATAAGAAGAAAGAGCAACTCAGCAAGAAAGTAAGCAAGATAGAAAAAACAGAGGCCGATCCAAGTCTTAGCGGGGATGTTAGTAGGATCGAGGGTAATAAGAAGGATCAAAAACTAAGTAAGAAAGTAAGTAGGGTAGAAGGAGAAAAGTCAACCCCAAATTTAGGCAGTGATGTTAGTAAGATTGAGGGTAACAAGAAAGAGCCTCTACTAAGTAAGGAGGTTAGCAAAGTTAGTGATAATAGTAGCGATCCTGGACTTAGTAAGGAAGTAAGTAAGATCAGTGATAATCGTACTAATAATCTGAGTAAGACAGTTAGTAAGATAGAGGGGGATAAAAAAGAAGCGCCTAACTTAAGCAGCGATGTTAGTAAGGTAGGAGGTAATAATAAAGATCCCGAACTGAGCAAAGAGGTAAGAAAGATTGAAAAAGGAGATCACGAATACCCACTTAGTAAGAAAATAAGTAAGATAGAAAATACTGAAAAGGATCCGCAACTAAGTAAGAAGGTCAGTAAGATAGATGACAAGCGAGATTATCCACTTAGTGATATAGTAAGTAAGATTAATGACACTAGGGATAATCAACTTAGTACGGAGATTAGCAAGATAGAAGATACCAGGGAAGATCTAGAGCTTAGTAGGATAGTTGGTAAGGTAATTAGTGACGCAGCAACAGACCAGCATACACAGTTTAATCCTGAATCTGATGGACTATATGATTCAGTACTAGCAGTGAATGATAATCAAGGTGGAAATGCTGAAGAACTTAGTACGAAAGTTGCGAAAGTTGAACGTACCAAGAAAGACCCAGACCTAAGCGATAAAAGATCTGACCTAAATATCGAAAACAAGGACTTAGAACTTAGTAAGGAAGTTAGTAAGGTAGAAGTAGGAGATAAAAAGATTGAGCTTAGTAAGGAAGTTAGTAAGCCAGGGAATGAAGATGTTGGGATTGATGTACTAGTTAACAAGATACGTGACTATAAAGATCTCAATAACTACTACCAAAATCTTCTGCACTTCCTACAAGATAAGTCAATAAATAAAGGTTGGGCTGCTAAGATATCTTCATTAATGTCTACGTATCTTAGTGGTAATAAGATTAGTCCTGAGGGTATTAAAAAGTTTGAAGCAGCACTGTACAGGGAAGCTATGATGAGCAGTCCTAGATTCAGACCACGTACAAAATTACCTGGATTCGGAATAGACTCGATAAATGCAAATAATTATCTTAGATTTATTGCAGAAACTGTCTTAGGTCGTGGTTGGGGTAAAGGACTTGGTCAAAAGGCTAGGGCGGTACTACTTGATGAAACACTTTCTCTCTTAGTATACGAAAGAACTGAGCAAGAGAAAAAACACAAAGTAAACCGTGATAGACTCCCAGGTAAACCAAGTATTATCACAGATGCAGCTAGAAGTGGACTAAGAGGGGCAATTGAGGGAGGTTTTAAGAGAATCAAAGATGCAGCAACCGGATTAATACACGGAGAAAGCATTGAGAAGAAATACCCAATAAACCGACCTTATGATAAGGAAGAACAAAAAGAGGCTGATGCAAGGGGCGAGTATCAATCATGGACTAAGGCAAACTCTAAGGGCGAATCCATCAAGGGTATGTCTATTAAGAGTATTGCAAATAAACTTGTAGATGCAGCAATAGGAAAGGTACCAACAAGCCCATCTGATTATCAATTCAATCAGAACTACTTGGGTAATGGTGCTTTTCAGGGAATGAATACAACACTGGAAGACTTGTGTAATGTATCAGATGTTGGTGAAATCAGAACAGTACAGGACTTATTTGATACATTTGAGAAGAGCCCATACATAACAACAGCAGGAAAGGTAGTAGGTGGAAAAAATAACCCACTGAAAGTAATGACCCTAGATACTAATTCATACTGGGAGATTATATTTGAGCCATTCGTAGGTTTATCAGAGAACGGTGGAAAATCATTCTTACCACCAATCGAAGAAATTAACTTGTGGAATAAGCTAGATCATGGTGTAATGACTGCTTATAATAGATGGTTGCCGATAGTAGCGTTTGAAATGCAGAAATCAAAACTAACTACTAAGACGGCAGGATTATATGATGGTGAAATTAGCTTCCCAACATCCATAGAATTTAGTAATGAATTTAGGTTGACGATAGCAGATGATCAGTATAAATCGTTTAGAACATATTTTGAGAGGTGTATGGAAGTCTCAGTATTTAATAGTGAGGCTCATGATTTCTTAGATTATGGACAAGATGGATTTAATAACTTCGTTGGGTATCAAAAACCATATAATAAAATTACCTCTGTGGATAAGAAGTTTACATGTATTGCACCTTATAAGAATGTAACCTTTAAGTGCACTATTTACTGTATGACACCACAGAAAAGTACCATCAATAAGTATGAACTTCTCCTGACACTTAAAGATTTCATAGAGGAGAGATCTGGTGAAATAGAATCTGGCGGTAATGACTTGACAGTTGCATTTAGTATTGTTGGAGAAAATCCTGATCACGGTGGAGCAATACAGGTAGATTCTGATAAAGTAACTAGTATCCCTGAGAAACTCGGTACAATATCTAGTAAGTTTAACAAGCCTATAAAGATCAGTCCAAAGAAAGTAAAAATAATTGGATAAAGAATGTACTTAGAATTAGGAAAAACTAAAATAAACTACCAATCACAAGGTAAGCGTGAAGACTCTATTATCTTAGCAGAGGTAGTTGATTCTGAGATGTCATTTGAGAAGCCTGTATTTGTAAGAACCGTCAGTGAATTAACATTATGGTTTGGAACAGATTTTAAAGACTTCGATTATCTCAGAGAATTAGTGTCATCTGGAAACACATTATACTTATTCAGGCCTATCCTAGACGAAGAACGGGCTAGTGGGAAAAATTATATAGATTACAGTACATTCCTTGACGATAAAGATGAATTTTTTATAAATAATCTACCAGACAAGGGTGTACCAGGTAAGATCTATAAGAACGTAAACATAGAAGGTAAAGGTAAGTATAAAGATATTCCTAGGGGCTATACATTTGATAAACTGATTTGGTTAGATAGTCTAGGTGGTTGGGTGAACATAGAAGACCTACCACAAAACTTAGAACTTCCAAAAACACTGTCACATAGTAATAGGGATACACTTAGGTTATGTCATCTAGAATCACATACTACATACTGTCATCCACTATTTGATGAAGATACTGATGGAGATGTTGAGGTTCTACAAGAAATACAGGATGAGTACGATGCAGGAAATATAGATGAAGATTCTATCATTAAAGGAACACACACACTTGCATTTAGAATCAACTATAAAAACCTAAAACTAAAAAGTGAGAGTTCCTACATAATACTTCCACAATACTATGACAAAGTAATGTTCTACTATGATGACGGTGATAGTATACCTGAAGAACCTAGTGGAGATTATTACCATTCAGTTAGGGGGTTTTCTAGTATTGAGGACTTAATAGATAAACTTACAGGGTCAGGGTATAAACTAGTAGGGGATATCTTATATTGTCCTGTTAGTGTACATGTGACTGGTCTTTATAATATGGAAGGCCTCATCATTGAACCAGCAGTAGATATAAACAGAAAGATACTAGACAAGCTAAGTAAGGATGAATCTAGGATCGAATTTTGGTCTAGGACGATTGGTAACGGTGGTGTTAGTGGAAATATCACAGTTAAGATCGAACATACAGAGGAGGAGTACTATTATAAAGTAACCATCGAGAGGTATAATATAGTAGAAACATTCTTTGGGTATTCATGGACAACGGAACTAGATAAAAGAATAGACAGTATTATAAACAGAGACTCTAAGATAGTTTACTGTAGACTAATAGAAACTTATCAAGGGATCTGGAAGAATACTAGAAATAACCGTAAAGTAACCATAGAATCTGAATATAAGCCTTACAGTGTAGAAGATAAGGATAACTACTATATACAGCAAGATTGGAGAGATCCGGGACTTGTAGAAGGTAAGTGGGAACTCAGTGGATCTACTAAGGAAACAGGAAGATCATACAGGAAAGGCCTAGAATCATTACTCAAGTATCAAGACACTACTTATATCGACTTCATCTTACTACCAGATCCAGATAATTACGTGGTAGATGGTAGTTATGAGATTATGTGGAAGTGGTTACTAGGTAAGGTAGTAGAGTCTGGGAGTCAAGTATTGATAGAGTGTAATGAAGGTAACTACAGGAATAACTATACAGACGATAAACTGAACTACTTGCTATACTTCTATGAGAGTATGATGAATAGTTCTGGTAAGTATAGACCTGCATACTATACATTCCTGAGGGGTCTACTTAGTGGTACATACTCCTTTACTGGAAACGATATTATCTATACTAGCCCAATTGAAAGAAGTGTAACGTATTGTAAAGATGACCTGAAATCTAGCTTAGTTGAAAAGAAAGCCAACTACATGATTGATAATGGGCAGTACTACTATTACCCGACTTATTTTGATGGCCCTGATTATAAAACTTCTGGACTAATGAGATTCTGCCTTGGTAAAATACAGAGAGAACTAGAAAAGAATAAATGGTCCTACTTATCTCTACCAAATACTGGTGCTACTAAAAGAGTAATCGAAGGTATACTGGGTAAGATACAGACCAGATTTTCTATAATAAGATCATTACTAGTTAAGGAGTTTAAGATAGACCAGAAAAAAGGAACTCTAAGTCTAAAAATTGAAACTAAGATAAGTGACCTAGTGAAAAACATAGTAGACTTAGATATAATAATAAACTATAACAAACCAATATAAAATTTAATAACATGGCAACAGTTACAGATCTTGTAAGAGGTAGTCAACTTAGAGCAAAGTTTATTGACTATACCTCAACCTATCGTGACAACAATAAGGAGTTCTTGCGTGGTGACATGTGGGAGTTTAAAGTACTCTCAGCTCCTAAGATTGTTTATTATCCAGGCGATGATATTATTAATGCACGCCTCAATAGTGTTCAGGTAGGTGTTGATACTAGTGTTACTGGTATTGAGAAGCGTATGCGTGGTGGTTATGCAATTTATCAGCAGACCAACCAGACGACCTCAGGTAACTTAACACTGTCATTTGTTGATAGAGAGGATCAGGCAATTACATACTTCCTTGATGACTGGAGACAAAAAATTTCTGATCGTGAGACAAAGTACTCATTCCGTAAGGATGATGTAGTAATGGATTGCAAACTCTTTATTACAAACGCACAGAGACTTGATGTTCGTGAGCTTACTTTCTACAATGTAATTATTCAGGACGCAGGTATTGATAATAATGGTCAGGCTGAGGCAGAAAGTGATCGTTCAGATGTTACACTCTCAGCTAAGTTTGAGCACTATTCATTAGAGTTTAAGAATCTCTAACATTACTAACTAGGAGAGGGAGAGGTAAGTGTTATTATCTTTCCCTTCCCTAAACTCTAACAATTAATAACTTAGAAATGATAGAGTATAGAGTAAAACAGTTTAGTGATAGTGACAGAGACATTTTTATATCTTACTTAAATAGAGTAGAGGCTTGGAAGATTAGATGCAAGAATCTACATTGGGCAGCAGAACATAAAGATATACATGAATACCTAGATGACCTATATGAAGATCTTATCAGCTATCAAGATAAGATTGCTGAAACATTCATGGGTGTCTTAGGTAGCATGGGACCTCTTGATATTAATCCAGAGTTTTGTGATAAGTCTGAGCCAATTGAACTACTAGAAGATATAATTAATAAAACTGCTGTTGAGTTCTATCACAATATACCAGAAGACGTAGTATTTAAGGGAATTTCTAGTGAAGTAGAGTCAATGCTCCAGAAACTAGAAAACTATAAGTACTTATTTAATCTTTGTAAATAATAAGAATAATATGATAATCGTAAGAAGAAATTTTTCAGACGTAGAAACTCCAACTAATAAATACGCAGAGACTGAGAAGCAGGCCAAGAAACGTGAATCTGATGCAGCAAAAGGTGTAGCTGGTCTGGGACTCGTAGGTGCGGGTCTTGCAGCGAGAAAAACTTTTAGAGTAGGTGGTGACAAGTTATCCAAGAAGGTGACGGATGCTGTAACTAAAGATGCAATCACTTTAGATAAGATCAAAAAGGTTGTTGACAAGATAAATACAAGAGGAGTAAAACCGGAAGATGCAGAAAAGGCACAAAATTTCTTGAACGAAGTTGTAAAAAACAGGTTTAATCACAATGTCAACGCAACAAAAAAAAATGTCAACCAATGGACTTAAAAAGCTTGTAAAAGCATCAGGTAAGAGTGCTGTCAAAGGTGCTGCAATAGGTGGCGTCATTGGTGCAGGGCTCTATGGACTTAGTAGGAAGAACCTAATTAAGCAAAACGAAGAGAAGAATAGACGTCTTGCTATGAGAAGAGAACGATTAGCAGGAAAGCAGAAAGAGGATTAGGAATATGTTAACAGAAGATAAAGTAACAGTTCTTAGTAAGTTAGCGGATGTTTGGGATAAATTTTTAGGTACAGTAAGCAGGGTAAGTTGGTTGGCTATTCTAAAGTTAATAGTCTTCATTATCTTACTTATGGCGGTTGTTAGCTTCTTTGTAACACTAAATGATAAGAATACTAGGGAAGTCATATCAAAGACAATTACAGAAGATAGAAATAATCTGAAAGAAAGAGATGAATCTGTATATGACTTAACAGACGACGTCGAAAATAGTGTTAACAATGAAATAGAAAAGCTTAGACTATCTTTAAATGCAGATAGGGTAGTGATTAGTATTTTCCACGATAACCTAAAAACTACAACAGGATTACACTTTAGATTTTTTAGTGAGTGTTATGAGAGTGTTTGCTATGATAGAGGCATTCCAGAAATAGCACAGAACTATCAAAATGTAAGAACTAGTCTTCATCCTATGGTTACTTATCTTGGTAGACATAAGACAGTGATTGCTAATGTAGATGATATGGAGAAGATAGATAAAAGATATGCTCACTCTATGATGGTTGAGGATAGTTATTTGTCCGGTCTCTATTTCCTACGTAGTGAGAGCGGTAAGGAGATAGGTATACTTGTTGTTAGTTGGACTGTTGATAATAAAAAACTAGTTCCAAGCAAAGAGGTAATTGAACAGAATCTTACAAAATATGGGATTAAATTAGAATCCCTACTTGACTTAGGTTACTATAAAGATAATGGTAAGCTAGGGAAAGAAGAAGAGGAAGTTAGGGAGAAAACTAAGGTGGAAGACTTGGATGAGTAAGCCCCTAGATTCCTTATACATGAAAGAGTGTGATTATTAATAGATTACGGTTGGATTTTAAAAGCGTCTCCCGAGTCAAATATATAATTAATAATTAAATTATATATAAATATAATGTACTGGAGGGTGAGTGGATCTGTAATTAAATATAGGAGAATTACTAATCAGGTCTGTGAAATACTAGATAGACCCCTGACCTGTTAAATAATCACCTCTTTACTTTTAATAAACACAACAGCTATGAAAACAGTTCATAGTTGTTTTTCTTTTCATAATTAAATCCTAAAAAGTATGGAAATAAATGTATCCCTCTTACCAAGTGGAGGTTATGGTTATAGCTTCCCATGTGTTAGAATTAAACCTTACAATTTCTTAGAAATCTGTAATTATATTGGGGAAGTACCGAGTGATGATCCACTGGGTAAGTATTATTTTGATGTTCATGAATTAATTAAAGACGATCCAAATATCAGGGATTGTTATATCATGGACATTGATTTTTTGATATTCTATAAGAAGCTTTGTACAGTTAGTGAAAATCTCAGTTACCATGTAGATATTAAGTGTCCTGACTGTGGAAAGACAATTAGTAAGAGTATTGATTTTAACAAGGACATCCATTTCAAGCAGATCGATGAAAAAGTAATGAATGGCGCTAAGATTGAATTAGGTGGTCATGAATACGAAACTATTGTACCAACTTGGAATGATTTTATGAAGGTGTTTAAACTCTATCTTAAGTTCAGGAAGATAACAGACCTTAAGATGATTAAAACTATTGCCCTCATAAAAGACTTTGACTTGCAAGGTAATCAAGTTGAGCAGGATGTACTTGGCGCAAAACACTCAGATATTACAATGTTGATGGCACTGAGAGAGCTTTACTATGATAGATTAGAGCCCGTCCAAGTATTTTGTCCAGACTGTAATAAAGGTAAGAAGCCTGAGGAAAGGAGGAGTGTGGCAGTAAGTGTTGATTCGCTTATTGTCGATTTCTTTCGAGACATCTATGTCAATTGCCCGATTGATGGAACTAAAATTCTATTTAAATAAGTTTCTCAAGGTTGATAATATTGAGCACTATGGACTTGGTGCCCTGTTTAAACTTAGAGATACGTACGATAAATTTATAGAAACATCAAAAGGAACTGACCCTGACTTTCCACTTATTGATTTTGGTGATAAGGGGCAGACAATACAGGGTGTCAACAAAGTACAAGCAGAAAATAAACAGGGTGAGGATGATGAAAGTGGTGAAGGTGAACAACTAGGAACTACAGAAATTCTCAACCTGTCTAGATAATGGAAATAATGGCAGCAAGTGATAAAGATTTAGAGAAAAGAACTAGAGAACTTGCAGGAAGACGGGGAGGAGACCTTGCAGATTATCAGGCAGTGGGTAATCAGATTCAGGCAATACAGGATCAAAGAAAACAGAACCTTGCCCTTGAACGAGCTGCAATGGATCAAGATGAACAATCTAACTCTATGATGCTGCAAGCGGGTGAAATAGCTAGTATGGCAGGATCTCAAGACATGCAAGTAAATCCACAAACGCAACAGATACTGGGAAAATATGGACTAGGACAACCAAAAGTACAGAGGACCCAAGGTAGAAGTGTAAAGGTAGTACCAAATAATATAGTAATTAACAATAACTATAACACAACTACTACCAATAATGTTGCAGGTGGATCTATGGGTTCTGCACCAAGACAAGCAGATCCCGGACAAAGTAAATTTAAAACATGGGTAAGTAATGCATTCGCTGCCCAGAAAGAACAAAGCTTACGTAGGAGTAGAGATTTCGATAGACGTGAGTGGAGTCTTACTAAGAGTGCAAATAAGATGCTAAGAAAAATGGAGAGTGTCGGAAAAGAAATGATGACGACATTTAATCCAAAAGAAATAGGTAACTCAGTAGGTGGACAGTTTAAAACACTTCTCATGCTATTTGGTGTTACCTTCTTAGCAAAACACTGGACCAAGGTACTAAAGGCTATTACTTGGGTCGGTGAAAAAATAAAGGGCGGACTAGATTATTTTGGTGTTGGTGTTGATGGTAACTCACTGGCACGAATGGGTAAAGGATTTAGAGCCGACTTTATTAGTTTCTTTGGTGGTGATGTAAGAAAAGGTGATACAGTAGGAACGGCACTTATGAGAGTAGGTAAAGATCTTATTGACTACCTTAAGATGAAATTAGACCATGGATTTGAGGAACGAGGTGCTGCTATGAAGGCTATTAAGTTCCCAGATATTGATTTAAGTAATATTGGTCTAACCCTGTCTAGTATGGCCGGGTATCTTGGTAATATACTCACTGCAATGGTTGACCCGAAAAAGGGAATACAGAACGCACTAAAGACAAATATTAGCACACAAGGTATTAAAAGTTCCAATGCAGCGATGCAGAGGGATATGTACAATGAATATACTACCTTAGCTAAAAATACAGATGCTGGTGATCTTGCTGCTGTTGTCGCAAATAGGAATGGACAGAAGAAATACAGCTTGATGAAAGGGGCCCTAGATAGCAGTGGAAACCTTACCAGTTCTGTATCCGGCCAAATATCACAGGGTAGAGATATCATGGGTGCCTATAGAGATGCAGCGTCAACAGGTAAAATAGATACAGCCAGAGTCGCAGCAGGTTTTTCTAGAATGGAAGACTATGCAACTAAGAATGGCGGCGTTACTGTAGATAGGGACTTCGTTCAGCAGATGTTCGGTAGTGATGCTGGAAAACTCATTAGGTCCGGTATGATCTCTACTGTCAGAATGAAGGCGATCCGAGTACCCAAGACAGAAGAAGACTATGCTGGTGAAAATGCCAAGAGTATCGGTGGTGCTACGACTCAGATGGCAATTACCGATAACATAGCTAATGCAATGGGTGCTAGAGGTTTCCCTGGATTCTTAGCAAAATCTGTAGCTAACTCAGGAAACACTAAATTCAGACACTCATTACCAGGATATGTACTTGGAGGTGGCATAGCAGGTGCAGTATTAGGTAATACTGGTCCACTGGGTTATTTTAGAGGTGAAATCGCAAATGCATATAATAGAGCTACTGCAAACGGCTATAAGTATAAGCTAGTCCCTTACGATGATCCTCACGAAGGAGTAGGTTTCTATGACTTCTATAGCTTGTCACCTGAGGCAATTAGGTATCTCGCTAGTAGAATCTATAGAGTTAAGTCTTTCAAGGAACAGAGTATTGCTGCACTAGGTCAAATACAAAACTCACTCCTTCGTAGGGCAGGTGGTGTACAGGCAGCTAGTGCAAAATGGTCAAGGGCAGGTAAAGATCCTAAGACTATGTTCGACGTTAATATCAACGAATATAGTAAGGACTTTCAGGAATTTGAGAACCTACATAACTCAAACCTAGCAGAAGAAAATGCATTCTGGGCTAATTCATCTATGGGTGCAATTGTAAATAACTCTAAGAGACTTGGCAATGGCATTGTAGACGGAATTAATGCTGGTATTGGTTATGCTAATAAAGGCTTTAACATGATAGGTGGGTTTGTTGGTAGCTTATCCACAAATCAACATGATAGTGCTGGTGCTAGATGGGGAACAATGCCAGGTAGAGTAGATACTAGATATGGAAAAGCTAGACCATTCTTCGTAGCTGACGCATGTAGAACGCTTGAGAGAAATGTTAGGCCTAGGTCCGCTGCTAGTTGTGCAATGTATGTAAGACTAGCAGTAGAGGCAGGACTGCACTTACCTGCTAATAGCTTACAAGGTGTACTAGGTAATGCAAGGGACTTTGCTAGAACCTTAGGTAAAGTAGGATTTGCACCAGTCGATTGGCAGAATTGGAGACCACAACCCGGCGATATCTTAGCACAACAAGAAATGCCTGGTCATGCGTATGGTCATGTTAGTATGTTCTCTGGTAGACTTTGGATGTCAGACTACCTACAGAAAAACATGTGGGGTGGTATTAACACTGGCTATCATAGAAGAAAGCAAGGAGTTATTCTCAGACATATTAACAGAGTAGGTGCAAACGGAGAACCACTGGGAGATACAGACTCTGGAAACTACGGTACAGGTGGAACACCTTATCTCGGCAGTAACTACAATGATACACCTAACACTTTCGGAGGCTTTGGTAGTGGTGGTTATAATGATCACATTGGCGGAGTCTATGGAGGCGGCGGTGGATATGCTGGCGGTGGTAGTTCTTTCTCTGGAGGTGGAGGATATGCTGGAGGAGGAATGGCAAGTGCTCCATCATACGGATTTAGTTCGCCAGTTACTGTATCCGCCGGAAATCTTAAGGCCGATAGAGCTAGTTTCTGGAGAGAGCATAAGGCTAAGTGGTATAGCGTCTTGAAAAAGAGAGGCATGAGTGAGGAAGATGCAGGGAGACTTAGTAGCTTCTTTACTGCACAAGATGGCTATGAATCTGCAGGTGGTACTAGTTCTGCTGCAAGAAATCAGAATAACTTTGGTGGAATGCAGAGGGGCGGTAAGAATATTACCTATGGATCTGTACAAGACTACATGAATGCCAAGCTAAATATGTTCCTCAGTAAATTTAGAGGTTCACTTGCAGCTAGAGATTTTGGCACGTTCATCATGAGCCTTGGTAGAACGCCTCTTAACCAACAGCTCAATAATAACGGGGGACAGATCTATTATGAAGCTGACCCATACACATACTTAAAAGGTGCTGCTAGTTATCTTGGTGATTCTAATTCAGTATCTTTCGACCCAAATGCAGCAGGAAATGTAGCAGGAGGTGGATTTGATGTTAGTGGTATTGCAGGATCTATTGGGGCTGCATGGGATAGTGCATCAACAAGCGGACCACTACCTACAATTGGTCAACCATTCGATGCTAAGTCAGACGCAGAACTAGCAAAAGAGAAAAAACTACTAAGCCTTAAAGGTGAAGCTGGTAAACTCTGGAAACTGAATAGACAGTACTTGAAAGGAAGAGGTATTAATGACTATAATGCATTTGAAAAGTACTGGGTAGGTCTTGATGATAAAGGTAGAAAAGCATCTTACGAAAGAGTTGGTATGTGGAACGAAGCCAATACATACAAACTCCAACATAAAAGAGAATTAAATAATCTTACATTAGAGGACTTAAGAGGTAGTCTTTATGTAGATGGAAAGATGCTAGGTAGCAGTAGAGATGGAATTATAAGGTCTGTTACTAAGGGACTACTAAGTGACAGTGGTAATAAAGATCTAAGAGACCTATATTCTGCAGCTAGACAGGGTAATTTTAAAGACATAAAGACATACTTCACTGAAAGAGCGGGAAGAGATCTAGACGGTGGTGAAGTAGATGATATTAAGACTTGGTTCAATAGTGTATATTTCAAGAACACCTATAATAAAGCCGATCAAAAAGTTAAAGACCTGAGAGATAAGATTAATAGAGAAACTGACCCAAATAAGAGAGCGGCGCTACAAAAACAGTTAGAAATTGAATCTGCAAAGCTTAGAACTCTGCTAGGATCTAATGTAAGTAATATGTCAGATAATACCAAAGCCGGTGATTCTGCACATAGGGGACTTGCGTATAGATCAAGACTGGATAAATCGTTAGAGGCCTATGTTAATTTTGATATGGAGATGCAAGGTATAAAAACTCAGAAGGACCAGGCAACTGCAAAGTATAAAAAATTAATTAAAGAGGCGACGGATAGCGGACAGTATACACTTGCTAAAAAGCTTGGACAAGAGCTTCAAAGTAATCTTGAGAAACTAGATAAGAACTTTAAGGCAATAGAGGACAAGAAGAACAAGTATATGAAGACTGCCAATGAGGATGTGAGAAAAGCTGTGGCAAACTATGAGAAAAACAAGGGAGTCATGGATAAAGTCTCTGCAGATTCAGATAAGAACTTCAAGGCTTTTTCTAACAAGTCCATGTCATTAGGTGAGAAGCTAGTAAATTGGTGGAAAGGATTATTCAATGATGCAGAAAATGCTGGGAATAAGATCAAGAATATGAAAGTTAATCCTAATATTCAGAGCCCTTTCACTAACATGATAGATCAGATAATGGCCAAGCAAAAGCAAGCTGGTGAAGATATGATGTATAACATGGGTCTTAAGGGTAACGTTGAAGGAATACCTATGAGACCTACTACAACAATCTTGACGGCAGAACAGAGAAAGGCATTTATAAAGACTGGTAAACTTCCACAGAATGCAAGAGATGCAAAGAAGAACACTGGTGCAGGTTTATTAGCGCCAATAAAAACTAAATACAATTTCACTACTGGTAGTTGGAGTCAGCCTAGTTATCATGCAACTGGTGGATTTACTAGGGTAGGTGATACAGGACAGGCAGTTGGTTATGTACATGAAGGTGAATGGATCGCCCCTAAAAAGATGGTTGATTCTAATAAAGATCTTTTCCGTGTACTTGATCAGGAGAGAATATCAACACTCGCCGGTAGAACTAGTAGGGCAAATGTTAATAAGGATGCGGTGTCTAATAGAGCGGCTAGTAAGTATGAAAAGATCTCTGCTGCTGCTAATCAGGTATCCTCTGCTTATATGTCAGAACTAGTAGGAAAGCAGGATCTAACCAATCAACTACTTTCTAAGATTGTTGGTAATACAGCACCTAAGAAAGAAACAGTAAAAACTCGAGGATGGACTAAGTAATGAAACATAATAATAACAAGACTGGAGAACTTAGTGGATTCTATTACGATCTCCAACTTAGAAACCCTATGTTATCTGTTGGTCTATACCCTAATACCTGGGAAGATCCTAATAAACCTAAGGATGATGAAGGTGTTAAGAATTGGGTTGAGTTTCCAGCAGACCTACAAGAGGAAGATTCTAAGACTATTATACTAGATGAGAAGAACAGTGCGGTGAAATATCCGTACTGTAAACTTCCACTATGTAGATCTATTATTAACCAGGATTTTCAAGTAACTGTTACAAATGAATGGACTGGTTTTGGTGGAGATGAAATTGGATCGTTCTGGAATTCAATGAGACCTAAGGCGCCGTATGCTAAGATCTTTGCAGAGGCACTACAAGATATGGTAGGTAAGTCAGCACAGTTTGAAAATGCAGGTCAGTCAGCTGGAGATAATGTAGCAGCGACAGTGGGTAGAATTTCTAAGATCTTTACTGAGGCTGCGGCAGGTGGTTATTCAGCACAGGCAAAATATCTAGCTAGGGCACTTGATGTAAAGGGTACTAGATTTACTTACTATACAGGTACTGGTACAGACTTTGGTAGTAACTTTGGTATGAAATTTACTATCTTTCCAACTATTAACAGGTATGACACACTTATTGATAGGCATGGAGTAAATAAGGATAAACAATACCTAACAGTAACAGATCAATTAATAGGACTCTTACCTTATGCAGTGGGTGATTATGTACCTGTCAAGTTTAAAGCACTAGGACAAGACGTAGAGGATTTTGTTAGTACTGTTATGGCTTGGCAAACTCCTCCCGCCGGTTTTGAGGCCGATATTAAGGATGTGGACCTAATTCAGAAAGGTACATTGAAACTTAGAATCGGACCTTACTATGCAATCGAGAACTTAGTAATCAGTAATATCAGTATCAATGAAAGCAAGGAAATGGTAAAAGATCCTTTCGGTAGTGGTAAGATCTCTCCATTATTTGCTGAAGTTAACATCATGCTACGTCCGGCCTCTAAATATTCGGCGGTATCACTAGAAAGATTTATTAGTGGTAGAGCTAGCGCAGGATATCTTAGTCAGTCTGCAGAAGGTAGAGATGGTGGTATACTGAATGAAATGAAACGATCACTAGAAAAGGTAAAGGCATCAAATCAAAATAGACTACCAAATGTATAAGAAATCAAGTAGAATTGAAAGTACTAAGCAGGATCTGAAAAATTATATCGAGGGGTATGATGTATTTAACTCTGTACTCCTCGATAAACTTAAAGAGTTCGAAGCAGAGAAGGAACCATACATTATTAAGACATACGAATTTAGACCAGACCTAATTGCAAAAGATATATACGGAGACACAAAATATACAGGACTCCTTATCTTAACTTGTGCGGTGGGTCTTGAATCTTACACAAAAGGTACAGTCTTAAATGTATATCCTAAATCTGTAATCGATAACTTGCTTAATGGAATGTAAAAGATGAAATATAAAAATTCATATAAGACTAGTGTTGATTTTCAGCCCTGGTTTGAATCAGGTTACCGTTTTCAATCACTCCACTTATATGAAGAACTTGGTGGAGAACTAGCAAGGGGTGAAATGAGACTTGAGGTTGCGGGAAAGTCTGAATCACTTAAACTAATAACGGAACAACACACAGGTACTATCACACTAGAACAAGAAGGAGGTCTGATCTATAATATTCCCGTGTTCATTACTAACAGATGGCATGAGAAGAATTACCTAGATATCGAGTTTGTTTGCGTGGGGGATCAAAAATTCTTCGACGAAAAACATACCTCTGTCTGGGATAGTATTGAGGATTCCATAAGAGGTGTATATCCAGGGAAAGTTGACCTGAGATGTGATACTGACTTACAAGCAAAAAACTTAAAGCTCTATCAAAATCATGAAACAGATCAAGATTTCCTAAGGCGGGTATGTCTAGGGTATAAGAGAAATAGTATCTTCACGTTTGGACTAGAAGGACTCATGATAAAAGAAACTATGGGACTTTCTGACTCATATGGAAACCGTGAACCAAAACTCATAATACACGCAGACTCAGACTTCACACAAGAAACACCCTTTAGTAAGAAATATCAACCAACACTCTATAGTAAGGTTGAAAATATTTGGGAAGAGAAATATAAGGATGTAATGCCAGTTAATCCCAGAGTCTTACAGAAAGGTGGAGCATTGAGCATAGTACACAAAGATTACTACCAGATGAGTGAGAACTTGAACTATAACACATCCTACATCTACTCTGACATGTTTCAAGAGATAATCATAACACATCGACAAGTACCTAAGTTTAAAATAGGTGATGTCGTTGAATATACAAGAGACTCGAAGACAACAGTAGATTCTAAGATGTGGCCTTTCAAGTATTACCTAGTTAAGTCCAATGAATTCTTTATAGCCATTGATGATTCAGATAATGTGGCTGAAGACGGATACCATACAAAGTGGACAACAAAACTAGTAGGACTTGAAGAGAATGGTAAGATCGCATTAGGTAGTGAACAAAATCCAACAAAAACAAAGAAATGATCATACTAAGAAGGAAAATGTACAGTGGAGAAGGTGACCTGGTAAAAGCTGGTGCATTACTAACGGTACCCCTGGCAATTGGTGGGGCGGCTTGGTTGGCTAAGAAATTTAGGGAGAATCAACCTTCTAATCCTGACGCATTAAGTAGTTATAACCTAGACAAAGAAGAGGCACACTATAGGAGCCTAGTCGGTGATACGGGTAAATTACTACAGACTAATAATCCACAATTATATAATAAGATTAAAAGCCTGTCGAATAACTATGTCACAGGTAAATCAAGATATAGATATCCAATTTTCACCTATAGAAGTTTAGGAAGAAATGGCTATAATTCATATGGAAACGGTAGACCAGCAGACTTCCATATCATAGGGGAAAATGAAAATGGTGCACTGGTAGTAAATCCAAACATAAAGAATGGAGAACTATATGTCTACGATGGAGAATCTGGTAGGCTGAATAAGACAACCCTAGAAAAGTGGAGAAAGTAAGGCATGATAGTATTGAGAAATAAAAACTTTGCACTTCCAGACTCTAGAAAAGGTATTGGTTGGGTAAATGATAAAAACGGTAAACTTGATTCTGAAAAGTATTTTAAAGCTGCGAGAGATGCGGCTGATAAAGCAGAGGCGAGAGGACTTAGTGATGAAGAGATAACTAAGAAAGCAAAAAGAGCTGCTGGTATGAGTGCACTAAAAGATCATTCAGGTAAGCCGCTACTAGATGCAGCTAAGTATGGTGGCCTTGCTTATCTCGGCGCAAAATTAGCACCTAGAGCAATTATAGACTTAAGTGCAACTACTAGCGCCGATAGATTAGGCCAGGTAGGAAAAATACTAAGAGATACGAAGGCAGGTAGAAAAGTAGTGGCTAATGCAATGGAATATGCACCAACACTTAATAAACATGCCGGTAAAATTGGACTAGCGGCAGCAATGGTAGGGGCAGGAATACACTATCCAAGAGTATCTAAGAAAGTAAAGAGTGCTGCCCTAGGTGCTGAGATAAATACAGTAGATAGAATCAAGAAAAGAAATAATAAGAAGAAGTAATGGAATATAGTATAGGAACAATTACAAAAATACTTGACCCAGACCTTTATACAGTAGAAGTAGATATCCCTGGACGTAATCAAGAACTACGTGCATTTCCAAAGAGAGGGGAAGTAGATGAGCCAAGAGTAGGTGATGTGGTAGTATTACTTGAATTGGATCCTACATACAAATCCTACTACCTCTATGAAAAACTAAAGGAGAATAATTTCATTGGTATAAGGTCAAGGGGAAAGATGATTAAGATGACAGAGTCTGAATTAACTATCGGAATCTTTGACCCTGCCAGTGAATATAATGATAAACAAGAAAAAGATACAACACCTGAACCAACTAGCTGGATAAAAATTGATAAGTCTGGGAACATCAATATAAAAGCTGGTGGAAAACTTGGACTAACGATAGAAGGCAGTGCAGAGGTAGAATGTAAGGGTAATGCGGAAATCAAAGCGCCGAGTGTAAAAATAACTGGCGGTAAATTAGAAACAAAGGGAACAGCAGGAACAGATATGAGTGGACCCTTTAATTGCATACCAACATGTCCATTCACCGGCGCACCACATTCAGGAAGTATCGTAAGTGGAACGTAAGGCATGATAATCTTAAGAACAAAACAATATGCCCTGCTTGAGAAAAAACAGTACTATAAAAATAACTGGGACAGACTCAAGCATGGATGGTTTGGTACATCGAAGGAAAGTGTAGACAAATATAATACCTACGTGAGCAAGCATAACGCAGAGGAGAAAAAACTTAGCAGTCTTCTAAAAAATAATCCTCGCCAGTACCTCATTGAACTATACAATCTCGACACAGTTACGAAAAGACTAGGTGAATTTGAAAAGATGTATGGTATAAAACTGCCACAAGATATTTATAAGTACATAGAGGCAATAAAAAGTTTCGCAGGACCACTTAAGAATTGGATGGTAGGTAAGGATGATCAGGGAGTAAATCATATACTGAGGACTGATAATATCATATACAGGCTAGACTCAGGATTATCAGAAAAGTATGATAGCGTAGGGACTTATAAGAAAGACATGGAAAGTGATGGTGAAATAGTACTCATGTCAAATATAGAATATGATTACTACTTCATATACAATACCAATAATAATACTTGGCACGTTACATACTCAAACAGCGAAGTAAACAATCTCAAAGACCTCATCTTACCTTTCTTAAAACATGAGATTGAGGATAATGAAAACTACCACGACGAAAATGCAGTGGGTAATAGTGAAGAATACTCAAAAGAACTTAGAAAACTTTGGTATAATCACGTAAAAAGTAAGCTATGATAATATTAAGAAGTAAAAATTTTGCGCTCCTTGATAGAAAACCATACAGAAAGAATATATGGGATAGATTAATTCATGGTTGGTTTGGAACGTCGAAGAAGAGTATTGATGAGTATAATGAAAAGGTAGACTCACACAATGCAAGACAGAACAGGCTATACCAACTAAAGAAAACTAACCCTAAGAAGTACTGGGAAGAACTAACACACCTAGATACCGCAATCCAGAACCTAAAAACAATGGAGGAAAAGTTCAAGAAAAAACTACCCCAAGAATTATATAGGTACGTAGATGTAGTAAGAAGTTTCTACAAGGACTTTGAGAGGTGGAGCAATAAATATCCAGACATAGACACAAATGAGATCAATACTGAAATTTTTGTCCCTATCCTTCCAATCCTAGGTATTGTTAACTTGTACAATGAAAAGTTCGAGGCATCCATAGAAGAGGCTGGAAAGATAGAAGGTGTCAATTTCTTCGTAGATTACAAGAGTCAGATTGATTATGACTTCTCTCATGAATTCTGGACAATCAGTAGTGCGATTAGTGGGACATTTACTAGAAAAACTCTGAAAGAAGCACTAGTTGATTACCAAAAGAAAAAGGTCGACATAGAACAACAACTACTAAGACTCAAGGAGAACAGTGATGTTAAAAACAAATATGAACTGTTGGAACTAGTAATTCTCTGGCTAAGTCATATGAAAAATAGTAGATTCTAAAATAGGGGCTGAGGAACAAAAAAACACCTCGGCCTCTGATATTATTACTTTCCGTGCTATTTTAGGAAAGCTAAGCTCCGCACCCAATTCGCGAGAGGCCGCCTGCCCAAAAGTCTATGCCACCAATATTATATCGCTTCGCTCTCTAATATTGTCACCCTAGCCTCTCGCTCTTTGCTCAAACCTTCACACTCCTCCTAAAGTCGTCGGTTCGGTATTGAGGGCTTCGCCTAGGAACTTGAAGTAGAGGGGATGAATACACAGTTTGAGATTTAGGGCGGAGCAGAGCGGAGACCATAAATCGATGCCAATAGAGAATAATATTGAGGAGTGATAAAAACGTGCTATTTTTTTCGAGCTATATACTTTCTAAGCTATATTATACTTTCTAGCATTTGAAATGTAACTTTTTGTTGTTTATACCACATAGAAGACTTACTAGTGAGATACAGACCGAATGCAAGAGTGACCGAAGGGAGTCTCTTGTGTGCGGGCTTAGCTTGGGGTGAAAGCCCAAGTTAGAAGAGAATATTTAACAATTAAATAACAGTAAGATTTTATGCTAGAGAAAGTAGTAGAAACAGAAGATCGCGGAAGAGTGATCGTTGCAGAAGTACCAGCTGGTTATAGGTATGTATCGGATATACCTGACTTCAAGCTTCATGACTTTCCCCACATCCTTAACAAACAAATACCAGGATGCGGGTTTACGGAGTATTGCATTAGGAATGATGAAAATGTAATCTTATGCAGCCCTAGAAAAATTCTTCTTCAGAATAAGTATGAACAGCACAAGGATGAGGTTTTCTTAGTGGTGAATGAATTTGAAGGGGATCCAAAAACTGATAAGGACCTAACTAAGATTGATAGACCCAGGTATAGTAATTACGAAAACAAGGAGAAGATTAAGAAGGAAAAGGAGGAACTGGAAAAGGCGAAGGAAAATTTTTTTCAGGAACTAACGAAGAAATTGACTGGTTATGTTAATAAGTGCTTGTTTGATGAGAAGCCGGTAAAAATCCTTGTTACTTATGACTCTTATAGGCTGGTTAAGGAGATTCTCAAGTTCAATTATAGCAATGTTGACTTCAGAGTAGTAGTGGACGAATTTCAAAGTATCTTCACCGATAGCAAGTTTAAATCCGACACAGAGATGCAATTCATGGATCACTTACAGGGCGTTAGGAAAGTATGCTATGTTAGTGCTACTCCAATGATTAAGAAATACCTCGATATGCTGGAGGAGTTTAAAGACCTTCCATACTATGAGCTAGACTGGTGTACATTAGATAAAAATAGAGTAGATCAACCAAAGCTAACTGTTAAGAACTTAGTATCGGTTTATGCAGAGGCTGGTCCAATTATTAAGTCTTATCTAGAAGGAAAGTTTGAATATAGGTATGTTAGGGATCCAGAGAGCGATAATGAGAAGGATGTTAAGAAAATAATATCAAAGGAGGCAGTGTTCTATGTCAACTCTGTTAATAACATTACTAGTATTATCAAGAGAGCAGGATTAAGTCCAGGGCAAGTAAATATCTTAGTAGCTAATACACAAGAAAACGAGAAGAAGGTGAAGAAAAGACTTGGTAGGAAGTTCGATATTGGCAGGGTTCCACTTAGGGATGAGCCTAGGAAAATGTTTACTTTCTGCACTAGAACGGTATACTTAGGTGCTGACTTCTATAGTGACAATGCTAGGAGTTTTATAATTAGTGATGCCAATATAGATACCTTAGCAGTCGACATCACTTTAGACTTACCCCAAATCTTAGGTAGACAGAGGTTAAAAGAAAACCCCTGGAAGAATGAGGCAACGCTATTCTTCAGACCAGTCTTAGATAGTAATGTAGTAGCGGAGGAGTATTTTAATAAAAAGATAGCAAAGAAGACAGAGAAGACAGTGAAGTTGTTAGGAGTATTTGATAAGAGTGACCAGAGCGAGCAGGAGGCTTTATCTGAGGTTTTTCAAGATAATGCTAAGTACGGGCATTATAAGAGGAACTATGTAGCCGTTAATCAAGTAAAGAATCCTGATGGTAGTATTAAGCTTGTACCAGTACTTAATAAACTAGTAAGAGTGGCGGAGCTTAGGTCTTATGAAATGCAGCAGGTTGATTATGCGAATCGTTTTACTGTCTTCAACGAACTAGGTAAGGTAAGTAATATTGGAGCTGCTGAGAAGTATGCCGAATTTTTTAAAGAGTATGAGGCAATGAAAGATAGGAGGCAGAGGTTGAAGTATGTATGTGAGTATTATTTCAATGGTGGCGAATTAGAGCCTCTACTTGATCTACTACCAGACAAGAGATTTAAGGAGTACTTGACTGTTCTTGGACCTGAGAAGTGTAAGGCAAAAAGTTATAGAATTACCAGCTTGAATGATACCCTAAGTGTTAATAGTTTTGATCTATCTATAGTAGAGGATAAGGTAGTGTCAACATTTGAGGTAGGTAAAGCTTATACAAAGGCAGAGATCAAATCAATACTTGCAAAGCTTTATAAAGAAATCGGCTATAAAGTAACTGCAAAGGCTAATGACCTCGAAAAATACTATAAACTGAGAAGGACGTCCGTACATGACGGTAGTAAGAGAGTAGCAGGTTTTAAATTATTAGAAAGATTAGAGGAAGGAGACAAAGAATGATTATAAACTTAACAATTCTGCAGGTAAGGTGCCCTAGTTTCTTTATAGTTGTAGATTAACTGTCTTTTTTCATATAGAGAATACAGAACATGATATTGATTCGTGTACTGTATTCTTTTTTATTCATCTTAAATTTATGTCGAAGAGTAGTTTTGCTGGTCTAATCATTTCTCATCTCAACAGTCAGGTGGGTAATGTTGGCAGCAGTTATAATAGTTCCACACCTAATATTTCCAACATTGCGATAAGTAGTGCAGTGACGGAGTACTTAGTAGGGAACGTAAAGATTTCTATTTCTTATACTGGTACTGATCCTAGTGGTAAGCCGGACATAGTTAGTGACAGTGTAGGTGTAATAGGAAACGTAGCTCCCCCTTTCGGAACTACATTAATAGATTGGTTAGAGTCATTGGAGTCTAACATAGTGAGTGGTCTTATGATTTCGAGTAGTCCTGGTCTAGTAGTGCCAGTTTCTCCTACTCCAGCATTTAGACCTGGCATAATTGTCCCCGACCTGTATAGTATGATAGGGGACGGAAATAAGTCAGCCCAGATTATTGCATGGGAGGGTATTTGTAGTAGTATCTTAGTCTGGCTTAATAGTATAATACCGCCAACCTACCCAGCAACTCATCTTAGTAGTACTGGTGTTGCGGTATGTGGAAAAGTTGTAGTAGGATGAAGAAATATTTATTAAGCACAGGTTCGAGTACTAGTAAGGTTGAATTATACATGTTAGACTTACTCAGGCTGAACATATCAATATTTAGTGGTGACATACCTAACAGTGCAGTGGGTTTTAATATCATCACATCAAATATACACAAGGACGAGCTACTAGGGGCAATTGAGTCAAGATTACAATTACTAGTAGAGAATATTAACAAGAGAATGGGTTTACCTGGTTACACTATGAAGATTGATAGTGTTGAATTAGTAGGTCCATCTAATGCTCGTGTAATGGTGAGTATTAACAGCACCAAGGACACAGTAGATATTAATTTATAGTATGAGAAATTTACAGGATTATATTAACAAGTACTACACAATTGCCCAGAACTTAGGATATACAGGTGATAGTATTGAGGTGCTTGTACAGTTATTGGCAAATGCATCATATATCAGTGAGGTAGAGAATGTTGCATACTTACAGGAATCAAGTCTTGAGAAATCTAGCCTCATTAATTCAAAGATTCAGCACTGTATGGATAATATGTACAGTGTGTTTAGAGGGTTATGTCCTAGGGTAGTTATGAAAATTCGTCCTACCTCTTACCTAACCTTGAAACCATTTGATCTTATTCAGCAGAGTTCAAGTTTCAGTGTATACTATCTTGGTTACTATAAGCTGATTCAACCTAGTTCTAATATTGTATTAAGTAGCAGTAGTAGATCTGTTAATGATAGTAATGTAATAAGTAGCAGTGTTATTAGCAGTAGTAGTGAGAATAGTGGCCAGGAAGAAAGTAGTATGAATAGGGGCGGGTCTAGTGAAGTTGATTATACTAAACTGTCAGGTCTAGATAATCTTAACACCGAAAAATACCCAGGTGAGTTTATCTATAGTGGTGTTACATTAAAGCCTAGTATTAATACTGAGTCTTATATTATCATCTGCTTAATATCCCCTACCGTACATCAAGTGGATAAGATGGTTAATACTAGAAATACATACTACATTGATTGTCCCATTGATAACTTAAGCAATGATGTACTAGTTAAGGTAAATGGTGAACAGGCTGAGGTGACTAGAAATTTTGCTGATCACATACTAAAGCCAAGTAAGTATGTATTTGATCTGACGCTTCCTAGTTTTGGTAGTAGAATATATACAGCCAATTATTTTAGTACCCTTGATAGAACAGATAGGAGTGATTCAGTGGGTATTGAGATTAACACAAGGATCAGCGCAACATATTTTGAGTGGTCTAAGCTGGAGGACTATAACCAATCAGAGCTTCGCAGACTATCTTATAAAGGTGCAGAGCTAGTTGGATTTAATGAGAACTGGCTCACGGTTAATATGTATAGTGAGTCAAGTCTAGGTAGTGGTCTTTGTTTTGTTAAGGAAGTAGGCAGGGATGATCTTAATACAATTCACTACAAGGCAAACAGAAATAGGTATGTGAATAGTATGGTACGCAGTAATAATGATATTGGTACTATCTTAGAGGAGAACTTCCCACAGTACGTAAAGAATGGAGGTACTTCTTATGTTTTCAATACGCTGGGTAATAATTCTGGTAGTGAACTTAAAATCTACTACATACCAAAAGATGAGAGTAGATTGATTCCCGATACTAGTGATGATCCAGGTAAAGGTGTTAGTAGTATTTCTGATTTTATTGAGAAGGAGCAGGCATACTATATCATTACTAAGAATATCAAAGTCGAAAAGGGAGAGAGGTATACAGCAGAGTTTAATATATCCCTAGAACTTTACAGAAACAGTACTGAGGACTTGAATGGTAGTATTGGTAGTATCTTAAAGAGTACGTATGAGAGAAAGTTTAATACTGTCTTCAATGATACAACAATAGAAGAGGTTAAGTCATTGATCAGTAAGTTTAGTAATATTAAAAGAATAAATAGTCTTGGTATTACATTCTTAGATTCTAGGGGTCAGGTAGTAGAGATATCAGATATAGATCCAATCATTTCTTACTTTGATATTACCTACAATGTCAGCACTCTCGTATCACATACACCAAGTAATTAAGGGAAGATGAAAATATATATACCAAAACACTTAAGGGAAATTAAAATCATCGAGCAGCTTTACCAGATGATGACGTCTTATGGTGAGCAGGCAGTAGATGAGATAGATTCTTTTAGTGATTTTCAATGGAGCTTAAGTAATGATCCAGTTAAGAGATTCCTAGGCTTATGTATACCGAAGAGAGATGATCAGACCAGTGAAGATTATAGTAGCAATATCAATTACCTAGCGACATTATTTTATAGTGTCAAAGGTACTTATAAGGTTTTTGATTATCTCTTGTACTATGGTGTGATTGATTCAGATAAGTCAAAGATTAACTATACAGCTAGGAGTATTAGTATTGAGATTGGTGAGATCTTGGTGGGGAAAGATTTATTCTGTAGTGCAATGGAGGATTTCTTAAAGACATTACTGTACTTTGAGTCTCTTGAAATTATAATCGATAGTGCTGGTATTAACTTAGAGGGTAGTATTGTTAATCACTTAGGTCATGGTGAAATATACTACCAGCATCATATAGCAGAGTAATTATGATAGTAGAACATAAAGATAACTTGTGTGAGCTAACTTTTGTAGTGCTTGAAAATTCTAAAGACCTAGATAAGAGTTTAGTACAAGTTCATGCAAGTAGGTCAAGCTTATTAGGGATTAGTGATTTTGCTGAGTATGGTTTAAAGTTTATTCCAAGTAAGTACAAGTTTAACAGTGATCCAGCTATTAATTACCTATCGGAGAAGTCTAGAGAGGTAGTAGGTACTAGTATAGATGACTTAGAGAAGGTAGAGGGTACATTTCTTCCAACGGGCTCAAAAGTAAGTAAGGAGGAATTGTATGGTTATTTTGGAAGTATTGACATTAATAATCAAACCTTAACAATGATCAATATTCCTAGTGGCTATGATACTGTTTACTTATATGATTCCTACCCAGACCTAACAGAACTGGAACTAGAAACGGTAGGGGGCTTAAGAAGTTTTATACTACGCTCTACATGGAAGATTTGTATTAGTCTGGATAAGGAAGAGGCACTCAGTAAGAAATTATTGTGGCTTGTATTAAGTGAGGATGGTAAGGTTAGTAATATTAACTTATCTCATCTCATGTGGTCTGGGAGTGATAATCCAGAGAGAAACTTGTGTCAGTACTTGTTGAGAAATGACAAGAAGAAAGAGATAGATCACAAGGTAGACATAGTAGGATCTCTTGGTGGAACTGATATAGTGGTAGACAAGAATAGTGATACAATCTTAGGTAACAAGAAGATTAATAAACATCCTATCTTATCATCACTCTTAGGAAGGTTTAATCATCTTAATAGGTATGAGCCAAGGAGAGTATATAAGGAGGGCAGTATCATAGAGTATAACACAAATTCACTCTATGTCGCACTAAAAGATACTAGTGATCCACCAGTATCTAACAAGCCGAGATTAGCATTGAAACTTATCTGGGCACCCCTTAAGAGAGATAAAGATATTAACTACAACCCAACTAAGTGCTATGAAACTGGCAGTGAGGTTAGGTATGAGGGAAAGTCTTGGGTACTTACTAAGAACGCTCAAGTAGTAGTAGGTGGTCAGACATATACAAGCTTACTAAGACAGAAAACACCAAGTCCTCCTAGTATAGATGGAGGTTGGATGGAGATAGTAAGTACAGTCTATAATCCAGCTTTTTCATACAGCATGCTCAGTAGGTGTAAGTATGATGGTTACTATTGGGTCTCACTAGTTGATAATAATATAGGAAACATACCAGGCATTAGTTGCGATAAGTGGATCTTAGAAGGCAGACTTAAGGATTACCACAAGAAGAAAATATCAGTGGTAGTGACTCCTGGCGATGGTGGTACAATACTAGAACAGGATTTTGAAATACAGGATGGACAGAGAACATTAAGTATACCTGTTAAGTTGGGAAACTACTGCATCGACTATGTTACCTTTGCAGACAGACACAACTACGAAAAAGAAGTAAGACTGTATGAAGGTGATAATAAGCTAGTCAATAATTTTATAGTCAACGGCTCTTCTAGTATGAGTGGTAGGTCTGGTCTATTGGATAATTATAGATTGAGCGGGTCTTATTTTGATGGGAGCCTAGTAATAAATCTGGACTTAGAAAGCAGTGCAGGGTATCATGGAATAGGTAGTGAAGAGGAATGGAAAGCAATTCAATTTACTGCCCCTGATGGTTTTGAATTATTAAGTGCAGATACAAATACTCCTAGTGTGATGGAGGTATTAGAGTCTAGTAATTATCTTATCAATGTAGTACTGAAGAGGAATAGCGTAGTACCAGTTGTAAATCTTAAAATAAATGGTACAAAGCCAAGAAGTATGTATGATAATGATTTCTATACTAAATTCAGACATCCACTAGATACCACTATGTTTGATACAATTAGAAAGAATTATAAAAGTCTTGACCCTAGTGGATATTCATTTGGTCTTATGATGGTAGATGATAAGCCTGTTGGATATGATGGAAACTTTATGGACTCCTCAGGAAATTCAACAGGTGAGAGTGCATTTGTAGTTGAGACGGGTAATAACTTCTCATTTAAACTACTAGTAGATCCGAATAAGTACGAATTTGGTAATATTGTTTCTAACTACTACGATCCATATGAGTCAGAATCTAGTATCTTACCTAAGACCAGTGAATTTATTAAGAGAAGGTTAAGCACTGAGAAATTTAGTGACCTTGAGTTTACTAGCCTTTATGTAGATGACCTGGTTGAGAAGAATGCATTTCCTATCTACACAGTGGAGCTTAATTCTAGAGTCTATACGATAAATATTGCTAAGTTTGATGGATTTGAGGTAAGTAGTTATTCAGAGTCTACAAATTATGGAGGTTCTGTTAAGTTTACTATCGCATCAGAACAGCATAAGGTACCTAAGATTAAGATACTAAAGGATGATGATACTGACTTATTATCTGGTGGTACATTAAGTCCTACACAGAATAGATTTTATATCCCAGGCACAACAGTTCCGTATGTATCTCTTAATTCATATTTAATCAAGGGAGCGGTAGACGATAATAATAAACCAATACCGGGGAGTGATTATACGGGAACACCAGGTATTAGTAAGTATGGTTCCTTAGCGGAGAAGAACTTGACAGGTAAGCACGATATCATTATCAGTTTTGAGCATCCAGCAGGTTCAGCTAGTATCTATGAAGGGAACTATAAGATTTTTATAGGATATGATAATAAATAATAAAAGTATTAAGGGAATCTACAGGTATAACTCTAACGTCGAGTTTGAACCTGGTGATTTTGTACTTGATAGTGAGGTACTCTACAAGGTACTACAGACAACTAAAGGAAACATACCACGTACTAGCCCTGATTATTTTGAAGTCTATGTAGGAAATAATTGTACAAGTCTGGAGGAGTATAAGAAAGGTGCAATGAAAAAAGATTGTGTCTTGTCTGCAGTATCTCTAGACAGTATTCTTTCTTCCTATATGTCTGGTTATAATGAACAAGGACTCATCAGTAACAGAATAACTAGCGATCTTAAGATAATTTCATCCAGCTTCGCAAGTACAGAGGATGTAAGTGCTTATACAAATCCACTCGATGCGATATTATGTAAGAGTGACTTGAATAATGCAATATTTAGTGTTGATCCTAATAGTGAAGTAGAGAAAATCTTGCCACGTACCGATGGTGAGACTGGTATTAGGTATGTACTTAGACAATATACATACATAGATTCTGATAGTGCATCTAGCGGTGATCCAAGTATTACTAGAATTCAAGAGCTTACTAAAATATCTAACTTAGCAGTAACAACCTTGTATAGGTATGTAATTAGTAGTGATGGTAGTTTCTCAATATCTGGCAGTACTACTTGGATGTCTAATGGTGTTGATCCTAATTTTCAGAAGGAGCTCAGTCAGGTAAGGGGTTATTATCTTAGCGAAATAGAGAAGTATAGAAAGCTTCAACTAGTAATGTCTAATAACTTCAGATTTAAGAGCCTAGATATTCCAAGTAATTCTAGTAGGATTGAAATACCATACGGAAAACTTAATAGCCTAGTAAAATCAGATGAGACCTTAGACGAAGTACCAACTACTTTCACTATTAGTACTGTTGATCTTCAAGGATTTCTTAGGGTTCATGATGTTACAGTGGAGCTTGGTACCTTGTTGAGAGCAAAGACAGCGGTTAGTTATAAAGTAGGTTGTTCTGATTCTGATATTGTACTAAGTGTTTCCTTCGATGACAAAAATAATAGTGTTATATTTTCATTGAGTAGTGGTAACAGTAAGGCAATATTCCAGTCTTGTTATTATCAGCAATTTGTTAAGGATATAGATAGTAATGTAATTCTTAGCAAGGGGGTAAATCAGGTTACATTGAGGCCTAGAGATTTCCCTGGCATTACTGGAATTCCGCCAATGATATACATACATAAGTCAATACAGATAGATACACTAACGGTTAAAGGAACAGAAAGTAGGAAAGATACTATCGTTGTCAATGTTAGTGATATTGCCGAAACTGTTGAGTCATCTGGTAACACCTACACAGTTAGTCTATCACCTAATTCTGACCTAGGTTGTGATCTATCGTTTTCTGATGGTTATGAGAGGCTTACAATAAGAGTGACGCCAAAGAGTAACGGTGCAGAATCAAACATTACAAAGATTACAGTACATGGCTAAGATTAAGAAAAAGCTCGACATAAGTAGTGAGGGTATTTCTGACGTATATGTGGCGGGAGATATTATTGTAGATAGTACCTCAAATGGATTACTCAGGTACGATAATTACAATAGTCCTTACCGCCCAATTACTACGTCAGAGTTATTCAATAAGCTAGGTAGTCGTGGTTGGAATATTGCGGATAGGAAATATATAGACGGTGATAGGAAGCTTAGGAGGTCAGTAGCTAGTAGTGATGATAAGATGCTAGAAACTGGTTATTACATGGTCAGCCCAGGAAAAGAAATCACCGACAGTATAAAATCAGATCTAGAGAGTTATAAAGTCGAACACTCGGACATAATACAAATGTTCAAAAATATGAAAGAAAGTAAAACTGTGTACTTGTACAATTCATCTGAGCTGGTATTTGATATCTTAAATGATTCAGTAACAATGGACTTAGTAGGACCAGATCAGTATACAAGTACATTAAGTCTTGAGAATCTATTTAAGAAGGCCTCTGTTGGTGGTATCTCTGCTAAGGTTGACTTGAGTATTAAGTATTCAAAGGGCGATCAGATATATAGTCACAACATGGTATTTGAGGCATTTAAGTTCCCAGATACACTAGAAGAGATAGTAGGATATACAGGAAATAACTTCATTAAACCAATTAATAATGAGGTTAGCGTTGAGTATATTGATAACATACTTAGAGTTATTCCTGATGATTCTGAGATTGATGAATGTGTAATTAGTAATTGTACAGTAACGTATGGAAATTTATAATACTTATATGTTAGGTGCAGGTAAGTTGGTTGACTGTGAGTATGTACTTGTATATAACACAGAATCTTTCAGTAAGAGAGCTAATGATCTGTACGTAGACGGTATCAGTATTAGCAAGTCAAATTTCTTACCCCTACTTAGCAAGACGCCAGATAAGCGAGGTATTCATGAAGCAGTTGAGAAGATACTAAAGATAAAGAATAACTCGGGTGAACTTGTATATAATGTATCAGAAGTAAATAGGTCAACAGATCCCAGTAGTAAGTATTATTCTGACTTCATAGTAAGTAACAGGAAGGATAATATTGTTGGCCCTGATGGTTTTAATGTAATTGTATATCTATGCAGTAATGGAGGATTCGAATTAGTCCCCATTGGATTTTCAACATTCTTAGAGCCACAAGGTAGTAGTGTGTTTACAGAGTCTGGTAAGTATATGATAAGGAAGAACTACTATGTTAGAAATCTTCATATCTATATTGGCTTTGACAACCAGCTCTTATTTGATACAGAAAAATTAAACCTCCTCGATAATTTAAGTAGTACTGCAAATCTAAGCAAGAGAGACTTAAGGGGAACTGAGAACTGGAACTATGCAAGTGTAAGTAGTGCGAAGGAGAAAGTAGGTCACGTAGAAAGGCCACTATATACTAACAGAATCTATAGTACTGTAAGTGGAAGAGGTCAGTATATTTTCTCCGACACTAACTCATTTATACTTGACAGAAACAATAAGGTAATCGAGAAGACCAAACTTTGCATTAATAAGAACCTGCATGTAGATAGATTCAATAACGCATTTGGTAATTATCAGCTTGGTTTCTATAAGGGTGATCCAGCATTGTATGTATGGAATATAGGAAATAACTACTCAATCTATTCACTCGCTAGAAAGAACTTAGTAGGAAATACGGTTATGTATACTAATCCAGTAAACACAGGGAGACTTATCCTTAATAGTAGTGTTTATAGACTACCGAGCTATGATATCAACTATAAAAGTAAGATTGAGTTCTTTTCTGGAAACTTAGTACAAACTGCTCACACTAACAGTGAAACTGGTGAGGTAGTGAGGAAAGTGTTTAATCTTGACTTGCAGGATAACCGGGATAATGACAATAATGCAGGGTGGATGAACTTTGGGGATGATCTTGCCTTGCTTGACCCATTAGACATCAAGAACCAAGTCAGAACTACTAAGAAACTAATATTCGCAACTAAGGAAGAGGCGGAGAAGTCAATTCCAGAGCTAACGGATATCCACTTTGATTTAGGTAGGTATAGCAGTGAGTGCAGTATTAATGTAGAGGGAAAAAGAGGTGAGTGGTTTATAATAGGTCACCCAACAATAGATATAAAGATCCTAACTAATATGACCAAGACAGTACTTATCAGGTCTAGTGAGTTAGGTGGCGTAATGTTTATAAATAATCAAGTCTTAATTATAAAGAACCCAAACCCTGATAGACTGAGCGAAATCACTTATACATTATTCGACAGTGATGGAAAGTTCATGACATCAGGAGCTAGTGATTATCTAAGTACATACTATAACAACTTAGATGCACTTAAGGAATATAAGGTACCTGGTAGGAGAAAGAGGTTGATGATAGATAATAGCATTAATTCAACTAACAGTATCTTAGACTTGCAGAGGAGTTTTTTAGCTTACTTTAGGCGAAATACTCTTCCTACTTCCTTGACGGACTTTGAGATAATTGGTGGTCTCTGTGGTCTGGTGTTCTATAGGCTTGGTAGTCTTGTAAATTATTTGTAGTATATGAAAATAAAATTTAGCGAGTCTTTCTTGAGTAGGCTTGGAACAGTGGGTATAACAATGAGCTTTAGTGAGTATAAAGTTTGTGCACTGTTGAAAAAAGACCTCCTACTTGACGTAAATTCTCAGAGACAGGTAGTATCAGGTAAGTTTAATTATATCTGGGATGATGAGAGAAAAACTATGGACCTTACTTTCCCAGGTACTAAAGAGCTGAGAAAGGAGACAGGTAGTAATCCATTTGTTATCTACTTATTTGAAGATAGCTTGTATGAAGTAGTAGAGGGCCCTGCATTAGTATTGTACGGTGAAGATAGTTCAATGCTTAACTTAACAGGTAGTGGATTGAATCATATTACAGTCAAGTTTCCTCTCACCATGCTTGCTAATATTGTAAGTAGGGTAGAAGGTAAGAATCAGAAATACCTAGAGAGTAAGTCTAATGTGGTAGGTACTAATATATTTGTAGCTGATGGTAGAGAAGATGAGCTAGTTTCTAAGAATTCATATCTAAAATACGTCAGAAATAGGATAAGTACTAATAATATTCCTACCTACCTGAATAAAGATGGTAAGAAGATATTTAGTAGTAGTTATTATAAGAGATACAAGAAAATCAATATCTACTCAAGTAACTTAGTAGGTTATAAAGATAGTGATGGTACTCAGAACTACTACCTACCTAGCACCTCTGGAACTGTTACTTTAAGTGGTGAGACTATTTATGACCTCTATGAAGTAAAGGAGGGAAAGTTTATACTACAGAAGGAGAATGTGAAAGGTGATCTAAGTAATGTAGTATTAAAAGGATTAGGTAGTATTGATCAAGAAAAATTCAAGATAGTCGATAACAGGACTATTGAGTATATTGGGGTTGAGGATTCATCTACTACTAGTTTTCAAGGGGAGCTCTATTTTAAAGATGAGATGAAAGAGGGTCTACCTGTTCCACTAGTGTCAAACAAGATTAACCTATATCAGTATTCAACATGGGGTAAACCAAGTACCACTACTAACCTGTTCGAAGATGGAAAGCAAGTATTTCTATTTGACAGTGAGGGAGATGCAGTAGGTACATCAAGAAGTGGTCTTACTAGGCATCATGAAATTGTAGTAAAGCTTAAGAAGAGAGTTGATCCGAAAAGTATTAAAATTATACCAAGTTCTCCACAGTGGAATGAATATTTCGGTACGATTATTACTAAGCTAGATGAAGAAGCTAAGAGTGGTGCACACCCTTATTCAATACAGATAAGAACTAAAGAAAAAAATACAAGCTCATCCTGGTATCCGATGTCAGGTGGTACTAGTACTTTAATGTCATGTACTATTAGTCTTGGTCCTAACAATAAGATACAGTTCTATTGTGTACAGGGGCCATCATTACCTCTTGCCATCAGAGATATCACCAGAACAGATAGCCTTGAGAAAAATAGTAAAGGTAATTTTGTAGGTCACTTAGATGGTATAATCGGAAAGAAGAAATCTGACTACTATGTAACATCTGAAAAATTAGTAGAGGGTTATAATACTTGGGTTTGTAGTTACAGTTTCTTTAATGAATCTGTTAACTTTGTAGATAGACGAAGTGGAAAGATCGAAAAAACTGTTGGTGAGCCTGGTAAGATATCAATTACTTCATACGACATGCCAAGTACAGAATCAGAGCTTGAAATAGGCAGTATTACTTTCAAGAGAGCTCCGACTAGTGGTGAGGTTGACAATACAAACTGGAGAGATGTTATGTATGCTAATGCTGGATCTTGTAAACTTGATCTGGTTATGGCGAGAGATACTTCATCTAGTTCTTATTCTACACTTACTAGCTCAACTCAGTATTTCTTAAAGGAGAGCGATAATAGTCTTAAGAGGCTCTATATGTTTGACTTTGAGGGGAAGACTTTTGAGAATACAGATAACCAAGATGTAGCAGAGCATTGGTTTGAGTTTCTAGTGGATGAATCAATACCATTGGGAAATATAATCCTAGAGAGTGGAAGGCTTGAAGAGTTTTTCAATATCAAAGTAGAGTCTCCAGTGGGGAGTACTAAGAAGGCTGGATGGTTTAGGTATAGGGTTATTATTACAGCAAAAGGTGTTAATAATTCTGACAGTAAATGGTTCCCTACTAATAGCTTAAACGAACCTGAAATAATAAAGGCGAAGATAGAATTAAAATCTGCCATTAAGGATCATAAGATAGTCGAGGAATTTTATTGCATACAGGGATTTGAGATAGACCGGATTAATGTATATGTAGAAAATAAGAAGCCAGAGTGGATAGAACTAACTGGAACTCATGGCGCAACCTCTGCAAGTAATAGTGGTCTTGACTTTGAATTCGAATCACAAGAAAAATTTGATGAGTATACTAGTAATGATAGTAACTTAGTAAAACATTCTGTTGGTGATATAATAACACTTGGTAAAATTAAGTCAGGTATTAGAAGAGTTGAAAAGTTCAAGATGTTAGTTAATACCTACAAGCCATACGACAGTGAAAATGACTATATTGATTTTAAAGCAATAAATGATACTGTAAATATCGCACTATCTAAGCCAATCGATGACTACACACATTGGAAAGAAGTAGGTATAAGAAGTGATAATAAGCTTCAGGTAGTGTCTAGTAATCCAGATAACTTATTGAATCCTGAATTTCTTGACCTAGGTGATGGAAAGTTTGTAGTATCTAATTCTAATAAAGACTTGTCGACTGCTCAGTATAAGATTGAATTGAAGAACAAAGCTAACCCTGTAAAGACACATGACATTATAAATATTTTTACAGTAGATAGGGTAAGAGATAATACTATAAAGGTAGAGGACTTACTATCAGACTGGAAATACTTGATGATGAAGAATAATGGTGTATCGACTGCTAATGTAAGGACGAGAGTAAAGTCTGAAAGTTCTGAAGATAATATTATAGTTAGGACAGACGATAATAAGTTGTGGAATGGTATTAACGTACTTCCTCTTGACTACATCGGAATCTATCGAATATTTGTTAGTTGTACAGAGGAGTTTGTCGTTACACTAAGTGGGAATGATAGCTTACACTTTATCGATGATACTAATAAGGTCTTGAAAAATACATTGAGTGTTGAATTTGATAGAACTGCACCTGGTCAATATGTTCCAGTCTACTTAGTATTTGAGGGAGGTGAGAAGAATTCATTTAGAACACCATACCAGAACTTGAAGACTGAGATCAACATATCCTACAAGAGTGATCCAACCATTAGTAAAACTGTCCAGCTTAGGAGGTATTATATAGATAGTATTCCTAGTGAAGACGGTAAGGACTTGGGATCTCTTACAAGTACAGGTGAAACACTTAAGTCTAGTATTGAATTATTTGGCGATGATCCTATTAGTAGCGCACTGATAAAGAGTGGATCAGGGAAGGATATATTCTGTACCTATAATATTGAAGAAAAGGAGTATAGTTTCAGCCTTGCATATAAGTCTAGTATTGAAACAAAGCTAAGTACGTCAGTTAGTAGTAAGTCAGTTAGAGATACGATAGTTGACTTATCAGGTTTTGTTGGTAATAAGGTAAAGGTTGGTGGCAAGTATGATGGTAGTAATAAAGGCTATCGTTATACTAAGGAAAGCGTTGTGTATGAAGAGTACCCAAGCAAGATCAATCAGTCTTATCCAATACCAGTCATAGATACTGTTAAGCTTGAACAGGTAGGCACTGGAAAGAAGGTTGAGTATAATGTGTATAATAGGTTAATAGTACCTAGAGTGTCTATATCAAATATATACTCACAGCCTAGGTATAATAATAAGATCTATGTTACACCACCAACCCAGAACCATCATAACGTACTACCAGATCAGAAGTTACTAGTTGATATTTCAGTACCTGGTCAGAGCTTTAAAGTTAGAGTATTAAGAGGTGTGGTGGGTTTTAAGTTGCCTGAAGATAATAAGGTCTACTTAAATAGGTATGACAAGGGACCTATTGAAATTCAGTATAAGGCACCAGACACTTACCAACTGACTTCTCGAGATGATGAGCACTACATAGGTACACTTGAGATAGAATCATATATCGACAAGGATAATTTTATCTTAGACAGTAATAGGAACATAAGGATAGGTAATAATTCTTATCCACAGGAGGTCGTCAATCTTATAGCAGGAACGACGAAAGAAGTGTTTGATTTATATATAGGTTTTGGGCGCAATGTTGGATCAGAGAGCAGTAGAGATTATCATACGTTTAGCCAAGAGTTTAGTGGCATTATTCCGGCGAGTGGTGGTAAGAAAACAATAGAACTAAATCCATTGTTTAAAAATACTATCATCACACAGGCACATGATAAATCTCCTTATGATGGAAAAAACATATTAAATCAAATTACAGTAGAGAGTTTATTTGGTAAGAAATTTTTGAAGGTAGATTTTGCAAGTAGGGCTAGTAGAGTTGGTTATAATAGTGGAATTGAATTAGAACCATCAAGTAGTAGTATTGAGAACTTCTGCAATTCGACCAATCTCCCAAAAATCTTAGACTTGTCAAAAGATAGAGTGCCTGATAACTTCTCCATTAGGTTTGAACCTGAGGGGAAAGAAACCGGTCAGATAGTTTATGACACAGCTCAACAAAATCCATCATTCCTACAAGAACCTTACACTCATGGTATTATTGTTTCTTATATCCCAACTAAGGAAGATGGAACTTATACAATGGATAACACAAAGTCTAGATTATTTGTAGGCTCCGAAGAAAGTAATATCCTGACAGTTAAGATAAAGAGTGATGTCGAGACCATTACTAAGAGTTTGTTTGATAATATGGGCGACTACAGTAGATACCTACTTTCAATACTGACTGCCATATATCCTATCTATGTTGCCTCTGCTGAATTACCGACAAGCACTGGTACACAGTTTGGGACACAGAGTAGTAATACATTGATTATCGAAAAGATACAATCAAGTAATGACTACCCACTATATCCTATTACTAATAGGTCGAGGGATGTAATTGGTCAGAATATCTTTAACTATTACTTCTGTACTTTGTTTGCAGGTAAGAAGGAAGATATAAAGACGATCGATTCTTTTAGGATTAGTGATGGTAAGGGTAATCAGGTCACTATTATTTTCGATGTAGATGTGAAATTGACTAAATAGTAGTTGAGAGCACGTAGAAGTCTTATATATGGACTAGAACATTGGGAAGTTTAGAGGTATAAGTGATTTACAACTAAGCTTCCCCTGTTCTTCTTTAAAATACAATCAGAACTAAAAATGAACAAAGACTATAGAATTAAAGTCTCCAGTAGTAAGTATATCGAAGAGTCTAGAGCAGTGGCAGTAATTAGACTTAACGAGAGGGGATTTTTGAAAGGTGAGGTAGTAATGCTAAACTACAAGAAGGACCCAGATAAGAAAACAGATATCGGGACTTTAGTAGCTATTGGTATTAAAGATGGAACTGGTGAGGATTGCTATAGAATAATTAGTGCAGGTGGATCTGTAGTAGTTAGAAAAGTAGTAGAATCACTCGCAGATGTTTCATCACTAGTTCATAATGAGTTATATATTTACAAAGACCCTGATAATAAGTGGTACTATGTCTACAAGCCAGAAAACGAGGCTAACAGACGAATTGAACTTATTACTGGCGGTCCTTTTATTTTCATCGACCTAGAGACCGGATATCGTTGGTTCTATAGGGATGGAAAGTGCAAGAGAGAGGATGAATTCTTCTCAACGGATAGTGTACAGACATTACTTGGTGATATCTTATCTAGGAATGATAGGCTTGAGATTACTAGTGATAGTGGTTTCTTGTTTAAAGTTGGTGATGTGAAGGATGTAAACTTAAGCATTAGAACTTTAGATCATGCTGGAAACGATATAAGTAGTAAGTGCAGCTATTCTATAGATGGACAAGAGATTACATTAAGTGGTGGAAAGTATAGGCTACAGAATCTAACTACCGACAAGGATATTGAGGTAGTAAGTAAGGTAGAGTTAGCAGAGGGAGTTTTTCAGCACATAAGAGAAAAAGTAAGTATTCGTTTCGGCTATATATTTTACTATGGACGAGTTACACCAGATTGGACACCTAGTGTAGAGAATATTAAGGGACTAGAGAAGAAAAAACTAAATAATCGTAGAAGCTTAGAATGGGTTGACATTGATATAAAGGAACTATCTAAGACTGTTTATTGTTATCCTAAGAAGTATGGTTTCTTGGATCACATCTACGATTATCATGGCATCGATTACCTAAAGGACTATATTATCTATGACAACCATTATGTAATTGATGGCGAAGAATATTTTGTATACCTAAAGAAAGAACCAATTAAGATATACGACTTCAGACAGAATTATGTATTTGGTGATTTTGATGGTATTGTTATTAATGGTGTAGGGGACGATCACTTAAACGACCTCTTAAACCATAATATCGAGGAGCAATTAAAAGACAAGCTGCTCGACTTTAAAACTAGTGGTATTGTTTATCTTGATGGAATGTTTGATGAAATTCCGACATCTGGTATGAAACAGGGAGGAATCTATTATATCAAGTCTATCAAGAAATTATATGTGGCAGATTCAGATACTAGTGGTGTTGTTAAGAATATGACGGAGAAATCTATGTACGTTAAGCTGCCTGAATATTCAACACTATTCTGGAATGGAACAGACTTGATAGACCTGGGAAAATTAAGGGTTGTCAAGATAAATGATATTAGAGAAATTTTTTAAGATATGTCAGAATTAAGAGGAACAAACATATCAGCCCCTATTGTACCTTTTACAGACCTTGATAAATACCCAACACATCAAGCAATATATGGTAAGGGTGGTCATAAAGAGGTAGACACATTAACTGACCTGGGCAATATACCTGCATTTCGACTAACAATTGGTTCAGTTTGTTATGTAAGGGAGACAGGTACTACTTATAGGTGTGTCAAGTTTAAGCACATAGATGGTACATTGTTTGAGAGTGAAGCAGACGTTGTTGAATCTGATCTTGGTAGTTGGGAAGAAATATCATCAGAGGACATAGTAGTTTCTGATAATGAGCCGGCAGTAAGAGATCAGAATAAGATTTGGTTTGATACAGGTAGCCAAGTTAGTAGGGATATTGACGCAAGTTCAGAGGAAATAGCAAGTCTTAATAAGTCAGTTGCTAGTCTCCAGAAACAGGTAGAGAGTCTGTTGAGTATCTTAAATTATGGTGTAGTAGCCGGCGATTCAAGTAATTCCTGGAGACATAAGATGATTGGTACAACAGGTCTTATTAATCCTGGAACCGGAGAGGCAGAGGGAGATACTATTAGGCCTACAACAGAAGCGCTGAAACATACAGTACCTAATATTAGTATTAAGGTAGATACTGCTCAGAATTTTAAGACTAACTACCAGAACTTAATAGATGGTGAGCTCATTTGGATAACAGACCAAGGAAAGGATAAAGAGGGTAGCTTATTTATCTACATAGGGGGTAAATTTAAACAGGTTTCTACAACTGGTGGATCAGGAGTAGTTACAAATCCTACTGAAAATAATAATATGTCAGCAGAAGAATTAAGAAAATTAATAGAGGGTGGAATCGATTTTAACTCCCTTGATTTTGTAGACCTAGCAAGTAATAAATATAGTGCCAGGGTAAATGAGAATGGCAACTTAATTATATATAGGAACGATAGACTTGACTTAGGCCAGCCAGATAGTGATAGTAAGGGTGGAAACTATGTTAGTCACTTCCTAAATATCAGCTCTGTGTTTTGCGGAGGTGATAATGATGAGCATAGTTTTATATCTTGCTCACACAATTTCGTAGAGCTAAGTAATTCATCAACCTCTGATATTAATTTAAACGGACTCTACCTTCTATATAGACCTGGTAGTACATCTAACTGGGAGTGGTTACCACTAGTAGGTACTATTAAGGCGGGGAGTACTTTCTTAGTAAGAGGTGCACAGTGCTCTAACGTAACTAACACCACTATCATTAACGTAGATTCATACGATCTTCAATGGTATAAGGGAAATACTGAGACTGGTAAGATTAATCCTGCCCGTGAATTAATTAAGTTTGATCAGACGGGTAGTACATTCTATTTGTGCTGGGGTAGTGTAGATGCTGGGGGAACAATTCAGATCTATAAGTCAGATAAGGCACTTCATCCAGTATCAGACCTATCAGATTTCTTAACCCCATATAGCAGTGATGTGATTCCAGGCTATGTTGACTCTGTTGGTATTAGAACAGGTGCAGGTGAAGGTGGTCAGAGTGTAGATATTGCTCCTACTAGTAAGATGGACAACTGCTTATTCTTTAGGTGGTACTACTTAGATCCTTCCACGCAGGCATATAAGGCGTATAGTGCTAGAAATAGTAAGGCGCTTTGGACATACATCGACTTAACTGTACATGATGATAAAACTAACGTACTTAAGTCATATTTCAAGGAGAGTGATAAAGTTAGATTCACGCCTAGGTCTTCTGCGTATGGTAAGAACTTATTTACTACCAACACTACATTTGACCCAAGCAAGCCTAATTATGTAAACTTAACATTTGGTAGACAAGCAACACATAATGAAGCAGGGAGAAAGAAAGCTAGTAGATGTCTTAACTGGATATCTGTTGGTTATTATGATGAATTTGTTGAGTATAAGAAAACAAGCAGTGCAGGTTGGACAAAGTTAAGCTCAATCACAGAGAATAGCATTAAGACTGGCGGTGATTATGCTGGAGACTCTAATGTTAAGAAATTCATCAATCAGTATAAGAGAATTAGATGGATTGCAACAAGTGGAGTAGCAGTAACAACACATAAGGTAATCATCAGAGACTTAGAGGCAGGCACTTATCAATACAGAGTAAGACGTGAAGGTGATGAGTCTTATACTAGTGATATTCTTACATTTACAGTTTACGCAGATAGTGTGATCAATGCAAGAGGTTATTCATTTATACAGGTAACAGATCAGCAAGGATTCAACTATATGGAGTACATTGCTTGGAAGAAGTCAGCTAGTTTTATTGCCGCTGAGGAGAATGAGTCACTGTTTACTATTAATACTGGTGACATTACTCAGAGTGGTAACCGTGAAAATGAGTGGCTTGATTACTATGAGGGTAGAGAAGCGCTCAGAGGTAAGGAAGAGATGTTCACAATTGGTAATAATGACTTGTGTGGTAAGAATGAATATGAGCTTGGTAATGGTATTCCTAGTTCTTATAAAATCAATCATACCAACGTTGTCTACTATTATACATTTGAACTAGATGAGAATAACCCAGCTATCTTTAAGTATAGAAATGGTGCAAGACTGTTTAACAAGAACAACACCACTAAGTATATAACAGGACTAATTGAAGATGGTCAGGTAGGTGGCAATGCATATGGTTTCGAATACTACATGCCATCTCTCTATTCATTCAACTTTGGAGATTATCACTTTGTTTCTATCAATTCAGAGTTTAGATCAAATACGGTAACAGTTTATACATCTCTTACACAGGATATTGGTAAGGAGTTTTTATCTCAGTGTCTTGGTCAACTAGAAGATTGGTTTAGAAAGGACTTGTTATTGTGGAAGGGAACAAACTTAGCAACAATTGAGGCCGATACTAATAAACAACTTCAGCCATCAGATTGTTATAAGACCATTGTATTTACCCATGAGATGCCATTTACTATCGTTACTGTTGATAAGTATAAGAGTAAGACAGATAGAGGTGGTTCAAAGTTAAATGGTGTATCTTCTAATGGTGGTAGCTTTAGGTGGTCTAGGTTATTCAAGAAGTATGGTATCCGACTTGTTATGGGTGGACACAAACATACTTATTCAATGTCAAGGCCTATCTATGATGCACCAGAGAATTATATCGTTGGTAATAGAGCTGCTAGTGGTGTTGACTTGATGAGTGGTAATGTAGAGGGCGAGACAAGTAGTAAGCCTGTTGTTCAAGTTACCTCTCTCCCAAGCGATTCTGCTACTAATACTAACCTGAGATATGAACTAGTAGGAAAAATAAATGCGCCTGTATACGTAATGTCACAGGCAACAGGTTATAAACTAGTAAGTAATCAGGAAATACCTAGTAGCACAAAAATCGCTTGGCTTCAGAAGTATTATCCAGGCAAAGAAGGAACTGGTAAAGATAAGGAAGGTATTGCACAACACTTCCCTACCTATGTTAAGTATAAACTGACTGCAACAGGTATCGAAGTTGAGTCAATTCAGATAACCGGTATTTGGGATGTAGACTTAACAGCAAATACAACTACCTATCTTTGGAATAACTGGAATGATGCAACTAGGGTAGAAGATATTAAGTCACTGGGCAAACAGTCAATAGATCTCGGTGAAGGTATCGGGACTAAATATAATATTGTATTTTAATGGGAACTATTAAGAAATATAATCGAGGCAAGAGTAAGTGGGAATCTTTTGCATCTTCAAAAGCTGACCAGATCTTAACAAGTAGTGAAAAACTTAGAGAGATCGTTAAGTCAGAAGGTGAAGAGACTGCAGAAGTGACTGACGTAGAGAATGTCCTCGAGCATATAACTGATGACATCAAAACTTTGAAGGGTAACGTCGCTTGGCTTGCCCTTCACGGTGGAGGTGGTTCAGGTAATGGTGGTAATGGAGGTGGTACTGGTGTGGATACTAGTACTGCCAAGATTATGGTTAATTCCAAGTCACAGGAGCAGGCTAGTTCAGATCCTATTATTCTCAACAGCGATGAAGGTCTTAGTATCAAAGTAATCAGTGGTACCAAGAACTGGGACATTGAGGCAACTTCTAATATCTATACGCTTAAGAGAGTGAGTGGTTCTAACGGTATGAATATCGACAGGAGTATACTGAAGAATAATAATATCGTTACTACCTTTCCATTGCTTGTAACTGCTAATAACCCTTCTACATTTACAACTATATCTTGGAGTAGCACTATATATTTCTCAAATGTTAACTTGTCTGCTAAGAAGGAACAGAAGATAACAATAGAAGATCTCAAGAAGGGTAATAGAGATTCTGAAATGTCTTTTGAGTATTCATCGGGTGTAGCAGGTGATTATAGACTTGAGATAGATGTAGTAAGAGCTAGTGGTACGAAAGATAAGTATTCATTTGATGTAATTGTTGATGAAATAGATCACAAGTATACATATAATGTTCAACTAGGTAAGGGTGGACTTGGTTTTTCAGACAATGATATCACATTAGGTAATAATACTAATGAGATTAAGGCAAGGTTAGTTAGTAAGAAGATAAGCACCTTAAGTAGCTTGCAGACTAGAACAATCTTAGTAGTGACAAGTAATAATATGACAATCTCATCAATCTTACCAACAAGGTTAGAGGATGCAGTATTGATTAACAAGGACAAGTCACTTAATGTACCTTTCACTGTCTACTACTCAAATACATCAGAGTCTTATCACTATTCTATCAAGGTATCAGGTAATGGTGGTAGTGTTAGTAAGACGCCTAGTGAAGTATTCTCATTTAATGAACTTAACAATGACAACTTCTTATCTGTTAGTTCTTTTAGTGAAGGTACAAAGCTAGAGATTAGGGTTGAAATTTGGACTGACATACACACAGAGCATATTGGAGCAACCTATTATGCAGAGGTGGGAAGACCAAACTTTACTCAGCTAGATACACCAAAGACAGGAGCACTTATTACAGATATCATTGCATTTGGTAAGTCAAGAGATAATTCTAGTATTACCTCAACTTGTAATGGTTATGTGTATAATGGCACAAAGGTTAGTGTAGAACAGTCAGCAGAGTTTGTTGATACTAATAGTTACAGTGGTGTAGTTATATCAGATACAAAACCAAGCCATATCCGTCTTCAGAATAGAGCTTACTGTAAGGTAGGTGGATGGAATTATAGCAACTTCACAGATGGTAAGTTTTACGATTTTATTAAGTCTGGTACTAGTAAAGAATTTACAATCAACCTGTGTTATAAGGCTGACTACCACCCAGATGATGACAGAGTAGTACTTCAACTAGGTAAGGTAGCACAAGATGGTACGTTGTTGTCTGGTATCTTACTTAGAGTACATGACCTTGAGATTAAGTCTGGCGGTACATCTAGTTCTTCACACACTATTAACTTACAGGATGATGAGATAGTAGACCTTGTTATTTCATATAAGAATGGACGAGTACTTGTCTATATAAATGGTGTTATTGAAAGCGCTGCTGTTGTCTCAGACTTCATAGGCGATTGGGCAAAAGAGAATATCTTACTCGGCTGCTCTAAGAAGGGATCTAGTTATAGTTCTTTTGCAGATATTAATGTCTATAGGTTGATGGTGTATACTACTACATTGACTGACTATGATATCTTGTTCAACTACTTAAACAATATGTCCCTTTCTCATTATGTAATCGATGCGGATGGTAAGGGAACACCAGATAATAGATACATTGAAGAAGGTCTCGCTAGAAATTTCATCGAGTACAACCTAGATACAAACAAGCCAGGTAAATCTTGGTTATGGAATAATACAGGTGTTGGTTCATATAATGTATCTAACTTTATCGCAGTTAATGGTGGTCTTAGACCTGCCGGAGAGTTGAGTAGTTATTCTATCCCTATTCCTATTATTTTCTTAGATGTAACAGGAGAGGATAGTTGGACATGGGATAATTTTACAAGTCCTAAGCGAAAAGATAGTAACTCTCTTCCTAGCGTTTCTGCAACTATACAATACTACGATGGAAAGAGTGGTATAATGTGTGGTGATAGAGATAAACCAATGACAGCGACGGTATCAATACAGGGTACCTCAACGTTGGCAGATAATATCAAGAACCTTAATATTCAGTTCGATGAAGGTACTGTATTTATTCCTAGAGAGTCTTGGTTACCAGAGCAGAAGTATACACTGAAGGCTGATATCGTAGATTCAAGTCACTCAATAAATGCAGCTGTTGGTAAGTTTGTGAATGAGGAACTTGGATATGATGACGTAACAAAGGCATCAAAGTATCTACCGTTCAATGAAAATGTACTAAAAGCATTTAATGAATCTTGGTATAAGAAAGAGTTTAAAAAGGCAACACTTAAACATGCGGTTGAGGGTTTCCCAGTATTTACGATTCTGAGAACTAAAGATAAGAATACTGTGAATGGTACAAGTATTCACTCACTTGGTATCTATCAGTTTATCTTAGGTCGTGATGCACATAGAAATCTCGGCTATAAGGTAATTAACTCCATCAAAAAGACAAAAAATGGTTCAACAACTTTAATTGATAAGCTTGAAGTAGGTAGTACTTTCCCATACTTTGAGACAGGTTGTACTTATAATGAGACAAGAATTGGTGGTTACTGGATTGAGGCTAAGGATAATTTTGGTTTCGGCGGTACAAGATCAGATGGTACTAATGCAGTAGAAGGTGGTGCACAGCTTGATTACATAGATGGAAGTGAACAGTACCTAAGAGATAAATTATATGGTGCATTGTTCTGGCAGAATGATCCTAACTTCAATGATATTAACATGGAATTGAATATTAAGGAGCCATACGAAGGACAACCAGAGGATCAAGTAGCAACCAAGCCTAGTGAAGTACAGAGATTTAATAAGCTAGCAGAGGAGATTATTAAATTAGATGCAGTCAAGAAGAGATATAGTAATGACGCAGCTAATATTAACAAGGATTTCTTCGCAGACTCTTATGATAAGTACGAATATATACGAGCAGTAGTACCAGGATCAACGAGTGAGTCTTATGTATGGAGAAAGGTAGAAGGTCAAGAGAATAGGTTTGCACAGAATGATGACGACATAGATATTACTAATTACCTGAACTTAGATTCTGCGTATAAGTATTTCAGTATTGCTAACTTATTTGGCTTACTTGATAACTTCCAGAAAAACATGCCTCTTAAGTGGTTTGGTAGGTATAATGAAGTAAACAAGAGTGACCCAAATAATCAGGCTGTCTTAGGTATTTATGACTGTGATACTGGACTTGGTGGAAACAATCAGGCGGCTATTGCAGTGTCAGAGGATTTGTGGTTCTCCCCTTTATCTAATGGTGGGGACGGCTATGGTGTAACGGATAAAATAGACGGTCAAAATAGCGTCGTCTTAGGTTTTGCGAATAAACTTTGGATGTCATTATTTGGTAAGAAAGCAATTCATCAAGCACCAGGTGCAGGACAGAGTTATACGAAGTCAATTTATTCTGATGCATGGTGTAAACTTCGCAATCTTCTCGACGCAAAGATGAAGACCGTGATTAATCCGAATACTAGAAAGCAGTATACAAGTCTAGCAGATTACTTCATTGATCAGTATTTCATTCCTCAGACAGAAGGTTGTGGCGAGTTACTGTTTAATCTTACATACAACGCTAAGTACTTACAGGATTATAGGAATGAGAGCGGTACACCTATTAATCAGTTGAACAAATTGAATGGTAGAAGAATCATTCAGGCTCGTAAGTGGTTAAGAAAGCATATTGTCTTCCTTGATAGCGTATTCGAATGGCTTAAGATGGAAAATAGTACAAATGCAGAGACTACTAATTTGGCATCTGATTTTTATGGTATTTCAACGGTGAAGATTAATTCAAGTAATGCAGTAAAGTCTATGCCAATTAAGGTAGAAGCTCCTGTTATTATGTCATCAAACGTAGCAGGTAGTAAAACAATCTCATCTTTCTGTAGGCCTGAAAAGTATGGTGACTCGTTTGTATATTTCGGTGATGGTACTAGTGGAACAGATAACGCTAAGGTACATACACTCGATTTTTCAAATACTATCTTGTCAATTGGTAATGGAAGTACCTCACTAACTACTGCAAATGTTGGTGGTATAACAGGTAGTCTTATGAAATATACTAACTTAAACTTGAGCGGTGCACAGGGATTTAATCAGGACAATCCAATTAACTTAGGTAAGTTGTTTGCTGATAATGTAGATGTTGCTGAGCTTAGGGAGATTAACTTGTCAAATACTAACTTCTTGAGCACCTTAGCAACAAAGAACTTTAACCTCAACTTTAATATCTTAGATAGTAACTCTAATACTACTAATGAGACTAAGTTCCAGAAGCTACAGAAGATTGATATTAGTAATAGTTGTGTAACCTCTGTATCACTGCCTAATGTATCACTAAGTTCATTAAAGGTAATGAGGTCTAGAATTAACAATCTTACCCTAAATACTCAGAACTTCTTAAATACAATTGACTTAACTGGATGTAGAGATCTGACAGTAGTATCAATAAAGAACTGTAGTAACTTTGAGACACTGAAGCTCGATAGTACACAACCAAGTCTTAGGTCTGTTGATATCGTAAACTGTCCAAAGTTCACAAGGTTTGAGTGTGTTGATAATAATAGAGTAAGAGAGATCACACTGTCACTGGAAAATCTAGAAACTGTTACTATAACTGGATGTAGAAACTTAAGAGTCCTGAATCTGGCTGGTAGTAAGAAAATAAAGAACTTAGATCTTCATGACTGTATTAATCTTGAGTATATCATCTTTAGTGGTAGACCTGATGAGGCAAGCTATTCAACCGAGAACTTAGATCTTCCTGAAAAAGAGGCACCTAATTGGGGAGATTATGATGATAGCGGATTTCCAGGTGCTAAGTATGATGGCCCAAGTGAAGATGGCCCAGGTGTAGCGGGACTTTACTTAGATAAGAATTCATTTGTATTTGATGCAGATAGTTCTAGTAATTATAATGATAGTATCTTAAAAAGTCCAGTTAACATGCTCCCATCTGATTATGACACTGTAAATATTTGGGGTGCACATAAGGACGATAAATTTCCAGACTTAGTTAATCTCAATCTTAGAAATACTGGGGTTAGGTTTGTAGTGTATGGTACTTCATTTAACAAGAACTACTTAGATCTTAGTCGTTTCACCAATCCTAACTTAGAGGTTGACTTGAGACAGATGAAAAACTTAAGTGAGGTTAAGTTTGCAAATGATGAAGAGAATCCAGTAAAACTAAGCTTAAACTTTGATGGTTGTTTAAACCTTTCTAGAGTATATGGTCACGTAGTAGTCAAGACAGGTCAAATGTTCAATAGTTGTAAGCGTTTTACAGTTCATGGATACGACATGTCTAGAAATACATACGGTGCTGTAACGGAGAGTAGTAGGGTTAAGTTGCCATATGAGGTAGATAGATCTAATCTTACTAAGCTAAGTGATCCTGATTTTTCAAACTACTCATTGAGGTTCCAGGAAGAGACGGCTCAGACTCCACTAGTAACTAATATGGACTTTAATGCATCTGATATATCTGATAGCTTTAGGTCTACTGCCATCACTACGTTTGATGTTTACTATGTACTTACTGCACTTGGTTATTCAGGAAGACCAAGGAGACTAGGTGTTGGAGAGCAGGTTGTTAATATTACAAAGATTGATAACTTATTTAGTGATTGTAGTAGGAATGACCTATTTTCTTGGGTTAACCCTCCAAACAGATATATGTTTAGTTGGGCAAGGAATGTGGTAAGTGCTCGATTTACTTTCTCATTTTCAGGTACAGAGGGCATTCCATTTAAACTTCTCTCACCTTATGTAGTAAATGGTGAGATACTGAAGGATAATGGTTTGTTTAGCCCATTGACAGATCTGAAGAATATGGAAGGTATGTGGGCGAATACTCCTATAGTAGTGGATAGGTACTTGTTTAGAAGAAAAACTGGTAACTATAAAATTCAGAACATTAACCACTTCTTCCCTGATGTAATCCTAAACAAGCTTGATGAGACAACTGAGGCGGCTATTGTTAGTAAGGGTGTTGTAGAAACTATTAAGGATCAGAAGAATAAGTTCCCAAGTAAGTCTGTAGTTGATATAGCAAATGAGCTTTATGGTAACTTAACTGACTTCTTCAAGAACTTACCTAATGTTTATTCATCTTCTTACTTAGATAGTAAGGGCTCAACTGTTTATGCCGGTAGTGGATGTATCTTCCATTCTGGTAATTCTTATATCAACTTCAACACTCTCAGAATTCCAGAGGGACTTACATACTTAGTTAGTAGTTTTAACTGTGCATATGGTTCTGGTACTATTAATCCTAGAACATTATTTGCCAGCCCATCTAGTGTAACTGGTATTAAGAAGTCATTTATAGTTGGTAATAGTTTAGACGTTGCAGGTGAGGAAGTCAAGGTTAAACTACCAATTAGTCAAGATACTTTTAATGGTTTCTCTAACTTAGTGAGTCTTGGTTATAATACTACACAGGAGTACTACATACCTAGCAATGGTAAGTTGTTCTTTATTGACTACAAGGGTAAAGAGATAATGGGTTCTTACTTAACATCCTTCTGTGGAGCTGGTTATAATAAATATATTGTTGGTGATAAGTTCCCATACGGAATTGTTAGTAGTTGTCCTAATCTTAAGATGTTTGCAGGTTTCTTCTCTGATGTAGAGGCACCTAATTTCTTAGATGATTATATTCCAGAACTACCAGGTAAAAATATGTTTGCTGGTAATAAGCTACTTGAAAATGTAGTAGGTTTATTCTATAATGCTAAGTTTAAGTACAAGCTGAAGGGTGAGTGCTTTGAACAGAATACAAACTTAAAGGATGTATCTTACTTGTTCGGCGCTAATCCTGATAGAGTGAACTACCTAACACAGACTAGCGTTCCAAACAAGCTACTATATCATGGCAAGACTGTTGTATCTAAGAACTTGAGAGGACTTAGTAGTGATGCAAGTATTAGTTCTTCTTATCTGGATGATTCTAGCACAAGATATAGAATTGCACTGTATGGAGACTTACCTAGATCACTGACCGGAAAGTTTGTAGATAGTAATGCGATCAGTATTGGTAGTAAGAAGTGGATAAATGTAGCTAGTCAATTCAGTAATCAACCAAGAAAGTCTGAATCTAACTCTATCAACTTGGAAATTAGTAGAAAGGGTGAGACTTATCAGGGTATTAGAGATATACAAGAGACTAAGTTCTACATTTTCGACACTGCAACTAAGTCACTGAAAGATGTAACTAGTAACTATACCGACGTTGATAGTAGAAGCATTAGAGTTTACATTGAATTACCAACAGGAGAAGATGTTAGTGGTGATGAACTAATAACGGATCTCAAGGTATGGCAATCTAATGTAGTATATGCAGTAAGAAGCTTATCTGGTGAGTTTAGTTTCTATAGATCTAGTGAATTATCTGAAGGTAGTAAGGTGGATCCAGTGAGAGATGGTTATGTTAAGGAAGTGTCTATTTCATATGACTTAGTAAATAAGAACATAGAACACGCAGACTACCTATTTAGACATGCGAATCTAGAGGCATATGAATCACCTACTGTCAGAGAGAATAATCAAGACTATATGCCTTTTAGCTGGTATTTTGATAATGACAATAACTTAGTACCAATTACCAGGAACGATAAAAAGTATACTGAGATTTGGACATTTGATGGAGATTGGTCAAAGTCAGAAGCAAAGTCTAGAGGTACGGCAGGTGTTGAGAATCTTGATGACAATAACACTCAGACACCAGGACTACTATACTCTTATACACTAGCTACTGGAGTTAAACAGAAGTTAGGCAATGAGAATGGTCCTGAGGTTTCTGGTACTGTTAGGTATTGTTGTTCACCTGACTTGTTAAGATACTGTAACCCTAACTGTTCTATATCTTACCTGTTTGCTGATTGTGGTAGACAGGAAAATAATGATAAGTATGATGGTGGTGATAGTGTTGCAACTTACTCTAGATATGGACTAAGAGGACGTATTCCACCATACCTATTGAAACCATTAGAGAAAGGTACTAGTGTAAACTTAAGTGGTATGTTTAGGAATTGTAAGCTCTTATCCTACTATACAGTTGAGGGAGGAACTTCATACGTAGTACCTCTTAACCTCTTCAAGTACTGTCCTAATGTATCTAGCTTGCATGAAACCTTTAGTGGTATTGTACTTCCGTTAGGTGGAACTATTGATAATATTTTCGATAAGATAAATAATTCAACCTTGAGTGACGTATCTTATGTATTCTATCGCCCTGTGTTCCATGGTAGCACTGAAAGTAAATTCCAAGTTAGTAATACTTTTGCTAAATTCACAAACCTTTCTAACATTGGTAGTGCATTTAGAGCTTGTAAGGAGTTCACAGGTGATAGGGGAACAGAATTACCATTCCAGTACGTTAGCTTTAATAATATATTTAACAGTAAGTACAGGGATGTATCAGTAGGTGATGGTGAAGAGTTTAACTATGTATTCGCAGGCTATAGTTTTGGTCCTGGTGGTAATGAACGTTATTATGTAGACCATGAAAATCCTCATACCTTACCAGATGCACAGAACTATTTATTAAGAGAAGTACGTTAATTAAATATTATATCTTGCTTAGTATTGGGTAGAAATACCTGATACTAGGTGAGGTATTATTAATAGAAGATAATAATATGTCAGCACATATTGGAACAAATTTTACACTAGAGTCAAGGGAGTTTCTAGATAGTAGACAAGGATTGGCACTAACAAAGGCAGACCTACTCAATTGGAAGACACCTGTTCCTGAAGGTTTTAGAGTCTGCTTAGATGGAAAGTGGTACTATCATGATTCCAAAGTAGACCTAGTGGATACAGGACATTGGGTACCTTGTGTTGTAGATAGTGTAGATGGGGAAATATACGAAGGTCAAACCGTATCAGCTAAGGCAGTAAAGGAGTTAGGTTTTACTAGTAATAAGACAGTAGGTTCTTTAAGGGGTGAAATGGAAACGTTAAGGACTTTGATAGACCCACTAATAATCAAACCTTCTACTAAAATTATCACTTCTGCCAGTTCAGGGAGACAGTTAGTAAATGAAACGTTAGACTACGACCTAATCGGTAAGAGTGTTGGACCATGGGATGTAAATAAACCGTTTGATCTGAACGGTGATGGTATTATCGACGAAAAAGATAAGACGCTTTGGAACAAGTTTTTTGATAGGTATGACAAAATAGACAGTGATAGTAGCTATTACTCTACATCAAATCCAAGTACTCTAACCTATGAAGTCGGTCACTTAGTTAGACCTGAATTCTCTTTAAGTATTATTAGAAAATTAAGTAATAATAGCGTAAATGTCGACAATCTAAGGGTTGAAATACAAACGAGCAAGCCATGTAGTTTCATCTACTTAGGTAATTCATACCAAGGAACTGACCTAGTCACAAGTAATACGCCCGATGATTTCAACGTCTATTGTAGATCACGAGCAGGGTTAAATCCCCTCAGTTGTAGTATTACCTATAAGTTTAGGTATCGTAAATTTGTAGGTGCATCAAACTTACTTAACTTAAGTGGAACTATTAAGAGCAGTCAATTAGAAGGTAAGTTAACGTCTAGCTTTGTTGAATCTGGTACACTTGATAAGACTGTATTTAATTGTAGCGGTGGTAAGTATCCATATATTATTATCCCTACGCAATACTATAACCCAGCTAACAAAATGTATGTTGGTGGTTTCTTAAATACAGACTTAGTAGTAGAGGATGTTAATATAGAAAACAAGGTGGGCATAGTAGTACCATATAAAGTAATTAGAGCAAGACTAAAGCAGACAGGTAGTTCAATTCCAGTACAAATAACAGCACAGTAAAAATTATGGTAAAGGTCTTATTAGATTGTGGACACGGTAGTAATGTTGCAGGTAAGTGTAGTCCTGATAATCGACTTAGAGAATATAGGTGGGTTAGAGAATTAGCAAGTCTTATCGAAGCTAGGTTTGATCAATTAGGTATAGTACATCAAAGAACTGTTACTGATGATATTGAGCCAGGTCTTAAATCTAGGTGTAAGGTGGCAAACAATGAACACAAGAAGGGAAAGTGTATCCTAGTATCTCTTCATTGTAACGCAGCAGGAAATAATCGTACATGGAACACTGCTAGAGGTTGGTCCGTCTTTGTTGCTGGAAATTCTGGCGGACTTAGTAAGACACTTGCAGTAAACTTGGCAGAAGCAGCACTTAAGAGAGATCTGAAAGTTAGGACGCCAGATCCACAGCACTTATATTGGACCGCAGATTTAGCAGTATGTAAGAGTACGGCTTGTCCTGCAGTATTAGTAGAAAATATGTTCCAAGATAATAAGGAAGATTTAGAATTCCTACTGAGCACGAGAGGTAAGAATGTCCTGTGTGAAGTAATAGTTGAGGGTGTCTGTAATTATCTAGGGATTGAGTATAAATAAAAAGAAAACATAAGATGGCAAGTATTCATAAAGTAGTAAATGGTGATGAACTCGTATACCCAGCAACAATAACAGATGCAGTTGGTCATAAAGAGACACGTACACCATTATCTGACTTAATTAATTATTACAATGCTGACTTAATCTGGCCAAGAAATAACGGGCCATACCACAATCTAGGTGAACTTATTACTAAGCTGTATGATGCCCTAGATAGTAAGCACAGGATTAGTGGAGTACAGTTGGGATTTCTAAGTACACCAGATAATCCAATGTCAGGGCCTGTCTATAAGAGGTACGAATATTTTGGTGGTGAGTCAGGTGAAAAGTTTAAACAGACCCGATACTGGAGAAGAGTAGATAGTGGTGTACTTGATGATATTGATAGAGTATTGAATCCTATTAAAGTATCAGTAACAGGCTCTCCCTCTATCGTTGGTGTTAGTAATGACCAAGTAACAGTAAATCTTAGGGTGAGTGTCACAAAGGGTGGTGCACCTTATGATCTTAGTACAGAAGATAGTATTATTTGTGACGTAGAGGGTAATCAACTTACGGATCTATCTTTTAGTAGGCCAGTACAAGACCAATTCACACCGAGAACAAGTGGTAATAGAGAGTATAATTTCTTATTAATGTTAGGTGGAAAAGATTACACTGCTACATATACAGTTAGAGTAGTACACCCTTGTTATTATGGAATCTTAGCTGACGGTGACCCTATTCCTACTACAACAACTGGATTAACAAAGGTATTAAATCCATCTAAGGGTTATACTTGGAGTGGTATCAATATGGTCAATAGTAGAACTTGCTATATGTACCCAAAAGATTTCGGCAAGTTAACTACAATCAAGGATGCTAACAATTTCGAGTACATAAATTCATATACATTAACAGAAAGAACTATCAATGGTGTAAACTACTATATCTACACCTTGACCGATCCCGTTACGATTACTAATTTCAATCAGTCATTCGGTTAATGTTGATATAACATATAAATTACAGTATGCTAAATATAGGTGATAACTTTAATTACCAAGGTAGAAAACCTAACTTTGCAAGAGATTCGTTTGATACCCTGGAAGAAATGAAATCCTACCCAGATACTAGTGTTGATCATGGCCACGTATCATTTTGTAAGGAGGATGGTAAGCTCTATCAGTTCCTCACTACAAATCAGGTATCAACAGAGACAGGTAAGTGGAGGAGACTGGTTGATTCTATATTAGACGCAAACTCTGAAAATCCAGTTCAAAATAAAGCGATTGTAGAGAGAATTAAACAGCTTGAACAATCGATAGATACTAGAATTAATGAACTAGGTGATACACTTGGTCTTGAGAGTATGGGTGCTATCATTGCCGCTGGTATGGTTGATCTTAATAGAAATATGGATGAACTAGAAGAGGCAGTCAGTGAAGCTCTTAACAGTCTAAAGGCAAGTAGTATCAATATTGAAGGTATAAAGATAAATGGGCACTCACTAACCGACAATGTAGTACTGAATAAGAATGATCTCGGCCTAGAGAATGTAGATAATACTAGTGACCTTGATAAACCGCTCTCAACACGTACACAACTTGCATTATCGGGGAAAGTAGATAAGAGTACAACAGTCAACGGTCATCCACTAGTAGGAAATGTAGATCTAACTAAGTCTGATATTGGCTTAGGTAATGTTGATAATACAAGTGACCTTGATAAACCAATATCTACTAGTACTCAGAATGCACTCGACGATAAGGTTAGTAAGGTGCCAGGTAAAGATCTTGTTGAGGAAAGTGAAATAGCTAAGCTGAAGAGTTATGAAAGCTATGAACTACTAAATAAAAGATTAACATCCGCACAAACAACAGCTACTAATGCATCGAACGGAATTAGCGCCGTTAAGTCTGGTCTGGATCAAATTACGCCGATTGTAGAAAACTTAAAAACACAGGGCGACTTAATAGACCAAAATATTCTCGGCGCATTTAGACCCGTTCCGAATATAGCTAGTAGAAATAACATACCACAGAGCTTTAAGGAGATTGGTACTGTCGTTTATGTAGTAGATGACCCTAGTGAAATCCATACCTATCAGTGGAATGGTGGTGAGTGGATTCCTTATGATTTCGGCGGCGGTATTAAGAAGATTGATCGTGTTGCTGACTTAAAAACAAATAAGGCAATACAAGCACAAGGATCAGTTGTCTATGTTAAGGAGGACGATGCAATCTACTACAAAAATGACTCCAATGGCTGGACTTGTTTAACTGGTCAAGGAAGTGGTATAGTAGTAAGTGCGAAAGAGCCTGAGGATGTAAATTCACTTTGGGTAGATACAACTGATAATCAGTACGACACAAATACTGCACTTGTATATAGTATTCAGAAAGCAGTATATGAACTCCAGAAACAGGTTAAGGTATTGATGAACATTAGATCCTTTGGTGCAGTCAGTGGTAGTATTACTGATGGTACAAGGACTGAACTGGCAAATACAACAAACCCACTAATGCCGGGTTACATCAATGAGCTTGTTAAGGAAGAGGTACTAACAAAAGAGCAGTTAGAAGATATTAAGAATAGTGCTGAAGTAGAACCAAAGTATGCAACGGCCAAAGAACCAACTGTAAATCACATTAGTATCAAAATGGGTACGTGGGAACAGATGGATACGGGAAGAAAGAACTTTATCCCAGGTGAGCTTATTTGGTGTACAGACAGAACTAAACTATATATATTTACAGAAAAAGGAAAACTAATACCTATCGGAAGTGGTTCATCTATTGGCGGTGGTAGTAGTGAAGATAATAACGAAACAACGGATATGGATCAAGATACAGTAAATAGCCTGATTGATAGTAAGCTGAAGAAAGTTGATTCAATCGGCTTTGTACCAGTGGGATCAGAAGAGGCTAAGTATACAGTCAAAGTTAATGCAGAGGGTAAGCTACAAGTATATGATAACAGCCTTGATAATAGACAGCCAGAATTACAGAGCAACTATTACTATGATGGTGCAGTTGCTAAGGTAGGTATTGTAATTAATTCTTTCTATCTGGGTGGCTCCGGTAGTAATGCAGGAGACCCACTTAGAGGACCACACGATTATCAGCCTTGTTCACATAATTTCGTAGAACTAGGTAACCCATACGCAACAGAAGATACAGGTTCTGGTGAGGATATTAACTTAAATGGTTTCTATCTTCTCTATATGGGATCTAATAAGGTATGGAAGAAACTTAAACTGTGGGGTAAGATTCCAGCAGGCGGTACTTTCTTGATTAGGGGTGCACAATGTTCAGTAATGGATGTAAACACGACTGCCTTGAAAGTTAAGACCTACGATATGGAGTGGAAAGAGGATAATGGTGAACTGATTAAGTTTGACCAATCATCTGCCGTATTCTACTTATGTTGGGCGCCTGATGATGAGCACTTCTATAACATTGATGGTACACAGTCTGAAATCCCATCATCTACTACTAGTCCTGTTGATGTAGCGGCAAGTAATTGTGCTAAGGGTTTCATTGATCTCGCTAGTTTTAATAATAGTGCGATCTGTGAAAAAGCAACTTATATCTTACCAGCGGGACGTAGTGCAAGTGAAGTAGTATTTAGAAGATGGTATATGCTTGACCCTACCACACAGTCTAATCCAAGAGAGGGTGTTGGTAGTTTCAATAATAATAAATTCCTTGCATCATCTTATATCAGTGGTGCAAATATAGGCGGACGAGTAGAAGACTTTACACCTCGCGCATCATTTGAGGGTAAATCTATTGCAACATCACGTACACTCTTTAGCACTGATCATCCAAGTACCTTAACCTGTACTTTCGGAATTCAGGCAACAGCGGGTACAAACGGCGCGACTAGATGTTTTTGTTGGAACTCTGTGGATTATCATGATGAATTTCTTTGGTATCGTAAGAAGGGTACGAATAGTTGGACGAAGGTAGAATCAATTAAACCAGGCGCCGTATATTCCGCTGCAACAACTCCTAATACTTCACCAATCTTATACGGAGAACATAAGAGCTTATATGATAGAGTTAGATGGGAGTCAGCTTATGGACAGTCCCTCACAACACATAGGGTAATTATATCTGGGCTTCAACCTGGCGAGTATGAATATAAGGTAGTTAGAAGTAAGACTGATGATAGTGAAGGTGTATATCAGAGTAAGGTAAGGAAGTTTACTGTTATATCTGATGCACAAGCTGGAACATTTAATTTCTTGCAGGTAACCGATCAACAAGGTGCTAGTTGGGAAGAGTATGAAGTATGGAATCTCTCTGCTAAGTTTATTAAGAAAGAAGAGACTGCTGGTAGATTTGGTAAGTTCAATTTCGTAATCAACACAGGAGATATCTGTTATAATGGTAGTAGATCTAATGAGTGGATTGACTACTTTGATGGGTATGAGCCAATTGATGATAGAGAGGAAATGTTAACTATCGGAAATAATGACCTTGCACCTATATCAATGAGAGATATTGGAAATGGTAAAGAGTCACCTTGGAAGATTAATACTTATGTGATCGACTACTTCTATACTTTTGAGATAGATCATAGAAATCCGCAAGTCTTTACAGGTCCGTCAGCAAAAGATGAAGGTCAGCAGGTTTCATTTAAGATGCCATCACTGTATTCTTTCAATTATGGTAAATTCCACTTCATATCACTCTTATCAGAAACACGTACAATCTCTAATAAGGTAACATATGATTCAACCGGTAAAGAAAAAGCTAAGAAATTCGACAAGAGTACAGTCAATGCCATCTACGGTATCAAAGATGAACTTAGAGAAGGTGGAAAAAATAAAAATGCTTCTAAGATTTATGACATCGAAGAAGAATGGATAATCAAGGACCTACTGACTTGGAAGGGGGTTGCAATACCAAGTAACTTTGATTTCAGACAGGAGAGGTTTAATCCTGCCCTAGTCGGTAAGTGTAATAAGTGCATTGTCTTTACTCATGAGATGCCGTTCAATATTACATCAAATTCTGCCTATAAGAACTATGATAATAATATTGCAGCTCCTCGTGAAACAGCTAAGGCATACTTGAATCGTTATCACAACTACGAGTATCAGAGAGTATTTAAGCTTTGGGGTATTCCGTTGGTAATGGGAGGTCATAAACATACTTGCGCTATTACTGCACCTGTATATGATGCACCACTTACATACAATCCACTAACTAAGAAAATTGATGGAAGTACTAGCAGTGTTGATGATATCTTAACTGATGACCCAAAGACTGGTATGTTTAGTACTGTTGCATCATTTAAACCTTTCATGCAATTAACAGTAGAAGAGTTTAATGGTAGGTGGTCAGAACTATCAAACTGGTGTGATGAAGTTTATAATAACTCAAGCACTGCACTTACTATTGATGGTTCTAGTGTAGCAGCTAAGAGTTTTGTACGAGGTAGAGCAATTAATAATAAGGCTAGATGTAGAATTGAAGTAGTAGATAATATTAATGCACCTAGTTATGTAATGTGTCAAGCAACTGGATTCAAGAATAAATCTAATTCCGACCTAGCAGGTGATTATATACCTTGGGAGAGATTCTACGTAAAAGCATCTAATCTAAAAGAGCAGAGTTATCCGTTCTATACAGTCTATGAGGTAACAGATGGTGAAATCAAGTCTTACATGTATCAGATCAGAGGTATGTATGATGCAGGTAGTGAGAAGGGATCACCAGCGGGATATTGGGACCTTGCGAAGATCTATACACATGGCGATACAGTCAAGGAGAATAGAGACTACTTCGTTAATTCAGCCCTAAGTTCAAACCTCTATAATACTGGTGGAACGATTATAAAACTATAATTATTATATGGCAATTGTAAGAAAATATAATAAGACTACTAAGAAATGGGAGCCAGTAGCGTCTAGTGATGCTACTGGTATCTATACAAACAACCCTATCTTAGCAGACAATAAAGGAACAATATCCATAGAAGATTCACTTGTCAAGGATAGGCAGGATATTGAGATACTAAAGAAGAATGTATCTTGGCTTGCTAGACATGGTGGCTCAGGTGGATGGGGTAATGGTGGAGGTGGTAGCAATAATACTGTAGAGGTGTTAATACTAGATCCTTTTAATAGAACCGACCCCGTATCAGAAATAATCTGGAATAAAGAAATTAACCAGATCTACTATAAAGTCGACTCTAAAGCAGCCGGCAAGTATACAGTGATCGTAAGGGTTGATGGTAAGGCAGTATTCCAGGAGACAGGAGTAAAGAAAGGAACTGTTAAGTCATTTGATGCTAGCTTACTTGGTGTATCTAAGAGTGATGTCGTCTTACAGGTATCCGCACTTGATGAGTCTGAGTCTGAATTTTCTGCAAGATGCGATATAAAAATTTCATCAATTACTTTAAATAGTAGTTCAGTCAATATCACACAGAAGACACTTAGAGAGACAGATGCAAAACTACAGATGTCTTACAGAGTTTCTATATCAGGTGACTATAGACTCTACTTTGCTAAATCTGTTATTACACTACAAGATGGAGTATTTAAGGCAGATGGTAAAGACTTAGGTGAGGCAGGACAATATATAGAGCTCCTAGGAATTGATACCACTGCTTCCTTTATCGACATTCCAATCTCAGATGTACATGGAAACGGTAAGACAAAGCTAGTTGATAAGAATGCAATGCCAGGATCTTACCCAATCTATTTCCTCTTAGCTAATACGAGAAATAATAGAGTATCATCAGGTAGTGTAGTAAGTATTATTAATGTAGTAGTAACGGATGGTATCTTAGTAACACCAGTAACAGGTATTGATCCACTATCACCTATATCAATTTCACAGGATAGTATTTTCAACTTACAATTTACAACAATTAGTGAGAATACTAGTACCTATAATTATGAGATTAAGTGCGGATCTACTACTCTTGCTAGTGATAGAAACTTGATCTATGGTAACCAAGTAACAGTACCAATTAACCTCGCACAGTTTCCAATCTTTAATACGTACGGAAAGTTTACTATTGAGATTATTGCTAACCAAGGAACAATTAGGGACGTAGGTAGGGTTTATATATCAGTAATTGAACCTAACACTAGACCAGTTAAGGCATACATGAATGACCTTAATAAGTATCTAGTCTATGATTATACATTCTGGGGAGAGGCTGGTACAAGAGCGGTCAGTTCAAAGAATATAACATACAGGAATGAAAACTTTAGTACTAGTGGTAGAAGTAAGACCTTTAGAATTCCAGAGAGTAGCTTAGATCTTTATAATGTAGGATCTGATTCAGGTATTCAGAGTGATTATAAAGGTGCATATACTTTTACACACACAGCATACGGAGTACTAACTAAGAGCGGTGTTACATCTTGGTTTCCTAGTTCAGAAAGTGATGTGAACTGTGCGGTAACTTCTAATAGTTATACATTCACAGTACAGATTGCTTATCACATAGGTAAAGATCCAGACGATAATGCGGTGATCTATAAACTTGGTGACTATAACCCAAAAGATCAGACTGGTGCAGGTATCTTAATTACACCTAGAAAATATTATGTCAAAGTAGAAGGTGTAACACTAGTAGGATCATTGCAGGATAATAGTTTCCAGCAAGTTGATATAGTACTAACAAGACCTGGACAGAATGGAGTAGCTTATGCAACTCTATCTGTATATCAGAATGGTATTATCTTACAGTCAATAGAGATTAATACAAGTAGGGGACTTATCTACAACATGGGTAACATTAGTAGAGCGTTTCTTGCTTGTTCTGGTACTAGTGATGATAATGGTAGAACTGTTGTAAATAATAGTACTACAATCCATGTCTACTCAACAAGGTTCTTCAACATAGCACTTAACACAGGTCAGATTGTATGTAGCTATATCAATAACTACATGAACTTTAAGAGAAATGAAGATGGTAGTTTAAATAGTGGACTCGTATCTCAGCTCTTAAGAAATAATAGTATTAGAACCGATGAAGAGGTAACAGGTGAGGCTGGAGCAATTGATACTAGCGCAATCAGTTCAATCTATAACTTAAGGACGGGCGAATTTAAGAACCTGGCAAGTATTAGTGGTACCTCTATTGTCTTAGATAGTGCACTTACTGAACTACCTATCCCTATTGTTACTATGTCTGTAAATTGGACCTACTCACAATTCTCAAGTACTTCTAATGGTGGACTTGATGTAAGTAGTAGTTCTAACTTTGAGTATAAGATAGGCACAACTAGTATCAAAAGTTCACAGGTAACAATTGAGCTGCAAGGTACTACATCTATGAACTATAACATCAAGAACCTTAAGATTACATTCGAAGGTAATCAGATGTTTTCGCCAAAGTCAGATTGGTTCCCTGAAAAATCATTTACACTTAAGGCTGATGTAGTGGACTCTGGACATATTAATAATGCTGTGATTGGTAAGTTTATTAATGAGACTTTTAATGATCCAACTAATAATCTAATCAATATTGCAGACTGTTACCCAGCGAAGTCTAAGGTAGATGCATTGAAGGCTAGTGGTAGTCTTCCGCCAGATGTCACCGTAAAACCAACAATCGAGGGTTTCCCAGTATTGTTGATTGTTAACTTTAAATCTGAGACTGGTGATAGTAGAGATATTAGGGTTCTTGGTATTTACTCTTTTAACTTAGGTCGTGAGTCTGAATATAACCAAGGATATAAAGTTCCTAAGTATCTGAAGAATCCATACGGTGATGTATTGGCGGGAAAAGATGTAACATTCCCTAACCTCTTCAGCCAACCAAGTGAATCAGAGCTAGATAATACAATCAATGCAGTGGTCTATGAAGGTGAAAGATCTCAGAATTGTACCACTGTTAAGGTAGAAGTATTTGAAGATAGAGATACTGAAGATGCATACGACTACTCTATTATTAAAATAGGTAGGGATAAGTATAGTAGATTTCCAGCCAACATAGTAAGAGATTCAACAGGCTTCATAAAATATAATGGCGTTTTCTTAGAGGATGAAGATGGACAACAGATTAAGTGGGCACCTTCTAATCTCAGGAAATTTAAGTTCTTGGAGGATGGTTATTTCTGGTCTAATGATGCAACGTACGTAGATAAGCTGTGGAAAAGAGTATATGCAGAAAATACAGACGAAGCAACAAAGGCATTCAGAAACTTACACAACACAATTGCCTCTAAGATGGAGTATATCAATGGTTCCGCTAAGAGAGCATATAATACATCTTACAATAAGTACATAATCTCTAGTAGTGAGGGAGAAAGTATTACCACAACAAGAGATAGCCAGGGTACAACGATTACCATGACAAGACCTCAAGCAAAAGAAGGTATTGACTTGAGCGTTAAGAATACAGCTTTCTATTATGTTATCTGTATGTTGTTTGGACTTGTTGACTCCCTAGGTAAGAACTTGCAATTTAAGTTTTGGTTACCTAAGAATGGAAGTCCTGGTGGTAAGTATTGGACACCTTCTTTCTATGATATGGATACTGCACTTGGACTTGGTAATGCTGGTGCGGAGGAAGTAACAACAACAGCCTTAGAAAATTCAATCACTAACGGGCCAGATAATAAGGTAATGTTACTATACGGTATTGCTGAGCAGACAGATAATACAGTCTTTACAGTATATAGTAATAAGCTCTGGGGTTGTATTGAGTCAGAGATTTTCTTCGATACTTACTTCAATGATTATAAGAGTACAGGTGATTATCATTTCTATTCTATCATGTGGAGCGATCTTAGGTCAACAGTGCTTAAGAGTGTTGATGAGTTCTTTGAAAAACACTTCACAACACAGCTAAGTAAATGTGGTGAGCTGATCTTTAACTACGACTATAACGTTAAGTATATTAAGACAGCACAGAGAAACTACTTGCATGGTACTCGAATGTCATTTATTAAGAACTGGTTAGATGAGCGTGTTACATTCTTGGATAGTGTGTTCGGTTATAGGGCTGGTCTTAGTAATGAAGCATCGTACCTGGTGGATAATAACATTGACACTTACAACATATCATGGAAGAATAGTATTAGTGTTACTCATGATTCAGGTTCCATCACTATGCCTGTGACGGTAAACTCTCCTGTTATCATGAAGTCTAATATTGGTAATAAGTCAGTATCATACACCTACGTAAAAGATGGCAAGGAGACTGATATTATTGTTGCTGATAGTAAAGACACACCAGATATTCAGACATACATTAATAACTCAGATAAGATTACATCATTGTCTGACTTGAAGAGTATTAAGATAAACAGCTTAACACCAACAGTTTCATCAGTAGTAAAAAATAAAGATGGTAGTCCTGTATATACTCCGAATATGGGTAATATCTACAGTAACTATGGATCTTTATCGTCACTAAAAGAGTTGAACTTGAGTGGTATTACAACTTTTACATCCTCATTCAATATCTTCGAACTTCTTAAGACATTCGATAGTTCAGGTTATAAAGTGAATCCTGAATACTTTGCACTACAGACCCTTAATTTTAGTGGTTTTAAGTCAGGGGGTATTCAATCTGTGGACTTAAGTGGTACAACTCAGGTAGCTAGTGATATTGTGCCTGATGTATACAAGAACCCATTTAAGAATATTACATACTTGAATGTTAGTGAGTCTGATATCAACAATGTAATTATACCTGTGGGAGTTTCTTTGTACTACTTGAATGTTAGTAATAGTTCTGTGCAAACTCTGACGCTTGAAAAACAGCCGCTCTTAACTAATATTGACTTAAGAAACTGTAAAGTACTTAATACACTTGCGGTTACTAATTGTGAAAATATTAGAACCGTAAAGCTAGACTACACAAACAGATCAATCAAGCAGGTAGTAATATCAGGTATGTCAAACTTAGAGACGGTAGAACTAATCTCTAACGATAACTGGTCTTACTTACCAAAGATTAACATTAATAGTTGTCCAAAGCTTAAGAAGATTGTAATATCCGGCTGTAGGTCTGCGTCATTAGGTAGCACAGGAGCAAGTACTATTTCACTCAATGACTTACCAGAACTTGATACACTCTCAATATCAGATAGTAATTACACTGAGATTAATACAGGTAACTCTAAACTTACCTCACTCAGAACACTTAGTCTTGATGGTACTACTATAAAGACGTTGAGAACACAAGACTCAAGTAACAGTAATGGTATTGACTTGAAGGGTTATAGACTTGATTCATTCAGTATCAGTAGTAATCCATCCCTTGAGTATGTTGTGTTTGATAATATCCAAGATCAACCAACACCACTTAAGACAAAGTCATTCTATGAGTGTAGTAGCCTGAAGAGAGTATATGGTAATTTCACACTGATGGGATCACTTGTATTCTCTAGGTGTCCTCTATTTACAATACATGGGGGTAGGTATAATGGAACTAATGTAGTTAATCAGTTTGGAAGATACATACACCCAATAGAGAGTGATAGAATCTATAAGAATGATAATTTCATATTCCAAGAGGGTAATAGTGTAACTAACCTAAAACTTGTGGCTACCGATGTTAACTCTTGCTTCTCTTATTCAGGAGTTGACTTGTTTGATATCTACTACGCACTTTATAGTATAGGACCAGACGTAAGGAGTATTGATTCGCTGTTCTTTAGTTGTGGTGATATTGGATTTGCTGGTGATGGTTGGAAGAGTGATACGAACGATAACTCACTGAACAGGCATACGTTCGATAAGTGCGTAAATATCACAAACATAAATGGTCTATTCTACGGTACTAATATATCTGGTAGGCTCTATTCTCCATCTGTTGTAAGAACTGGTGGTACTGAAGTCATTAAGGAAGATGGATTGTTTAGCCCTCTCAGAAAGCTAACTCAATTCATTAATGTAATCAATAGTAAGGTGTACTTTGATAGATACTTGTTTAGGGTTCCAGAGGGTAGTAGTAAGTTTGAAATAACTAACCTACACAACTTCTCAACCAGTATAGTATTTAATGATATCAATACGCTTACATTCAGTACTTTTGACAGCATCACTAAGAACTACAAGAATGGACTGAATAAGATTGGTAACTTAGATGGAATGTACTCAGATCTACCTAAGCTGACTAGAATATCACACTCACTGAATACAAACTATATAAATTACGACAACATAACAGAAGAGCTAGGTATTTTCCCAGCATCTCTAGTTAATATTGTAAATACTTGCATTAGTGATAGTGGTTCTGGTAAGATGAATCTAGATAAGATTTTTAAAGACCCAAGGAAACTAGAAAACATATCAAGTTCTTTTATCGTTAGTAACTTAGGTGCAGGTGATGAGCAAGTAAAACTAGAGCTCACTGATAATACACTAAAGGACTTTGATTCACTTAAGACTATTGCATTTGAGACTGGTAACTATAATGATTATTCAAGTGGTTATCATTCATTTACAGGTGCAGGACTTAAGAAATACTCAATCGGTGGTTTCCCTTATAGGATACTTCAGAATTGTAAGAATCATAGTAAGATCACAATGTTGGTCAGCTTGTTCAGAGGTATGTCGGTGGAAAATATAACTGGTGATGCTATTGAACTACCAGGGTCTACTTTTGCTGGGTGTACAGAACTCAGAAATATCAGTTACTGTTTCTATGATTTCAAAACTCCTTATAGGCTGACGAATGTAAATGAGCCATCGAAGAGAGGCCTACCAGAGCCTTTTGCGGACTGTATTAACCTATCTTGTGTTGCTTATACATTCTCAAGTACAACAGGAGGTACTTTTCATAAGCTAGTTGGAATGATACCAGCCAGACTATTCTATCATGGTGACATCAACTATACAATTAGGTCAACAGGTTCAGATCATACTAAGACTGTAGACATCGATAGTAAGGAAGGTAGTAAGGCAGTTAAGACAGTGATTAGTACGGATGAAACTGCTAATACTAGAACCACTACTAAGATTGTATATAATAGATTCTCAGAGATTCCTAACAATACAAATCAAGTAGTGATCGATCCAACAACTGTCATAACAACAACAGTACAGGTAGATAACACTCAGACTGAACAGAATATCTCTAGAAATACTACAACTTCTAAGATACCTGACCTAGCTGAGAATACACATACATTCAGTAAGGTTGTTAAAATACCAAGGCAGACAATAGAAATCATGAGAGGTTGTTTCCAGAATTGTAATGCAGAGGAATATGATTACCTCTTCACAACAGACACAGGAAGCACCTACTTTGATATGCCTGACTATAACATCGACTATCAACCTTTCAAGTATGTCCTGATTAATAATACATGGTCAGAGGTAAAACCAAATAAAGACCTCTATACTTACATGTGGAAATGGTCAGGAAGAGCTAATAGGTATGACGATTATGTAGTACTTTGCAATCAGATGTATACAAGGCTACTAAGGTTCGAGAGTGTTGGTGGTACTGAGTTTGAATATAACATAGATTGGTTGGATGATGTAGTACTTGACCCATCCAAGACAGTAGATACATTAACAACATCTAGTACTTTCGAAGGTGTTAGTTGTTCTTATTCAGGTGGTTTTGCATTTGCGCCAGACTTGCTTAGGTATTGTACTGCTAATGTTGATGTAGTTGACTTATTCAGAGATTGTGGACCTACTAGACAATCATTCGGTAATCAAGCACAGTATAGAATAAGTAGGATCTATGGACTACAAGGACGAATTCCACCTTACATGTTTAAGCCAACACCAAACATAGGAGATATGACCAGGATGTTCATGAATTGTAAGATGCTCGGTTATTATATATCAAAGAATGGGGTAATAAAGGGATACAGTGTAACTATCCCACCAAGCCTGTTCAAGTATATAAAGACAAATAGACTCTACATGAATGATATGTTTAATAGTTGTATGTGGCCTAATAATCTGACCTTGAATGTTATGAACTTTAATGTGCCTAAGATTGACTTGTATATACAGGGAATGTTCAGGTTCGGTATGTTTAGGGGAATCTCAAACCTAACTGATGTCTTTAATCAATCAAACATCTATATACAGAAGATGGAAAGTTGCTTTAGGCTCAGTACGTGGAATCCAGATACAGGTTCTTATAATAATGGTGTTGATAGAAACTTGAAGGTGACATTCAATAATATGTTTAGTAGGAACAACTGGAATAAGACCGACAGTATTGATGAAAACGGTAATGCAAGTAGGAGCTCAGATTGGTATGTATTTGATGGTTTCGCTAAGATGAATGAAGTACCCAACAGATTCTTAAGCAAGGAACTCTCAAGTGAACCAATTAAGGCGAACTATAGGCAGTATGGTGAATAAATTATAATATATGGTGTGTAGGGTAGGTATAATACTCTGCACACTGTATAATAAAAACAATTAACAATAATAATATGCTAGGTATAGGCGATAATTTTGACTATCAAGGTAAGAAGCCTAATTTTGCTAGAGATTGTTTTAGCACGTTGGAAAAGATGAAATCCTACCCAGAGACAAGTATTGATCCGGGACATATTTCATTTTGTGGTGAGGATGGAAAATTATACCAGTACTTGCCAGACAACGAAATAAATGAGGTTACCGGCAAGTGGAGAAGATTAGTCGACTCTATCCTGGATGCGAACTCTGAAAATCCGGTTCAAAATAAAGTAGTAGTCAAGAGATGTGAGGACTTAGAAAAATTAATCGCAGGGAGTGCAGAAAAAGTAAAAGGTGATATTGACCTGGATATTGAAACTATGGGTGGTATTATCGCGGCGGGAATGGTCGATCTTAATAGAAATATGGATGAACTAGAAGAAGCCGTTAGTGAAGCCCTCAATAGCTTAAACGCAGGTCATGTCAGCTTAGAAGAAATAAAAGTAAATGGTCACCCTATTACGTCAAGTGTAAACCTGAACAGTACAGATATTGGACTTGGTAATGTTGATAATACACGAGACTTAGATAAACCAATTTCGACCAGAGTATCCGCCGCGCTCAATGAAAAAGTAGATAAAAGTATTAAGGTAAATAATAAATCGCTAGCACAAGATGTAGTAATAGAAAAAAGTGATATTGGCCTGGGAAGAGTTGATAATACTGGGGATATGGAAAAACCCGTATCAAATGCCGTACAACAAGCACTTGATGATAAGGTGAGTAAGGTGCCTGGTAAAGATCTAGTTGAGGATGCGGATATTGCTAAACTAAAACAACTACGCACCAGAGAGGAACTTGATGAACTAGTTAAGACTGTACTGCAAACTCTAAAGACAGTGGGTGAAACACATACAGCAAGAAAAGATAACCCACATAATGTAACGAAAGATCAAGTAGGGCTGGGTAGTGTAGACGATACAAGTGACCTAGATAAACCGGTATCACGCGCAGTACAGGAAGCACTAGATAAAAAAGTAAACATCGAAGACCTAAATAACATCCACAATAGACTCAATGAGCTAGAAAGTAAATTTCAGTCACTTAACGTTAAGGTAGGTAAAATAGAGCCAATTACGAAAGCTTTGGAGGATTTAGTAGCGCAAGAAAATTCTTATGGTGTTAGAATTAGTTATGATTTTTCCCATGGATCTCTTGTAAAATGCACAGCTATTGGAAATCCTAATCTTCACAAAACATTACCTATACAGAATAATATAAGACCTTGCATACTAAATGATGAAGGAAAAGTTGTAAAATACTTACCTATTACATCAGGATGGGCAGAATCAGATATAAACGGTAATTTGGGACAAGTTATGGTAGAAATCCCTGAATTTTGGTATAAACTAGAACAAACTCAGGTAGAAATGGCTATTCTAATAAGTGAGAAAAAACTACCTGGGTTCAAGAGGAGAGCGCTGTCTTATATATCTGCCTACAATGCAACAGTAGATAGGAATCTTGACTTAGACAATAACAATAATGTAAGAAGAGGCTTATGTTCTGTGTGTAGTAGTGACCCAAGATATGAGGGAGGACTCAAGAATATAGAAAAATTTAAGCAGATGTATGAAGTATTTCAAGTATATGATAGGAATGGTAGAAGAGATGACAAAAATGTCTATAAGCAGACGCCCCTAGGTAAGTCTTTTATGAGTTTTTATATTGCCGGGTCTGATAGTAATAAAGGTTCGAATATGTTCAGCTTAACTACCAATGACAAGTGGCACCCTCTTGATTACTCAATGTATCTCTCTATCTTCTTTTTATACGTAACAGAATTTAAGAATATAGATCTTATAAAATCACTTAATAGACAAGATTGGAGAGAATCTTTCTACATTATTCCTGAGTCTGAAATGGAAAGCGAAAGTTATAATCTTCCTTTTATTATTTCACCTAAATACATCGGAGACACTAACTCAATTGGTGGTGGTTCTGGGGTAGTACAAAAATATTATGGATACAATAGTTATGTAAGCATCAGGTATAGGGGTATTGAAAATTTGGTTGGTGACGTTCCTTACGCAATGCTAGGAATCGATTTCAGTAGTAGTGGCGATTCGGGAGCATCTATTGAGGTTACTATGCCAGACCTTACAAAAGAGATAATTAGTTATTCAGAAACTCCATATTATGGATATACTAATTACGGGTCCTTCTTGAACCAACTCAATAAGGGAATTATAGGAATACCTACTGATACTACAAAATCTACTAATAACATATCAAGTACGTCTGGGTTCAAATCTACGTATAACCGTTACAATTTTGGTAAGTTCGATAATACGTTTTTTGCAGCCTTTGGTACAGTTAATAGGAATTATGGAAAGACGTTCAACTATATTGTAAGGTGCGAACCTAGTTATCTTACTATTGGAGTAACTAGCAATAGTTTTCCTATACATTTAGGAACTAGACTTTGTTATTATCCAGAGGCAGGTAATACTAACCCAGCATAAATTTAAAATCACTATGAAATATAATATAGATTACTCAACAACTACACACCCAGAGTTACTCCTTGTTGGTTCTCAGGGTAATATTAATATTTGGAGAGTCTACTTTGATGAAGAGAGGAAGGTTGATACTTATAGGGATGGTGATAATTCTTATAGTATTGAGACCTACAAAGCTAAGTATATAGAAGCTAACAAAACCAAATCTGAGGAAGTAACTGCCCTACAACTTATCAAAGAAGCAAAAATATCTGACCTTGAATCTTTTGATAGTAGTGATAATATTAACTGCTTCTACCTAAATAGTATGCCTGTTTGGTTAGATAAGGAGACAAGAGTAGGAGTTATGAATAGTACTAGAATTCAGAAAGATATGGGTTATCAGAATACTACTTTCTGGATTGGTACATTTAAGATTGAGATTCCTTGTGACTTAGCGATACAACTACTAAGCGCTATTGAAGTATATGCAATGAACTGTTTTAATAAGACGGCGGAGCATAAAAAGACAATAGGTGAGCTTACATCAATCAGTGAGGTAGTTAAGTATGATTTTGAAAAGGGATATCCGGATAAATTAAATATAACTGTATGATACTATCTTGGATATCGTTTATAATACTTCTTACGTATATTCTCTGGACAACTACTAAGTACGGTATTCCAGAGTCATTATCACAAACATACTATCACATACCGAGGGGGTTCATCTTTACACTCACTATCTGGATCTGTAACTTCCTAATCGTTCCGCAGGCTATGGATATGACTGGAGACCTTAAGATTATTCCATTCTTAGGTATTCTTGGTTCATTGCTAGTAGGAGCCGCGCCGAGAGTAAGAGATGAAGATAGAACAGTACATAACATAGGGGCCATTGTCAGTGCAGTATTTTCTCAGATCTTCGTGGCAGTCTATGGTAACCCTTGGAGTATGTTAGCTTGGATTCCGGCGCTTTTCTTACTAGCGGTGTCTATTAAGTTTGACCCACGTGAATTAAGAAGACCAGGATTAGAAGCTAAGATAGATACAGTCAGATTCGTTTTTTGGTGTGAGATGGTATGCTACTTTACATTATATACTAGCTTATTAGGAGGTGGAGTATGAGAAATTTAAAAACATTCAGGACTAAAGCGGAATATGATCAGGCACTAGCAGAGGGACTAATACCTAACCCTTGTGTATCAGTAGTGGAAGGAAAAGTCTACTACTACCCTGACATAGAAACGCCAACCCCTAGTGATGCTGAACTACGAATGAAAAACCAAGTCCTAGATGTAAATGAGACTGGACGAGTGGAGGCAGAAAAAGCTAGGGAGAAAAAAGAAAAAGATAGACAAGCAGCCGAATTACTCAGAGTGCAGGCAGAGGAAGATAGAAAAACAGCGGAGATCGAAAGAACCACTAAATATACACAGTGGGATCAAGCAGAACAGGGCAGAGCTAGTTCCGAAACACAAAGGGCAGCTGAGTATGAGACGCTGAAGAATAAACTAACAAGCGCCGCAGGTAGTGTAGAAGAAATTAGAGATCACCTTCCTTATGTCGGGACTGATAACTATGTATACGAATGGAACACAGCGCAGTCTAGATTCGATAAGACAGAGAAGTACGTAAGAGGTGAACAAGGTGAGAGTGGAAAGCTTGTGAAGGTAGTGAAAAACGCAGGGACAGACTTGAATGTAACAATAGAGTCTGGTACTTTCACAGAGTGGACAGGTGAACTTAGTGGAAACTTGATAATAACACTGGGACAAGGTAGTGGCGAATATGTGAACGAATATGCAGTGAGATTTACAACAGGCAACGTAGTACCACAAATCAATTTCCCAAGTAGCGTTAAAGTACCTAGGACATTCATTATCTTACCTAATCACATCTATACCTGCACAATAGTTGATGGCGTGTTAGAGTTCGGAGGACAGTCAAGATGAGCTTAATAAGTAGATTACATAATATTCTAGAGGGTAGGCCGAAGGATCAATATGTAGAGCTCAAGACGACTACTCCCATGGACGAGCTTCGAAGAGTGGCTAACCTTGAACACTTATCACTTGATAGACTGAAGTTTGTAGAAAGGCTTGAGGATGGAGAATATGGATTACTAGATATGGAAGAGAATATATTTTATAGGACCGCTAAAGATGTAGAGAGAGGATTCGAAACATACAACGGCACAATAATGGCATTTGAAGACCCTGAGGTAAAAAAATGGTTAGTTGCCAATATAGGCGGTGAACGAGGAATTACTAATAGTACTTATGGTAAGGTAGGTGTAAGTGGTATAGCAGGAGAGGTAACCTACGAACAAGCACTTGCAACTAGGTATATAAATTTTGAAAGGAATAAAAGTATAAGAAGGTTTAATGAATTAATATACTTTAAGAATCTGAATGATATATCTTTCAGAGAAAGTACCATCGAGGAATTATCACTACCCTACATGTCAATTATAAGTGACCTATGTTTTTACAGCTGTACTAGATTGAAAAAATTAACAACTAAGTACGGACTCGATATAAAAGGTACTAACACCCTAAGAAATTGCTCGCTTTTATCAGACCTAGACACAAGTAAGTGGAATCTAAGTAACTTAAGTAATGGTACTAATATGTTCTTTGGTTGTTCCTCCTTACAAACACTAGATA